ATGGGCTTGTAGCTCAGGTGGTTAGAGCGCACGCCTGATAAGCGTGAGGTCGGAGGTTCGAGTCCTCTCAAGCCCACCAGAGGGAAGTTTTTTGGTTCTTCTCGGTTATATTAGATGAATGATTATACTTGTTAAAAACCAGTTTATAGGTTTGGTTTAGATTACCATTTTCTTTCTCTTTATACAACGAAAATGGTAATGGTGCGTGACGCCGCGCTCCCTCAATGCTTCGTAAGAAGAAGTGCGAATTATGGTCCCATCTACTAATTGGTTTAGGTAATCAGCCTCTCAAGCTGAAAATGTGAGTTCAAATCTCGCTGGGATCACCAATATGGGTCAGTAACCTAGCGGCGAGGGTAGCGGACTGTAACTCCGTGACTTATGAAACATCGTTGGTTCGAATCCAACCTGACCCACCATTAACAATAGGAAACACATACATAGTTGAAAAGGAGAAGATATTATGAAGCAGGTTCACGGTACTTTCAATTCTTTCGTTGCAATGGCTGCGGCAATGGGTGTTAAGGCTCCTAAGATCAAGGAAAAGGAGTTTAAGTGCCCGAATTGCGGAGGTAAGATGCAGCGCGTCGGCAATTCCAATGTGTTTGTTTGTCCTTTTGATAAGCTGGAGGACAATGAGCTGCACGGCAAGCCGGTGCAGGTATTCAGCAAGTGCGGCAAGTTTATCCTTGCTGATTAAGATATAGACCTGAGCAGGTCATAAAACTGCTCTATATGCCTCGATAGCTCATCTGGTAGAGCGGAAGACTGAAGATCTTCGCGTGGGTGGTTCAAGTCCATCTCGGGGCACCATTGCGGAGTAGAGAAACGGTTATCTCACTACCCTCATAAGGTAGAAACAGGTGGTTCGACTCCACCCTCCGCAACCATAATTAAGACTCCCGCAGCGATACATTTTCAAATATTTGAGCGATGAATTTTGATTTGGAGTCTTGTTTGAATAATTTAATAAGGAGGTTTAATATGATGGATATTGATGATTTAATCTTTGCAGATGAAGAACCAAGAGTAAGTGAAAAGTAAACACTTTCTCTCTTGATGGAAAGCTACTTAGTTTATACTAACGGGTCACAAGTCCCTAAAGCTGAGTGCATCAAGACGCTTGTAATTGAAGATAGCGTCTTGTTATTTGGAGAAGTGGCAGAGCGGTTGAATGCGGCACCCCGCTAAGGTGTTGATCGCTTTAATGCGATCCGGAGGTTCAAATCCTCTCTTCTCCGCCAGTAACTTTTATCATTTTAGCTTTCAATAAAGGAAATAACTGATGTGAAAAGCATCTTGTCTTGCTGACGTGACAATAAACTCTGAACGGTAATACCGTGCCTGCGGGTGTAAAGTCAGATAAGTAGGGGATACTTGAGGAGTAGTTATAGGTGAAGCCCCACCTCCACCTTCCTCATTATAATAAAGACACTTACAGCAAACTTGCTTAAAAGCAATTAGCTCAGTTGGTTAGAGCATTAAAGTTTATTTTAATTATGGGTTGGTTCGATTCCAACATTCGCTTCAAAAGGGTGTCTTGATATGCTGGCGTAGCTCAGTTGGTAGAGCGCTTCACTTGTAATGAAGATGTCGCAGGTTCGACTCCTGTCGCCAGCTCCATATGTCCCTTTAGCTTAGTTGGATAAAGCGTACGGCTACGAACCGTAAGACCGGGAGTTCGAATCTCTCAAGGGATGCCATGTGGCTGTAGCTCAGGTGGTTAGAGCACTTGATTGTGGCTCAAGTTGTCGTGGATTCAAATTCCACCAGTCACCCCATGAGACCCAAACAGCGATTTTCAATCATATGTTTTTGGTACATACAAGATGAAAGGGGTCTAGAAATGAATAAGAAGACTTATAAGCAAGCTATGAAGAGGACTGGCGATGAACTACAAGAGTGGCTTCAGTTCAAGCGTCGAGGATCTTCTGTACAAGCTAAGAAGGGCAAGGGATCGTATTCCCGCAAACAAAAGCATAAAGATAAGGAGTGGTAATTATGGCTCGTTCATATCGGAAACAACCGGTTTGGAAGGATCATAACCGTGGCATGAAGAAGATTGCTAATCGTAAAGTGCGGCGGGCGCTTAATAGAAACATTAACCTCGACTTATCGAATTCTGCTTACAAGAAATATACTTGTCAGTGGGATATTTGTGATTATTGCTCTCTTGTTCCAAGTTCTTTTGAACAGTTCTATCATATCTCTGTTAATAGATGGAAAGAACGTAAAAGCTATTGGTTCTGGAAAGATGAACCAAGTCCTACGAGAGAAGAAGCCTACAGAGATTGGCTTAAATATCGAATGAAATAAGTGCTATTAGCTCAGTTGGACAGAGCATCGGTCTTCTAAACCGAGGGTCATTGGTTCGAGTCCAATATAGCATACCATTAAGACTCTAACAGCAATTCTTTAGCTTATTGAGCATCTAACCGTTAATTAGACTATAATAGAGTCTTGATAATAAGCAGAGATGGCCGAGCGGTGTTAAGCGTAGTAACTATTGTTAAGAAGTGGTGATTTCTTTGTATGACGTACTGACAATCTCAGATTACATTCTTAGACGCTGTTCTGACGAAGGGCACACTGTTAGTAATCTGAAGCTACAGAAATTACTGTACTTTGTTCAGGCTGAATTCCTTGTTACAACTGGAAAACCATGTTTCCGAGAAAAAATTGTCGCTTGGGATTTTGGACCAGTAATTCCTGAAGTATATCGCAAGTTTTGCATTTTTGGTTCTGCTCATATTCCGGTATCCGCAGTCGCGAATCCGATATTATCTAAGGGAACCAAAGAACTTATTGATGGTATTGTATTCACTTGCTTACCATTTAGTTCGTCACAGCTCGTTGAAATCACTCAGCATCAGACTCCGTGGCTCAACGCTTATATTAAAGGCTATGGCAGCGAGATCACAAATGAGTCAATTCTCAATTTCTTCGCAGAATAATATGCTCAGTCGGTAGAGCGTTCGATTGATAATCGAAAGGTCGTAAGTTCAAGTCTTATCTGGACTACCATTTGGGAATATTTCTTTAATTTAATTATCTGCTTCTTTATAAATACTGAGGAAGGTGATAAAATGAAGATTTATAATCCAACTAACTATTCTTATATCACTGTTGTAGAAATCCCTAAGACAGAGATTTCAAAGTTTGATATGGCATTATGTCAATAGCCACGTTAGACTTTGAAAGCCTATTATGATAGCTGTACTGTTAAGCCTTCTATTATTTCAAATGGTGGTTTCTTTAACATGAGTAATGGTTCAACTATTTTGAATTATTCTGATGAAGGAAAAATCATTAGCTCTAATTCTTCTTATAAAGAAGGGTTTGGAACTATAAATGGAGAGCTAAGATACGGTGTAATTGGTCAAGAGAAGTTTGAAGACTTCGTAAGTGGTTATCCAGTTTTGATTAAGGCTGGCGCCGCAGTTCCTATTACTATTGCTTCTGAGATTAACTATAAAGCTAGAAGAACTGTTTTAGCTTATAATAAAGAGAATATCTTTATTGTGGCTATTGAATCTCCAGGTATGAACTTCTCGCAAATGCAATCTTTCTTGCAGACTCTCAAGGTTGATTATGCTATTAACCTTGATGGAGGCGGAAGTACCAAGGTATTACATGATGGTAAGTGTATCACAAAAGCACTTACTAATCGTCCTGTTGATAATGTAATGGCTGTTTATTTAAAGCCAAAAGTTATTTATAGAGTATAGCTTGGTGCATTTAGCAAGAAAGCTAATGCAAACGCATTTTTGGCTAAGATTAAAGTTCTTCCAGACACAATCAATGCAGGATATAAAAACGCTTATGTCCGCAAGGTTGGTAGTTATTGGAAGGTACAAGTTGGTGCGTTTTCTGTGAAGACTAACGCAGCAAGAGTAGTTCATGATCTAGCTAACAAGGGATATAATGCTTTTGTTACAACAATTTGATTTTGTATAAATATTATGATATAATATTTATACAAGATAAGGAAAGACACATATTACAATATGTGTCTTTATAACGGGGTGTAAGTCAGTGGTAGACGGCGATATTTGGGGTATCGAGGTCGCAGGTTCGAATCCTGTCACTCCGAGTCTTTTGTGATATAAACCTCCACGCGGTAAAAGATGGGTAACGCTAATTATATCAAAGTAAAAAGAAAGGAGTCATTTAGTTATGGCATACATCTATTAGATCACTAATGACATAAATGGTAAAATTTATGTCGGTAAAACTGAATTCTCTATCGAGAAACGCTTTAAGGAACATTGTCGAGATGCTTTCAAAGAGCGTAACGAAAAGCGTCCATTATATTCTGCTATGCGGAAATATGGAATTGAACATTTCCATATTGAGCTAATTGAAGAAACGGATGATCCAGAAGAGCGAGAAGTTTATTGGATTGAACAAAAACGTTCTTTCAAGAATGGATATAATGCAACCCTTGGCGGCGATGGAAAGAGATATTGTGACTATGATTTAATATATTCTTTATATAAAGAAGGATTAAATATTAAAGAAGTTGCAAAAATTTTGAATTATTCTACGGACACTTGTTCAAAGGTGTTAAATCAATATGGTATTTCCAAAGAAGAGCGAAGTATTAAAAGTCGTTTAGGTATTATTAAGCCTGTTATACAGATAGATAAAAATACCAATCAAATTTTGAATATTTTCCCTTCAATTAAAGCTGCTTATGATCGTTTGGGTAAACAACATTCAGGGCATATAGCTGCTGTATGCAATGGCAAACGAAAAACTGCTTATGGATACAAATGGAAATACGGTGAAACCTCGTAACTTGCCAGAGCTTAGATAAGGTTATCCCTTATAGTTACGGCCACTTCCCCATTAAATGGGGTTATGTATCACTCCTTTCCTATGTTATGGAAAAGACCCATACAGCAAATTCTTCTATTTACTTGAATACAAGAATGTTTATTGGTAAGTATATTACCTCCAGACTATGATATATCTCTTTAAGACGGAAACAAGCGAGAGATATGGAGTCATTAGCTTGAGTTTCTGTGGGTCTTGATTTGAAAAAATAATAAACCTACACGGTTAAGCATAAATCATAAATCGTGTAGTAAAACGCTATATCAGCAAACTTTTGTGCTACTAATTTGAATAAATATAAAAGATATTTATGGTTTTAAGACCACGATCTTAAAACTTAGTTCTTTTGGGTAGTGAACATATGGGGAACCGACAAAAGGACGAAAAGGAATTGGTTATGCCCGTTAGCGTCTTGTAAATATTGGGGTGTCGCCAAGCGGCAAGGCAACGGACTTTGACTCCGGTATTCGTGAGTTCGAATCTCACCATCCCAGCCATTTGGAAGTTAGTGTAAGAAATAACACGCGCGTAAGATTTAGCCTAGCAATAGGTTGTAACAGCAGTTTTATCGTATGGGACGCGAGATATGGGTTCAAATCCTGTACTTCCAACCACATGAAAGAGAGGAGAATGTATATGTCACAATATCTTAACTTCTTTGTTCGTCACAATGAGGATTTTATTCCTCTCGCAAACTACTCTCGTAATACTCATGTTTATGATATTGCAGAAGCCCCTTATGAAAAGATTAGGCGGTTTAGTCAAGAACAGCTTGAATCAATAGCAAGCAGATTGCGGGAGAGCAAGACTTCTGCTCATAAAGAGATTGCTCGTCTACAGCAAGAAATCGAGATTGTAAAAGGAATTATCATTACCGTGGATAATTTCGATGAATTGCTTTGCGCTATTCACAATATCACGAACATGATTTCTGAATATCAAGAGGATATTGAAGCTCTCGAGCGAGAAGCAATCGAGATTGAGTTTATGCGGAATATGACCTATGATGATTGCGAAATCTTCGCAGGCATTGAAATTAGTGATCCAACAATGGATGATATTTGTTAAGAGGAAGAAAGATATGTATATTTGTCCAACTTGTCATAAGGCTTTCAGTTCAGAGAGCTACATCAAAAAGCATTTCTTAGATTGTTGGAAGGAGCAACACCCATTCCATCAATCAACTCCAGCACCTCGTTCAGAGGATATTGTAGAAGTTCAAGCAGATGATGATGTATTGGCTTTCTTTGCGAGGTTAAAAGCATGACAGAAGATGTTATGATTAAGACCCATCTGATTGTTACAGATGTTCACGAAGAATATTCAATTAGATGGTGCGGACGGATCATTGATACGAAGCCTTTATTAGTAAACAATAAACCTATTTTTGTAATCATTGGTAGAAACAAGCGTGTTGAGGTCAATACTATTGATATGAAGCACGTCGAAGAGTGCGCGAAGCGTGTAACAAATCCACGAGGCCGTGCCGCAATCACAAGCGATCAGGCTTCTATTTACATTAAAGAAGTAGATGACAAAGAAACTTGTATTGGAGTTATTACTCATCGTCATGTGAAAAGTTATGCTCCAATGTATGATGCAGTAGGTTATGAATAAGAAAGTATGCCGCCATGGTGGAACTGGTAGACACAGGGGACTTAAAATCCCCCGGTGTAGAACCGTGCGGGTTCGAGTCCCGCTGGCGGCACCAATTTACCGGTTTAGTATAATGGTAGTACAGAGGACTCTGACTCTTCTGACGGTAGTTCGACTCTACCAACCGGTGCCATTTTCTCCTTCTTTACGGACTCCTGGCGGCTTTAATGCCGTCATATGGTTCTTTAGCTGAGTTGGTTACAGCCTTCCGCTCATAACGGAAAGATCCAGAGTTCGAGCCTCTGAAGAACCACCATACGCGGGGTTAGGCTATAGGTAGACCATCAGCGTTAAAAGGCTGAAAAAGCGGTTCGAATCCGCAACCCCGCACCATATACATTTGAAAGGAAGTAAAGTATGAATATTGTAAATGCAGGTTCTCGCTATCAGGTGTATGGCGAAGATGTTCAGACATACAAAGAGTTGCCTACTGCAACTTACACAGTCGGTTTCCATCCGCAGATGGGTTTTTGGCTTACCAAGCATGATGACCTTGTAATCAATGAGGGCACGATTTATGGCGATCATGCTCGCAAGGCAGATAAAATCCTTAAATCGTTTCAGATTAGCGCAAGAAACTTCGGTGTTATTCTTTCTGGTAAGAAGGGTATCGGTAAGTCTTTGCTCGCTCGAATGATTGCTAACAAATCTATTGAAAATGATATGCCTGTTATTATTGTTGATGCGGCTGTGCCCGGTATCAGCAATTTTCTTAGCTCTATTCAGCAAGAGGTAACAATCATTTTCGACGAGTTCGAAAAGACTTTCCACAAGACAGATGATGGTGATCCGCAGATAGAAATGCTTAGTCTATTTGACGGCATTGATAATGGCAAGAAATTATTCGTTATCACCTGTAACGACCCGCGTGACCTCAATGAGTTTCTTGTTAATAGACCTGGTCGTTTCCATTATCATTTCGAGATTACTTGCCCTGCACCTGAGGAAATTCGTGCTTACATGACTGATAAGCTCGGCACTGGCTGGGACGACGAGATTGATAAGATTATTAAGCTGTCTCAGATGTCGAATATCACCTTCGACTGTTTGCGGGCTATTGCTTTTGATCTTAAGCAGGGATACCCTCTCGAGGAAACTCTCATGGATCTAAATATCAACTACGAGCGTGATGTCGCTTATGATATTACCATTAGACTTTCTAATGGTTGGACTAATACCAAGTATAGTTACAGAGTTAACCTGTATTCTGCGGGATGGGTATATTGTGAATTTTACAATAAAGAGTTCTGCTACCACGTTAAATTCGATGTGAAGAGTGTCGTTGCTGAGAATGGCGTGCTTTGTGTTGATCCCGATAAGGTCACACTATCGTTGCCGTGGGATGCTTTTGATGAGCTGCCAGACAACGATGCAGAGATTGCTAAGAAACAGTGGCTCAATTCCACCTCCATTCTTTCTCTCACACTCACTAAGGTAAACGACTTGATGATTAACAAGTTTGGTGTGTAAGTAAATATAAACCCTGTCATTATTATATAATGACAGGGTTTTTTGTTGCATATATGTGGGCATTGGACCGCGCTCGGTGCAAACGCAAAGTAGTTTTAGAATTTTTCGGGCCAAATATGGGAAAATGACTTGCTACAATTTTTATATCTATGTGAGAGGAGGGATTTATAAGAATGGCTGATTTAGTAGTTCTTAAAGGTTCTTTTGCCAATCTCGATAGCATCCCGATTAAAGAGGGCTAGTTGATTTTCACGACAGATGAGGGTAATCGTCTGATTTTCTTGGATACTGATAACAGTACTCGAGTATAGATCACTTCTCCCGCGATTGAGGATACTGATACAATCATTTTGGACGCCGGCGGCGCTCCTATAACAATAGGAGGTTAAGGCATATGGCTGTTAAAACAATTTAGATTGTCTTAAAGATGCGCCGTGATAATGATTACAATTACGAGAAGGTAAAGGATAGTTTTATTCCCGAAAAGGGCGAAATTTGTTTAGTAGATACTGCTAAGCAAGGCCTTTGCGTGATTGTTGGCGATGGCGTGTCAACTTATGGAAGTCTTGAGTATGAGAATACTATCTTCCAACGCGCTTATTTCATTGGTGAAAAGATTTTCAAAGATGTTGATGGCACTCAAGAAATCACTCCTAATGAAAATAAAATTTATATTGATGCCAATAACTCAAATGCTTTATATTATTATAATGGTGTTGAGTTTGTTGGCATTGGACCGGGTTCGCTTCCCGTAGCGTCTGCGGAAACCGCTGGTATTATGAAACTTTACACTGGTAGTGGAGAGAATACTGATGGCACCATGACGCAAAAAGCGATTACAGATGTACTGAACACCAAAATTGGCGTTACAGTTAATTTAGAAGATGAAATAGCTATCTTCAAATAATCTTATAGGAAGAAATTAATTTTATGGCTATTTTTGATCCTAAGAATGTTCCTGTTATTTCCAAACTAACTATTGGAGATCAGACTTATTATCTAAAGGACGCTGAAGTTCGTGAGCTGCTTAAGACTCTTGGTACTGCTGCTCAGAAAGATGTTGCCGCGGGTGTTGGCGCTGATGAGCAGGGTCTTGTAACTGGTGCTCAGGTTCAGGCTGCCATTGCTAGCTCTATGCACTTCCGCGGTGTTGTTACTTCTTTTGATGACATTACCGATCCTGCCGCAGGTGATGTAATTATCATTGGTGTTAAGGAGTACGTGTATGGCGGTGAGCCTGCTACATGGCATGAGCTTGGCGATGAGAGCATTTATGCTTTAAAGACTGTTACTATTGGTACTCAGAATCTGTCTGCTAATATTAACCTTGATACCCTTGCTGCGGATATGGGTCTTGGCAAGCTGGCTAAGAAGGATTCCGCTACTGGTACCGTAGCTGGCCAGACTATTACCGGTCTGAAGGCTAAGGGCAATGCCGCGGGTTCTATTGAGGTTGGTCTTACTCAGACTGCAACTGATGCTACTCTAACCAAGAGTGATTATACTCCAGCAGGTACTGTAACCGGTACGACAACTGCTGCTGGTACTGTTAGTATTGCTAAGGATGCTGAAAACGGTGTTCAAATTTCCGGTTCTGTGTCTGCACCAAACGTAACCGTAACCCCAGCTAAGGATAGTATTAAAAAGGTAACTTCCGTTGGTTCTTTGCCGTCTAAGGCTAAGGATACTTTTGTTACCAACGGCGATGATACTTTTACTCAAGGTTCTCAGGCTTCTTGGAGTGCTTCTGTTGATGATGCCACTGAGACTTTAAGTTTTAGCTTTACCGCGAATGTACTTCCTACTTTTGTGCAGGGCGCAAAGGCTTCTTATACAGAAGGTGCATTTGATGCAGGTACTCTTCCAGAACTTGCTGAAACCGCAACCGATGTTGTAACTGGTATTACTAGCGCGACTGCTACGGCTCCAGTATTTACTGGCGATAAATTTGCAGCTACCTTTGCTGGTAATGAAGTCGATGTTAATGCTACCTTCGCAGGCACTAAGACTCAGGTTGTTACCGGCGTATCTTACGATAAGGCTGGCGTAGACACTGACAAGACCAAGTTCACTGGCGCTGCTGTTGAGCTTGATGTTGACGACGTAGTAGTTACCGCTAAGGAAGTTACTGTTAAGTAATTTAGCACTAGCGAGTTAAATGCTCATTTATGAAAATAAAGGATGGTGAGTAAATGGCGAATAAGTACATTTCCCATGTAGAACTCGGCAGTACCATTTACTCCCTTAAAGATGAAGAAGCAAGAGCCGCGGTCAATGCATTGCAAACTGCGGTTTCTTCTTCTCTAGTCTTTAAAGGTGTCGTCTCTAGTGCTGCCGATCTTACTGGTCTAAAGAACTACAAAATTGGTTGGACATATAAAGCTAATGCTTCTTTCGAGATTGCTTCTTTGGGCAAACTTGAAGTAGGCGATATGATTATATGTATCGGCGATTATAGCTCTAGCTATAAAGCAAGTGACTGGACAGTAGTTCAAAACAATGTAGATACTATGACTGGAGCTTCCTCTACGGCCGGAGGCACGAGAGGTTTAGTACCAGCGCCTCAAGCAGGAGATACTGATAAGTATCTTAAAGGTGATGGATCGTGGGGTTCTCCTTCTGCGTCTGTTGCTTGGGGCAATTTCTCTGATTTAATAGGATAAAGCCATTAGGCTTTATCCTATTTTTTTATTTTTCTCAAAAATTATTGTATTATATGTATATAAACAAAAGGAAATATGATAAGGATCGACACTAAGCTAGCTTAGATGATCTTTGACATATATGAAATTTTATTATATAATATATATAGTAAATGAGAAAAGGAGTTACAAGTTATGTTTCCGATTGAGAAGTACAAGTTTTATACCAATGGTTCTCGTGTAATTGTGGTTTCCACCTACGCAGGCAGGGTAGTGCGTGGTGTTGCAGTATGCCATGCAGATGACGAGTTTTCACTGGAGAAGGGTAAGCAGCTTGCTGCTCTGCGATGCGCAGAAAAGATTGCTACTAAGCGTATGAAGCGCGCAACGGCGAAGAAACTTGAGGCTAGACGCATTTATGATGATGCGGTTGCTCATTATTCTGATATGGCTGATTATGAGAATGAGGCTGCGCATGAACTGCATGAAGTTATGGAAGCTAAACGAGAGTTTCTTGAAACTCTATAAGTTGCTATCCTGAGCAAGATATAAAACTGCTCTATTTGGAGGATTAACCCTAATTGGTAAGGGAGCGGTCCTGAAAACCGCTAGTACCCGTGAACAACGGCGTAAGAGTTCAAGTCTCTTATCCTCCGCCAACAAATTAGACGAGAAATAGGAGGCAGAATAATGGACGCTTTAGAATTTGCAAAAGAATGTGCAGGAGCCACGAGAGATGTCTCGACTGTCCGCTTAAAGGAGTCAAATGTAACGAGATTGATGAAAGTTACAGTAAAATCATTGCTATCGTTGAACAATGGTCGAAGGATCATCCACGCAAAACGCGACAGAGTGTATTTCTAGAGCAGTGGCCTGATGCCGTCCTTGATAGGTTTGGAGTAATGCAGCTTTGTCCGATGAATGTTTCTGCTGCTCACAGAAGAAGAGACAATAGCGAAAAGTGTAAGAATCCAGAAAAACTGTGTATAGACTGCCGCCGCGAATTCTGGATGCAGGAAGTAGAATAATGAGAGATAAAAATCTCATAAATGCGGAAACTACACGCTGACTCATGAGACTGTAACGGATGCCGATGGAGGAGGAAATGTGATGGAAAATGTTAATTGCCTGCGTTGCCGCTTTAGGCATAAGGATAACGGAAACTGTACTGCGGTCGGTGGATTCTGCACGGCGGTCCCGGCGGCGCACTGCCCGCTACTGCGGGAATATTTGGACGGAGGTCAGTTAATGGGTAAATACATCACGAAAGAAGCCGCGCTGAATACAATCTTCAGCGAACCGCCGGAAGCGCATTATCCGAGTTGGTACGCAGAGAGGATTAAGGCGCTGCCAGCTGCCGATGTTGCGCCGGTGGCGCATGGGTGGTGGAACGCAGACGAAACTTGCTCATTGTGCGGAGAGAAGTCAACGGAAGGACTGGACGCAACGAAGTGGAACTATTGGCTCCCTAACTACTGCCCCAACTGTGGTGCAAAGATGGGCGGAAAGGATGGCTGCTAAGCAGTCCTGGATTATTTACAATAAAAGCAAGAAATGAGAAATTTGCAATAAAATAAATATTATGATATAATATGAAAGTGAGGGATTTAATAATGCTGAATAAAGTAAGACACTTCTTCAAGGGTGTTTATCAGGCTGAGATGGATTATCAAAAGAAGAATAATGTTCGCTTCTTCTTGCGATAATTCTCTTCTCTTCTTTTAAGGGCGAGTGGTGGAATGGTAGACACGGCAGACTCAAAATCTGCTGCTTACGCGTGAGGGTTCGAATCCCTCCTCGCCTACCATTAACTTACAGAAAGGGTTATAAAACAATGAAAAAGAAGATTGTGGCACTGGTTGCAGCTGCGGGTTTAGCATTCTGCTTAACTGGATGCGGAAACCATCAGATTTTAGATACTAATTTCTATTTTAATAGAGCAATTATCTCGATACCAGATGGCACAGTAGTTGATGGTATAGTTCAGTCTTGGAAAGACTTTGACGATGGTGATACTATTCAAATCAAGATTGATGATGTAACATATCTTACACATATTTCCAATGTAGTCTTAATGACCGATTAAGCGGCTTTTGTCGCTCTTATGCGAACGTAGTCAAGTGGATTAAGACCCCGGCCTGCAAAGCTGTGTGACCCGTAAGGGCGTGAGTTCGAATCTCACCGTTCGCTCCATAAGACCTTAACAGCAAAGGAATGGACTGTAAATCCGTCGCTTATGCTACGCAGGTTCGAATCCTGCCCTCCTCACCACTATATGCGGAGGTAGGGAAGTGGTCAAACCCAACGGAACCAAAAACAATAGGTCTAGAATTTAATCTCCCTTGTCCAAGGGAGCGACTAAAAATCAAAAGGAGATTGATACAATGAATACTTTTATGAACGCTATGAAGCAGGACACTAACTTCACTCTGACTGAGAATGGCGCTATTACTCATAAGTCTACGCTAAATGGACTTATGGATCTTTTTGCGCTTGGAGGCGCTTATCGTCAGCGCACTGATGCAGATTGCATCACTCTGTTCAAGGCTGCTTTTGATGAGGACGAGGCTCATGCGCTGAAGTGTCTGTTTTATCTGCGCGATGTGCGTGGTGGACAGGGAGAACGTCGTTTCTTCCGCGTGGTTTCTCGTTGGCTTGCCTTCAATGAAACTGCAGCAATGCGCCGTAATCTGAAGTTCGTGCCCGAGTATGGTCGCTGGGATGATTTCTACGTCTTTGTCGGCACTCCTCTGGAGGACGAGGCTTTCAAGATTATGCGGCATCAGCTTGCGCTCGATGTTTCTTGTAAGACTCCGTCGCTTCTTGCTAAGTGGCTGAAGTCTGAGAACACTTCTTCTAAGGAGTCGCGCCGTCTGGCAACGATCTCTCGCAATCATTTCCATATGACTCCGAAGGAGTATCGCAAGACTCTGTCTGTACTGCGCGAGCGCATCCGCATTGTCGAACGTCTTATGTCTGAAAACCGTTGGGATGAGATTGAGTTTGATAAAATTCCTTCTCGCGCAGGCATTATCTATCGTAACGCATTTGCGCGTCGCGATATGATTAAGGCAAAGTATGAGGCTTTTGCTAAGGATACTGAAACTACCGTTAACGCTGGTGCGCTGTATCCGCATGACATTGCTCATCGTGCCTTCAACTCTCGCCATAAGAGCCTGGAAGAGCCTGAGCGTCTAATGCTCCAGAAATATTGGGATAATCTGCCCAATTTCTATGGCGACAATGCAGAGAATGGGATCGCGATTGTCGATGTTTCTGGCTCTATGTCTGGTGTTCCTATGGAAGCGGCTGTTTCTATGGGCGCATACATTGCAGATAAGGCGCACGGTCCGTTTGCTAACCACTTCATTACTTTTTCTGGCTCTCCGAAGCTGGTAAAGTTCGAAGGCGCAGATATTACGGATAAGCTGTGTCGCTGCATTAGCGCGGATTGGGGTATGAATACTAATATCGAAGCTGTTTTCGATATGCTGCTTGCGACCGCTATGAAGCAGTCTGTCCGTGCGGAAGATATGCCTGAGCGCGTATATATCTTTTCGGATATGGAATTTGATCGCTGTGTAACGAGTAATCATTTTACTGGCGGATGGTTTCGTGGCATGGAAATGCAGCAGATCAACACTCTCTTTGAAGACATGAAGGCTAAGTGGGCGCGTTGCAGTTACAAGATGCCGAGCTGTGTCTTTTGGAACTTGAACGCGCGTAATAACAACATTCCCGCGATTGGGGATGGCTTTAGCTATGTAAGCGGCTTTAGCCCTATTATGATCCAGCAGATTCTGAGTGGTAAGGACGGACTTGATCTTGTTCTTGAGAAGCTGGATAGTGAGCGTTACGCGCGGATTCACTAATATAAACGAGGAAATAGAAATATTTCCTTGTTTTTTCTTTTCTATTTGAAAATAATAAATAATTATTATATAATATATACATAAGGAAATAGGAAAGGAAGTTTATAAGAGTGTCTTATAATATGTATAAAGAAGAATTTAGCAGCATTTTTGAGCTTATGAACACGCTTAAAGAACGACCAAACAATAGGTTTATGAGAGATGAACATAGTTCTCAAAAGACTGGTAACTCGAATTGGAGCGGTACAAATACTTATGAGGAAGCTGAATCTCTCTTGATTTATGGATATCATGATCCAGTTAAAAATATCAAGAGCAATCTGATAAAGAACAAAAAGTTGGTTAGTAAGATGTATAATCTTATTCCTAAGCCGATTGCAACTAATCAGATTGTAGGTTTCGTGCCTAATGTACCAAATGCGCTAATGGGCTTGCCGAAGTCTATGATTTCAGTAGAGAAAATCAATAGAAAGAAGAAAACTATTTCTATTATCTATGCTACCGGTGGCGCGGCTATGGTAGAAAAAGAAGCGCTAGAAAGTGCGGGTGCAGCTCTTGTATCTGCTATTAACCTTATTGAACTTGCGGGAATTCAGACCAGACTCTCGATAGGATTTATTCCTTCTGTCTATAATAGACAGATAATTTTCCCTACTGTAAATATCAAAAATTTCAATGAGCGCTTTAGTCTGCAAAAGATTTGTTTCCCTATGGTTCACCCCAGTATGTTTAGGCGTATTGGTTTTAAGTATCTAGAGACTTGTCCTGGTATGGAAGAAGATTTTTCTTGTGGATATGGTAGACCAGCCTCGTTAGAAGAGATTAAAACTTGCTTAAAGGAAAAAGATACTTACATTATCAACAGAGAGTGGATTACAGATCATGATAACAACATTGAAGAAATTCTTAAATACATGGAGGTATGCTAATATGGATAACGAGAAGATGCTTAAAGCAATGATGCAGGCGGTGACTAATGCCGTAGTTGATGTTAACGCGGACGAAGTTTTCGATCAGCTGTATCCTAAGATCGAGGAAAAGATCCATCAGACTTATGGTTTTCTCCCCGAAATTCATGAAATTCGCTCTCCCGAAGGTATTCATAAGATTGTCGGCACTACGCATGAGAAGTTCGATGAAGTAGCCAATATTGTTAATCTGGATATTCCAGTATATCTGACCGGTAAAGCAGGCACCGGCAAGAATGTTATTTGTCAGCAGGTTGCGGAAGCTCTGGGTCTGGATTTTTACTTCACCAATGCCGTTACGCAGGAGTACAAACTCACTGGCTTTATTGATGCAAATGGCAATTATCAGGAGACCCAGTTTTATAAGGCTTTTACGAAGGGCGGTCTGTTCTTCTTGGACGAGATGGATGCGTCTATCCCCGAGACTCTGATTATTTTGAACGCGGCCATCGCGAATAGATACTTCGATTTCCCCACCGGTAAAGTCAATGCGCACCCTAATTTTAGAGTTATTGCTGCCGGTAACACGGTTGGTACCGGTGCTGATAATAACTACACTGGTCGCTATTGCTTGGATAGAGCAAGTCTTGATCGTTTTGCAATGGTGAATATCGACTATTCTGAGAAGATTGAGATGGCAATGGCGCATGATAACAAGAAGCTCGTTTCTTTCTGTCATTGTTTTCGTAATATTACTGATAAAACCGGCATTGAGTGTCTGTTCTCTTATCGTACTCTTGATAGAATTGCAAAACTGGAGCAGGTAATTAGTAACCTGTCTGAAGTTATGGCTATCTCTCTGCTCAAGGGTATTGACGAAGATACTCTTACTATTCTGCGGAATGAACTGTCTAATGCGCCCGGAATGTCTAACAATAAGTATGCTAAAGCAATTATTAATAGCAATGCTTGGGATTTTTAAGGGAAGGTAAATCATGAATAAAGAAAACTTTATTAAGCACGCACATAATCTCGCGCTCTATAATAAAAAAACAGTTGAACTCAGCAATATTCTTGATTACGGAGAGAGTTTTATTGACCTCATTGTAGGTGAGTATGGTGTTGCTCTTATTGAAGCTGTCAATCCGAATATCTCTGATGCCACTTATGAAGAGTTTTGGAGCAACATTTTCCGCGATACCTCTGATAATGGTCCCGTAGACTGGGGCGCATATTATGATAAAATGCGAGGTGAGTAATCATGTAGATAGGTTGGATTTGTCCAAAGTGCGGACACGCAAATGCTCCGTGGGTAAAGTAGTGCGGCTGTGGCTACTTTAGAGAGCCATGTAAGCAAGAATAATGGTAAAGGAGAGCTAGATTAATAGCTCTCCTTTATTTTATTATAAAAATATCATATAATATATATAGAAAGTAAAGAAAGAGGGTAAATGAATTTATGAAGTATTTTGTTGACTTTGAAGCTACTCAGTTCGCGGGAGAGATTATTTCGATTGGTTGCGTGCGGGAAGATGGCAAGACTTTTTACTCGCTTGTGGCTCCCAGTAATTTTAATAAAGTCACTGAATTTATCACTAAGCTGACAGGTCTCACGGTAGATATGCTGAAAAGTGCGCCGTCCGCGGACAAGGCTTTTGAAGAGTTCTATGATTGGGCTTTTGATGATGTTGATGATATGCCAGAGTTCTATGCTTGGGGTAACGCTGATATTGAATATCTGCGCCATACGTTCCATAATACGACTTCTATGAAAGCACGTACTATGATGGGTTATATGTGCGGTGATATGAGAAATGCAGCCAAATGGTTCAGTAAGAGAACTAAAATTAAGGATTGCGCTTTGATTAGAGCCTATAACCTCTTGATTGACAATGCAGCAGTTCAGACTCATAATTCTCTTGATGATGCAATGATGTTGGCTAAGGTCGTTAAGATTACTGATTCTATTCCTGCTGAAGAGCTGCGAGAGAAAATGGGTGTTAAGAAGAAAGAGGAAGTAGCTCCTTCTGTTAAGTTGAATGAAGTAGAATTTTCTGTCGGGACTGTTTGTATTGTAAACAAGAAGAAAGCAGTAATCAATCATTTTGATAACTTGCAGGCAGCTGCCGAGTGGGTTATTACCACAAAGGTTGGTGTAAAGCAACAGGAAACTATTAATGAGGATAATGTTGCTAAGAAAATTAAGCGAGCTTGCTTGAACGGTAAACTCTATTTTAGCTATAAATGGAGACTTATTGCATGAAATTATGGATTGATGATACAAGACCCGCTCCCGTCGGATATATCTGGATTAAAAGCGTAGACTCAGCTAAAACCGCAATTTGGCACTATGAGCATAACATGGTAGATGATAATATCTTGATTGACCTTGATCATGATGCTGGTGACTATGTATCTAAAGGTGGGGACTATATCAAGTTACTCGATTGGCTAGAAGCTAAAGGTATTGTAGATACTGGATATAGCTTTCATATACATAGTATGAATCCTGTCGGCGTCCAGAATATGAGAGTGATCATTGAGAAAAATAGATGGAGGGAGATTAGATAATGGTTATTATTAAGAAGCATAGATATATTGGTTATCGAGTTAAATGCGAAAAGTGCAAGTGCGTTTTTCATTGTAAGTTTAATGAAGTTACCCGTGGGGTTGGCACTGGCCGACTTTTGACAGTTTGTCCTGCTTGTAACGAAATAGTTTACTACAATCATTTTAATTGGAGGAAGATTTAATAGGTAAGTTTTCAGAACTTAATCTAAGATGGTATAAAAAAGAGAGGAAGAGGTGTAAAGTAATGGGACGAATTACAAGACATAGCAAAGAGCGTATTGTTCAGCGAACCGATGGTTGCACTAGTTTTGCAGAAGCTAAAAAGCTAGCTAAGCAAGCTAAACGCTCCGGTGCGACGATTAATCAATTCCAGAAGTTTCCGCGATTTTTCTCTTACTTACAGAACAAAAGAAATCAAACAAATACTTGCTCTATCAGAATATATCGGGGAAACATCTACATCTGGAGAGGTAAGGATACGCTCATTACCGCGCATCCTATTCCCGAGAGATATGTTAAAGAAATGGAGGCTATTGATAATGAAAAATGAAATTATGCAGCGTGTTCATGATCATCTGGAGGAAGCAAGAGAGACATTTGATAGCTCTCGTATCGTAGGTATTTTCCTTCAAGGCTCTCAAAATTATGGTTTGCAAATCCCGACTAGTGATGTGGATACCAAATTGATCCTCACTCCTACCTTTAAGGAGATTGTTTTCAATAAGAAACCAATCAGTACCACTCATGTTCGTGCCAACGATGAGTATACTGACCTTAAAGATATTCGCCTGATGTTCTCTACTTTCCGCAAGCAAAATCTCAATTTCATCGAGATCCTGTTCACTCCTTATCTGTGGGTAAATCCGCTTTTCGCAGATGAATGGAATAGACTGACTGCGGAACGCGAGAAAATTGCGCATTATTCTCCTTATAGTGCGGTAAAAACCATGAAGGGTATTGCTATGGAGAAGTACCATGCGATGGAGCATGAGTATCCTAGTAAAGTCGCCGTTCTCGCTAAATATGGCTACGACCCAAAACAGCTGCACCATCTACTGAGAGTACAGGAGTATATCCATCGTTATACTGAAGGCGAGTCTTACGAGGATTGTCTGCATCCCCGCAATCCAGAATTTCTTGTCGCAGTTAAGCAGGGATATTTTAATCTTGAGCAAGCGCGCATTTCTGCCAACAGTGCGATGGAAGATGTTCTTGCAACTGCGGACGCATTTTGTGAGAAAGTAGGCAAGTCTTTCGATCCTGAAGTCGATGAACTGCTTGATGATGTGCAATATAATATCGTGAAAGCCGCAATCCAGAAGGAGTTTTAAGTATGGGTACATTATATTTCGATAGAAGCAATGGCGAGCGCATTACTATTGCTGAGAATATTTCTAAACAAGAGGTATATAAATGTATTACTAAGGCTGTCAAGGATATGAACCCCAATTATAAGATTTATTATATGCGTGAGTGGGAGACCGCAGACGGCACAAGATATGACGTAGGTAGTCATACCGAGTTTTTCCAATTTGTTAAATAAAAAAAAATAAGGGTCGAAGTATTTTAACTTCGACCCTTTAATTAAAAATCTTTCCAAGTAATTGTTTGCGGACTTCCAGTTCCACCGATCTCTTGATAGCGACCTTCGGAAGTGTAAATCAAAATAGCATCTTCTACAAAATAGATCTTTCCTTCTTCGCCAACCTCGGGAAGTTCTGCTCTTGTAGTAATTTCTGCGCTTGTAGCGTTATCAATCTATTCCTTAACCCAGTTTTTTAGTTTGGCGTCATAGTGTGATAACAAGTTAAGGTCAATCAGTTTTTCTAATGCAACGCTCATTTTTTCACTCCTTAACCAAATAAATTATCAATGTCAGAAATATCGGCTAAGCTGCCATCAACGACAACTGTCCCACCGCCTCCGCCACTACTTGACTTTTGTTTAATCCATTGACCCTGGTTATTCAATCTATAAACATTAGAGGTTGCAATAACCTCACAGGTACTGCCAGGGGCATAGTGGGTAGGAAGGGTGGCAATCTCGTCTTCGGTATCAGCTACTAAACGCACTAAATAGGGAGTTACTTTTTCCCCGCTCATCATCTGAGAATACATAGACAATCTGCCCCTTTCATTATTTTCTCTATTGTTATCTAAAAAATGATAATAAGAGTATATCAACTTTTGACCAAATAATAAGAGCAATTTGAAAATATTATATATTTATTATATAATATATATAGAAAGTGAGGGAAAGTAATGAATAAGAACTTAAACAGCTACTTTAATTTAAGAGAACTTGTAAAAGACTATGGAGGTATTGAGAACTTTAGATTCTTTGGGCATTTGGACAAACCCGCAGGGTTATTTTTCTCTAGCTATTCCGATGATTGGGTAGAGTGTAAGTTGGAAGATGACCATTCTTATGGTGATCTTTACACGCTTGAAGGTGGCTATAAAGTAAAGGTTGTTCCTGCGAGAGATATGCGATATATTGGTCGCCATTTCTATCAGCACGATCTACTTTCTATGATTAAAAATGGTTGTTTCATTCTTAAGACTGAAGATGGCGATCGTATTGTTGAACGAGAGGGAATTGAACCTTTGTGCGGAAGTGCCTATCTCTATCATCGTTGGCAAGAAGTTGTTAAGGAGTGATTATTATTCGTATCTGGCACCAAAAACTTATTCCCTATCTTGACCGTCAGCGTCTCTTAGGTCAGCATCGAGAATGCGCGGCTCTAAGAGGAAAAGGTTGGGGCAAGAAGCACGCAACTGTAGACTACGCTTTTACACATGACCCTGCTCTACTTGTCGCTTATCATTATCTGATTATGGACGAGATGGAGAAGCGTGGTTACCATCCAGATAAGATTTGGAAGAATCCGAACTGGCGAGGTGCTACGCTAGGGGAAGATACATGGATTTCTGATTCCCGATATAAGGAAATTTATGAAACCGCAAAGCAGGGTAATATGATTTATCCTGAACATGATGACAGCTATCTGCAAGAGTGTATTCGCATTTTGCATGATAAAGGAATTGACATTATGCTTTAATTAACAAGAGGAGGTTATAATATGATGCCTTATGTATGCAAAGGTACTATCGTTAATGTGGCTGGTGGTTACACCGGCAAGATCATTGGCATAAATCGTAAGACCAAGGTTGCGGTAATCTATACCGGCAAGGTATCTATTGCAACCAAACTTGAGAATGTGGAAGTGGTTTCCTATAAAGATGTAGATGAATAAAGATATAAGATCTTATTATAAGGAAGAAAATCTTAATTTTAGACCTAGGTCAGAACAGATACGAGAGCTGGCGCGAGAATTTCAAGACAATCTGCAACAATTTGGTGAATGTATTCAGAAAACCCAAGAGTGTGCAAAACAGACGATGGGTATTATTGATGAAGCGAAGGGTCTTAATCAATCAATGATGAATTCGTGTCAAAAGATTTCAACTGCGTGTCAAGAGGTTTCGACTTCATGTCGAGAAATTTCAGATGGTTGTCAAAATATAATTACCGCTACTAATAAAGCAAAAGAAGTAGGAAACACAATTAAACAAACTATAAGGAGAGTGTAAGTTATGGCATATTTTGGTTTGATAACTCGACTGCAGAACTGCCGCAAGGACGAGAACTCTGATCGTCTGTATCTCGCCGATTGCTTTAATGAAGGCGTCATCATCGGTCCTGACATGAAGACCGGCGACCCTGTTCTGTATCTGCCTACCGACGGCGAGATTGACCATTGGTTTGGTGATAAATTCAAACTCTTCCGCAAGAATGAGGATGGTACTGAGCAGGGTGGTTATCTGGAGAATAATGGCCATGTGCGGGCGATTAAGCTCCGTGGCAACCAGAGTTCTGGTATTGTCATTTCTCTTCCTCATGTCTATGAGGTATTTGGCGATCAGCATTGGGAGGATGGCGACAAGGTAAATACCGTCAATGATAAAGAGTTCTGCCGCAAGTATATCCCGAAGCGTAAATATCCGCAGACTGCGGCCAAGACTTCTTATAAGGGTCGTAAGGCAGAGGGTATTGTATATCCGGATTTTGCAATGCACATTGATACTGCGCAGCTTGCTTACAATCTTGATGCGTTCCGTCCGGGTGATCAGTTGAACATGACTCTCAAGATGCACGGTACTTCTCAGCGTTCTATGAATACTGTTGCGGAGCTGCCGAATGGCTTCTTTCGTCGTCTGTTTCATATGAAGAAGCGTACTAAGCAGGCTTATGTACTTGGTACTCGTCGTTGTGTAGTTTCTGAGGATGATGGTGGCTACTACGGTGATAATAAGTTTCGACTGCCGCATCACGAGGCGCTGAAGCCGTTCCTTGAGCCGGGCATGGAAGTCTTTTACGAGGTCGTAGGTTACTATGGTCTTGGCGATGGAGATACTATCATGCCGATTGGCGATAACTCGAAGCTGAAAGATAAGGCTTTCCAGAAGCAGTTCGGCAAGCGTTCTATTTTCTCTTACGGGTGCGAGCCGGGTGAGTCTCATATGTGGATTTACCGCATCACTTCTGAGAACGGCGAGCGCGAGTGGACTCCTGACGAGATTACTGCATGGTGCGATAAGCATGGCTTTAATCGAGTACCAGTGATTGACAACTTTGAGTTTACTACCGTAGATGATCTGTTGAAGCGCATCAATGATTACTTCGAGGATCTTGCAGACCCGATTGGCAAAACTCATGTCAAGGAGGGCGTTGTAATCCGTATTGTAAATCGTCGTTCTTTCACTGCTTTCAAGTCTAAGACCTACGAGTTTAAGGTACTTGAAGGTATCATTAAGGAGACTGAAACCGCTCCAGATATGGAGGAAGCGCAGGAGGTATGAAAATTATTTGTTTTCTCTTGTGGATTGCTACAATCATTATTGGTCAGATTATTGGAGCTGACCAAGAAGATTTGGCAACCGCTTATCAGGCAGGGTTTATGTTTGGCAACTTAGCGGTTGCATTTGCGTATATTGCATTATTTGGGTAAAGGAGAATATAAATGGTTAATTGGATGATTGTTGCATTGATCGCGGCGATGCTGTTTGTAATGCTGCTTATCGTTTCTATTAAGGTATTTGGCCATGAATACGATTGGATTGCGGCGCTCGGCGCAGCTTTTTGTGGCGTGACGGCCTTAGTTATTCTGCTTGTTGCTATTTCTTATAGCATGGAATATAAAAACTTTGAAGCATCGTTTGAAATCCAGAGACAGACTATTGCTGCACTAACTGAAAAAAATAACATCAATAGTGACAATCTACTCTATATGGCTGATATGGTAGAAGCTAATAAACAGCTCGCAGAAATGCAGGCAAGCAAGAGAAATTGGAAAAACTGGAGTATGTATCCAGATAGTGTGCTTGATATTAAGCCTATTGGTCTGGATTAAAAACATGAGAGCCTTGTTCAAAGGCTCTCTTTTATTTTTATAAATAATTATGATATAATTAAAGAATAAGGAAAGGAGTTTTCCCCTATGAAGAAAATTCTTATTGTAATTGATATGCAGAATGATTTTGTGACCGGCGCACTCGGTTCTGAAGCTGCTCAGACTGCGACAAAGAACATTGCCGATCATATTAAGGACTACGATATGGTTGTCTTTACTCGTGACACTCACAATGATGATTATCTCAATACTCTTGAAGGCAAGTATCTGCCGGTTCAGCATTGTGTGAAGAATACTGAGGGTTGGGATATTGTTCCCGAATTAACAGACGCGGCTTCTGCAATTAAGAACTTTTATGTTATTGATAAGGATACTTTTGGTACCTTTATGTGGAAGAATATGCCGGTAAAGGATACTGCACAGATTGAGATTTGCGGTGTTTGCACTGACATTTGTGTTGTATCGAATGCACTGATCCTTCGAGCACTCTATCCCAATAGAGAAATTGTATGCCATAAGGATTGGTGCGCCGGTACTACCAAGGAAGCGCATGAAGCAGCTCTGGCAGTAATGAAGTCTTGCCAGATTAAAATTGTGTAAGGAGAATATATTATGCTTTCTGTTAAAACTTTCTCTTACCCCGGAATTTGGCTGCCAGTTATTCAGAGTCATTTTCCAGATGGGACTTTACGTTTGGAACCTCCGGAGTTGAGTAATACTTTTGCTTCCGCAATACGGTGGGACTATGAAAACGATGCAGAATTATTCTCGCTTATTTGTTTAAAGAACCACTATTGCAATGATAATATCTCGCTTTATATGCCCTACTGTCCGCACGCCCGCATGGACAGAGTAAAGAGTTCTAATGATGTTTTTACTCTCAAGAGTTTTGCAGGCATTATCAACTCGCTTAATTTCTCTAAGGTAGTTGTCTATGATGCACACAGTAATGTAAGTCTAGCACTTATTGATCGTGTTGAAAATCGTGATAACACTCCTTTTGTTGAACGTGCAATCAACAAAATCAGCGATCCAGATCTTGTTATGTATTATCCTGATGAGGGAGCAATGAAGAGATACTCTGAACAGTTTAATCGTCCTTATAGTTTCGGCATGAAGAAGCGAGATTGGGCGACTGGTAACATTAAAGGCATTGATATTATCAACAAGGAAGCTGTAAGAGGCAAGAATATTCTTATTGTTGATGATATTTGTTCGCGCGGCGGCACCTTCTTCCATTCTGCTAAGGCACTTAAAGCTGAGGGTGCGAAGAATATTTATCTCTTTATCACTCATTGCGAAACCACTATCATGGAAGGAGAGCTAATCAAGAGTGGACTGATTAAGCACATCTTTACGACCAACTCTCTTGCTAGTAATTTCCCAACTAATCTCATCACTGTCGACCCTATTATTCTTTCATAAAGGAGTTTTGCATAAATGTTTAATCCTCTGTTAATGATTGATTTCTATAAGAGCACTCACCATGAGCAGTATCCCGCGGGATTAACTAAGATGGTTAGTTACTATACTCCTCGTATGAGTAGGCTGCAGGGAGTTGATAAAGTTACTCTCTTTGGTCTGCAAGCCTTTATTAAAGAATATCTTATTGCAGGCTTCAACGATAGTTTCTTTAATCGCTCGGAGGATGAGGTAGTGACCGAGTATGAACGTGTGCTCAATGCCACGCTCGGTAAAGGTGCTTTCCAGTCTGATAAGATTAGAGAACTGCATCGACTCGGTTATTTGCCGCTTGAAATCTCCGCTGTCCCGGAAGGTACTAGAACTGCGATTGGAGTTCCACAGATTGAGATCACTAATACCCATCCAAACTTTGTTTGGCTTGTAAATACCATTGAAACTCTGCTGTCTGCAACTATGTGGCATACGCAGGTATCCGCGGAAGTCGGCTATCGGTATCGTCAGATTGTGCAGCAGTATCACGATATTAGTTGTGATGATGATGTTTCTGTCGCTCGACTGCTTGGTGATTTCTCTATGCGCGGTCAGCAGTCTGCAGAATCCGCGATTAAGAGTTCTGCGGGTTGGTGTCTTTCTTTCTTGAATACTGCTACTGTACCCGCAATTATGTGGCTTGAGAAGAACTATAATTGTGATTGTGCTACTGAGCCTGTTGCTTATGGCGCAATCTCTACAGAGCACAGTGTTATGTGTTCTAATTACGCGGTTGATGGTGATGAGATCACTCATATCCGCAGACTTCTAACAGAGATTTATCCTCACCACAATTTCTCTATGGTATCTGATAGTTATGACTATTGGAGACTCGTAGATAAGATCCTTCCGCAGTTGAAAGACGAAATTATGGCGCATGATGGTTGTCTTTCTATTCGTGGTGACAGCGGCGATCCTGTGGAGATTATCGCAGGAAAAGAAATCTTCTATCTCGACGAGAAGGAATGGAAGAACCTAAAAGATGACCCCAGCGAATTCGTTGCTGAGTTCTTTGAACGAGACTTAAAGGAGGACACTCAGCAGATTTTCTCTTACAATGGAGAGTATGCTCTTGCTGACATCACAGTCGAATGGACTAATGAGCGTGGGGCTTGGACTGATTGCAAATATTGGTTCATTGAAGGCTATAACGTCAAACTGACTGAAAACTATGAGCTTACTTCCGAAGATAAAGGAACCGTCTGGCGCCTGTGGGATATTTTCGGTGGCACCATCAATAGCAAGGGTTATAAGGTTCTTGATCCCCACATTAAAGCTATCTATGGTGATAGTATTACTCCTCAGCGTTGCGCTCGTATTTATCATCGCCTTGTGAATAATGGATTTGCCATTAACAACACTTCACTTGGCGTGGGTTCGTTCTCGTTCATGTGTCTTGAGGAAGATGGTAAGTTTAATCCTTATACGAGAGATACTTTCGGCATTGCGGTAAAAGCTACTTACGCAGAAGATGCAAATGGCAAGCCTATTATGATCTATAAGCAGCCTAAAGCGCTTAGCTGGAAGAAGTCTCAAAAGGGTTGCTGTCGAGTTTGTCTTGATGGTCAGAGTTATGAAGATGAGCTGACTTGGAATGAACACCTTGGTGAAGACAACCTGCTTCAACCCATTTTCCGTAATGGCACTATGATTAAGGAGGATACATTGCATGATATTAGAGCAAGACTCTACCGAGAAGGTTTTATGTGATCCATATATCTACACTCATAATGCCGCTGAGAGACTATACAATGAATATAAGAAGTATGGCAGTATAATCATAGCATTTGACTTTGATTATACTGTCCATAATTTCAAAGATGAACAATGGCGCTATGATGGTGTAATTAACTTGCTGCGGGCATGGCAACCATATGCCAAGCTCGTTGTATTTACAGCTTCCGCGGAAGAGCGTTATCCATATATTGAAAAATATTTACGCGATAATGATATTCCATTTGGCTATATCAATGAAGATATTCTTCCACCAGAAAAGCATACCCCAGCGCGAAAAATTTATTACAATATTTTGCTCGATGATCGCGCTGGGCTTGGTAATGCGTTCGCAATATTGAGAGAAGTATACAATAGACTTGAAGCAGAAGGAGAACTTAAAACATGGAGAAAGTAATTCCTAAGATTTTAGATTGGACTAAGAACTATTTTGTGCAGAATGGCGCAGATTGCAAGGCAATCATCGGTATTTCTGGCGGTAAAGATAGCACTGTAACTGCGGCGCTTCTCGTTAAAGCGCTCGGAAAAGACAGGGTAATTGGTGTAAAGATGCCGCAGGGCAATCAGCATGACATCGACATTGCCAATAAAGTAATTGATTATCTCGGTATTCGGAGTTACGAAATCAATATTGGCGATGTCTGTGAATCCTTATATCATGCTATTGATGAGGGGTATGATTTTGATAGTACGGTTAAAAACAATCCCCAAGTTACTTCTAACTCTCCTGCCCGCGTCCGCATGACAGTGCTTTATGCTATTGCTGCGCTTGAACATGGTAGAGTAGCAAATACCTGCAACAAGAGCGAGGATTTTATTGGTTACTCTACTAAGTTTGGCGACTCCGCAGGTGATTTTTCTCTTCTGTCGAACCTTACAGTAAAGGAAGTTCTTGCTATTGGTAGAGAACTGGGCTTGCCGGAAGAGTTTATTAGCAAAGCACCGGAAGATGGTCTTAGTGGAAAAACTGACGAAGATAATCTTGGTTTTACCTACAAAGAGCTAGATGATTTTCTTGTATTTGGCAATGTACCTGACTACGACACCTTTGCCAATATTATGGAACGTCACCACCGTAATCTCCATAAGGTAGAACCGATGCCTACTTTTCCGTGGTAAACATAGATTTTAAGGGAGCTTAAAGCTCCCTTTATTTTTTATAAAATATATGTTATTATATATACATAAAATAAAGAAGAATGAAAAGCAATAGCTGTTATATCTTATTTGATTTAGATTATCCGTTTATTGCAGATAATGCGATTGATTTAACTAAGGAGGTTTTGTAATGATCCCTGGACTCTATAAGATCTTTGACCACTGGCACGCTGAAGGCACGGTGTATATCTACTCTGATCCCCACTTCAATGATGAAGAGATTGTAGCAGGTGTGCCGGAACGACCCTCCGCAGAAGAACAGGTTAAACTTATCAATAGTAAAGTTGGTAAGAAGGATACGCTCATTATTCTTGGAGATTGCGGCGATCCAGCTATGTGCGCCAAACTGCGTGGTTACAAGGTACTTATTATGGGAAACCATGACGCCGGTCGCAGTAACTATGAGCGCAAAAAGATTTCTCGTAAGTTTCCCAAAGAAGTCTTTCAGAAATCTGAGGCTCTTGATGAAATGAAACGCGTCTATCCCGGTTGTCAGTATTTTATTACCGAAGGATATGACTTCCACTCTCCCTTTGAGTATTGGGAAGTCTTTGCGGACAATAATCTCTTTGACGAGATCTATGAAGGGCCTCTCATGATTGGTGAGAAACTTATTCTATCGCATGAACCGCTTCCTATGATGCCTTGGGTATTCAACATTCATGGTCATATCCATGATCGTTGTCACAAAGATGATGACAGACATCTGAATGTTTGCTCTGATGTAATTAACTACACGCCAGTCAATCTGAACAGGTTAATGAAGAGAGGATTAACGGCAAAAATCCAATCTGTGCATAGACAGACCATTGATGTAGCTACGAAAAGAGCGAGAAAAAGAAAACTGAAGAACAAAGAATGTTATGATTGTAAACATTTTTACCGTGAATGGTTCCGCGGCCATGCTGCTTGTAGATGTCATAAGCATGGTTCTTTAGATTGCGACCAGCCTAAGGAACATAGACCTGATACCGCTGCGAAACATTGCAAAGATTACTGCTACGAAAAGGGGCATCAAAAACAGAAATGTTATTTTTAATGCTTTTAGCTATGCTGTTTATTAGCATATTCTTAATCGTTGGAGTCGGCTCTCGACTTGCCATTTGGGGAGGACTTATTATAGGTTCGTGGGCGCTTATGATCTCTATTGTCTATTTTATTTATTTTATCGTGAGGAGTATAATCGGATGTTTGATGATTTTCTGTCTGTAATTGGCGCGTTAGTAAGTATCGTTTTCCTGATTGTAATTAAGCCATTCGTATATTTTTGGTTCGCTTACCTTGGTGGTTGGATTGCTTCAATCACGATTGGTAATATTCTCGCTACTGGTTTGAATACTATGTTCAATGTAGCATGGTTCACTAAGGATATGATCCCGCTGTGTGCAGGTACTCTTGGTTGGATCGGTGGCTTCTTTAAGAATGATACCTCTATTTTCGGAAAGGATAAAGACTAATGAAGCTACGTAAGCTATCTAAGACTCTCGAAAACATGGAACGAGATCTCGCCAAAATGGACGATGAAACTTTCTTCGCTCTTCTTGGGACAAGTATTGAGGAACTTAAACAAAAAGCGAAAGAAATGGAAGGAGCAAACAAAGAATGACTGATAAACTTGGTATGCGCATGAAAGAGTTTTATGAAACGGTTCCTAAGGCTAGATTGATGCGCAGAACTCCTGTCGCAATCCGCATTGATGGCAAGGTTTTCCACACTTTCACTCGTGGTTTTAACAAGCCTTTCGATCATATTCTTGGAACTGCTATACAAGAAACTATGAGATACCTGTGTCAAAATATTCAAGGTTGTGTACTTGGATATACCCAGAGTGATGAAATTACTCTGATCCTTGTAGATTATAAACGACTAAATAGCTCCGCATGGTTTGATTATGAGGTTCAGAAAATGTGCTCTGTCGCCGCATCTATGGCGACTATGGCTTTCAATAAAGCCTTCCATAAGGCAGTTGAAGACGCAGATTTCTTCTGGAAAACTAGTCTAACTCCTCAAAGCGTTGAAATCCAGCAAGGGCATCAAAAGTACATGGAAATTCTGCGGGCCGCCAGCTCTAAAGGCGCCATGTTTGATGCACGTTGCTTCAATATCCCGAGAGAAGAAGTTACTAACCTTATCTATTGGCGCCAGTTAGACGCAACCCGCAATTCTATCCAGATGGCAGGCCAGGCTAATTTCTCTCATAAAGAACTTCAAGGTAAATCTTGTATCCAAATCAAGAAAATGCTCTCTGATATTGGTATTGAATGGGACGATTATCCCATTTCTTATCAGCGCGGCTCTTGTTGTATTAAGACTTATATCCAAGATGTCGCTCCCGATGGAATTGAGCATATTCGTTCTGAATGGATTATTGATAAAAACATCCCGCTGTTTATCGGAGAGGGACGTGAATATATCGAATCTCTAATCCAGAGCGAGGAGGAATAATTATGGCTGAATGGCAAAGAGGAACAGGATGGAAAGAATGGTTTGAAATCACTGGCGCAGATGGAGTAGATTTCCACCCAATTGGTCAAGATCCGCGTAAAACCCCGGTCATGATATTGCAGTCTAATACCAAGGAAGATATTCTAGAAAGAAAAGTCGGCTATCCAAAGAGTGACTATTCATTTTGGAAGAAAATCAATGGTAAGAAGTATTATATCTCTCTTGATAATCCAATGGAACTAACCCATAAAATTAATGTAACAGTTGAGGTAGAGTACGTCATAGGCCATCTGCAAAACGGCTATTATAATGGAAACCTTGAGCTTTCTGATGAAGAGTATAAAAAGTTCCGAAAAGCACCGGAGGTTTTTCTATTAACCCATCCGAATCTATGGGAAGATTGGCCTCTTACAGTAGATAGCTATGAGGTTGATGAAATTGGAGATATTGACAAAATCTATTTTACCGATCAAACTAATTAAATAAAAATCAAAAGGTTCTAAGGAAATAGAACCTTTTGATTTTTTTATAAATATATATTATAATATATATAGAAAGTGAAAGAGAGGAGAAAATAAATATGATTGATAAGAACAAGGCTCTTGAAGCATGGAAGCACCTTGATGCAATTATTGACAGCCTCGATTGGAGTGGTGCATTTGCCAATAGCGAGATGTGTACAGTTGAAGAGTCTATGAATATTATCTATCGGTTTATTAAGGAGGAATAATATGTATACCGTCCCTTTTCTTTCGTTTGCCGAACATCAACAAGATCTTGAGGACGCGGTTAATATCATTCTTGAAGCAAGAGCAAAAGGAGAGAATTGTTCGATCGAGTTTGAAACCGAAGTATCTGATGAAGATATTGCGTGGGTTATGGCAGAAGCTAATCGAAGAATGAGAGGGGTTATTTAAGATGTGGGATCCTTTTATTGAGATTTGGGAGGGAAAAAGCTATGAGATGGCTATGTTTCTTTGGTGTCCATGAGTTAGAAGACAAAGATCGTTTTTCTAATTTGCTTGATGACACGTGGATAAAGAAATGCAAATACTGTAACCGTTATACGGTATATTGTCATGGTATAAAAACAAATATGTCGCAGAAAGCAGCTAAACGCCTTATAAGAAAGGTAAATAGCATTGCAACGGGAGAATGATTGCAAATACTGTAGTGCACCAAATACAAGATGTATTCATTGGCAAGGTATCTTTTGTGAGCTAGATATGGAGGTACGAAGAATGACGACTGAACTTAAAGTAATGGTAGGTGTACCCGGTAGTGGTAAATCTACTTGGGTCGAGCAAGAGATTGCTCGACTGGAAGATGATCACCGCACCACTTGTGTAGTTTCCAGAGATTTCGTGCGGAAGTCCCTCTTAAACGATCACGATGGCTACTTCGATAAGGAAACCGAAGTATTCAATGAGTTCGTGCGGCAGATCAATGAAGCCATGGAGCTTGGTATTGATGTTGTGTTTGCTGATGCAACGCATATCAGTCCTGCTTCTCGAGCCAAATTGCTTGGTCGGTTGGCAGCAGACCCGCACACTAAGCTGACCTTTGAGGTTATTGATGTTCCTCTTGATGTTGCTATTAAGCGCAATGCACAGCGTAGTGGTTTCGCGAGAGTGCCGGATTCTGCAATCAAGAACATGAAGAAAGGATTTTCTATCCCGAGTGCAAAGGAGTTCCCTAAGACTAAGTGGGGCTTTTCGGATATTAAAATCAATGTACATGGATACGAGAGAAAAGATTGAATGTAGAGGAGGGTTTTAGCTATGCAGTAGTAGAAGATTTAGCAAGAGTAATGGATAACAAATTAAAGATATTACTTTATTAACTAATCAAAAGGAGTGATAACACTGAATATTTATGTTTCTAGCGACTACCACCTGAACCATGATAAAGAATTTATCTGGAAGGCTCGCGGTTTTGATAGTGTCGAAGAGATGAATGAAGCCATTATCACACGAAATAATGAGCTTGTTTCTCCAGATGATCCTTTGATTATCTGCGGCGACCTAATGCTTGGTGGAAGCGAGAACCTTGAAAAAGGTATTGAAATGCTAAACCGCATGAATGGTAAGAAACTCATTGTTGGCGGTAATCACGATACTCGCGCTAGACGCGAAGCATATCTTAAAGCAAATATTCCGGTATTTGATGCTTATGCTTTCACTTATCGCAAGTATCATTTTTACGCATCGCATTATCCAACTTTGACCGGCAATCTTGAAAAAGAGTCGCTCAAAAAGACGGTATGCAATCTTTTTGGGCATACCCATCAGACTACTAACTTCTACAATGAAATTCCTTTTATCTACCACGTAGGTGTTGATTCACATAATTGCTATCCCGTTCATCTCGATACTGTAATCGAAGATATGGAACAGCAGGCAAAGAAATGTATTGAAATGCTTTAATTGGCATTTATAAATAAATAAACAATTTAATATTAAGGAGTAAACACATGGAAATTCTAACTACTATCCTTCCTTTTGTCCCCGTAGCGATTATCGTAATTGCGATTATCGTATTTCTTGTTTCGAGCTATGTAAAGGCTCCGCCGGATGTGGCATATATTATCTCTGGTATGCACAAGAAACCGCGAGTACTTGCTGGTAAGGCTGGTATTAAAATTCCTTTCCTTGAGCGAATGGATAAGTTGGCACTTGGCGCTATTCAGATCGACGTAAAGACAGGATCTGCCGTTCCCACCGCGGAATACATCAATGTACGCGTTGACTCCACTGTTTCTGTACGAGTAGGACAGACTGATGAAATGATTGCTCTTGCTGCACAGAACTTTCTGAATGTATCCCGTGCGGAGATTGCTCAGAAGATTAACGATCTCCTTGAAGGTAATATCCGTGAGATTGTAGGTCAGATGAAGCTGACCGAGATGGTTGGCGACCGCAAGGCATTCTCCGAAAAGGTACAGGAAAATGCAGTGCCTGATCTGGCTCGTTTCGGCCTGGAACTGGTTTCCTTTAATGTTCAGAACTTCTCTGATGACAATGATGTTATCACCAACCTTGGTATTGATAATGTCGAGCAGATTCGCAAGGATGCTGCTATTGCTAAGTCTAATGCCCAGCGTGAGATTGCAGTCGCTGAAGCAGAAAATGCTAAGGCTTCTAATGACGCTCGTGTAAAGGCTGAGGAAGAGATTGCTAAGCGCAATAATAGTCTTGCTATCCAGAAGGCTCAGCTGAAGCAGGAATCCGATACTAAGCAGGCTCAGGCTAATGCTGCTATGGAAATCGAGTCTGAGAACCAGCGCAAGCTGCGTGATGTTGCAGCGGCTGACGCAGATATTGCTCGTCAGGAGAAGGAAATCGACCTTAAGGAACGCGAAGTTACTATCAAGGAACGTGCTCTGGAAGCTGAGGTAAAGAAGACCGCTGAGGCTAAGAAGTATGCCGCTCAGCAGGAAGCTGATGCGCGACTCTACGCAACGCAGAAGCAGTCTGAGGCTGATCTCTATGAGCGTCAGAAGACCGCAGAGGCTGAGCGTTTCGAAGCAGAGCAGCGAGCTGAAGCACAGCGTGCAACCGCGGAAGCTATTCGTATTCAGGGTGAGGCTGAAGCCGCAGCTGCAAAGGCTCGTGGTGAAGCAGAGGCAGCTGCTATTCAGGCAAAGGCTGAGGCAGAAGCTGAAGGTCTTATGAAGAAGGCAGAAGCCATGAAACAGTATGGTGAAGCCGCTAAGATGGATATGCAGATGGAAGCCCTCAAGATGTACTTCCAGCAGCTCCCGGCTATCGCAGAAGCAACTGGTCAGGCGTATACCAATGTTGATAAGATTGTGATGTTTGGCGACAACACAAGCAAGCTCTCTGGAGATATTATCAACAATGTCGCTCAGATTTCTGAGGGACTGAGTGAGTCTCTCGGCATTGATGTAAAGGCTATGCTGGCTGGCTTCCTTGGTGGAAAGATCGCTGATAAGAACTAATTTTAAGAACCTCGTCTATATAGACGAGGTTCTTTTTTTTTTTATCGCCAGCGTCGTCAGGCTCCGAGTTTCCGTGCGCATAGGCCCAGCAATTTTTTTTAGTAATTAGGCCAAATTTGATTTATCTATAAAAATGTGCTATTATATAAATAAAGAGATAGATAAGGAGAATCAAACAATGAAACTAATTAAATCTATATATAAAGCTCCTGTAGTTGTAAAAGAATATTGCGAAGAGCAAGGTATAACTTTTGTAATAATCAATTATAATGGAAAAAATTTTTATGGTACAGCCATTTTAAGCAAGCAAGATGAAGGTTTTTATTCTAAAAAAGTAGGTTACAACATCGCCCTATCAAAAGCAAGAATTCAAGCTCTTAAATACTCTTATGAGAAAGAGGAAAGTAAGCTCAATTCCCGCAAGCAATTCTATCAAGAGGTATTAGGCTTCGGTGCTAAAACTTCTGCGGAAGTTGATCCCTCTAACGCTTTCCACCACAATATTGCGCGTATTGAATCTCGCCTTTCCGCAATTAAATCAGCTCTTGATAAAGAGGAAGATATGTTAAATAAATATATTGTTGGTCAAGATAAAGCGATTGAATCTGTAAAGCGTTTTAGACGTAAGGCCAACGATAATTAAAAATTCTTTTTTATTTATCATTATAAATAAGAGGTGGTTTTATTGACAATATTATTATATATCTTACTGGGAGTTCTTTTGATCACTGTGGGTACCACCTTATTGACTAGTGTTACTGAAATCATCAGCACACTAACAGAACTTGTTAAAGCTAATATAAATGAAAGGATTGTTCGACACAATGTTACCATTAGTGAACTTAATGAGTAGAAAACTCAAACTAGAACAATCGGATTCACTACCACAACTGAAGAGGACAATGAATATGTATAATGAATTTCGCTTCCCAACAGACACTTATTTTTATGATACTTGCTCTCTGTTGTTGGGAGGAGAAGAGTTATTTGAGCAAGATACTAAGCCATTTTTAGTATCCTCTATTACACTTAAAGAGCTTGAAAGAATTAAGACAGCATCTAATAAAGACGCTGATATAAAATATGCCGCTCGTCTCTTGTTACATCTATTTGAGAAATATCCAGATAGATATGAAGTAGTCCCGCATAAGATTTGTTACGAAAAGGTCATTCTTAAAAAGGGATTTGATATTACTGATGACACTAGAATCTTGTCTGACGCAATCGCAAGAGATAAGAATGAAGATATTGTATTCGTAACTAATGATCTTAGTCTCAAACATATCGCAAATCAATTTCTTGGTCACGGAATGATAGAAAGCGTGAACGAAGATGCTGATAACTATACAGGTTATGTAGAAGTAATCTTAGATGATAATGAGCTAAATGACTTCTATCAAAAGGCAGATAATAACTTTGGTTTACTGCCAGGACAGTATCTCATTATTAAAGATAAAGACAATAAGATTGTAGACCTGCGAGTTTGGACAGGTAATGAGTTCAAATATCTTGTTTCAAAGCCCATTAAATCTAAATGGTTTGGCAAGATTATCCCGTATCAAGATGACATCTATCAAAAAATGTTATTTGATAGTTTACGAAATAATAAGTTGACTTTAGTGAAAGGCCCTGCTGGTAGCGGAAAAACTTATGTTTCTCTTGCTTATTTAATGGCGAAATTAGAAGCCGGAGAGCTAGATAAAATTATCGTATTTTGTAACACTATTGCCACAGCAAATTCTGCTAAATTGGGTTATTACCCTGGAACAAAAGATGAAAAACTACTAGATTCTCAGATCGGTAATTTGCTGAGTAGTAAATTTGGAGGCAGAGAAGCTGTTGAAAAAATGATTGCAGACGGCAAGCTAGTTCTTCTACCTTTTTCCGATATTCGTGGATATGATACAACAGGAATGAGCGCAGGCATCTATATTTCCGAAGCTCAAAATCTAGATCGTACACTTATGAAACTAGCTTTACAGCGAGTTGGCGAAGATTGTATTTGTATTATTGATGGTGACGAAAAAACCCAGGTAGATGACATTCATTTTTCTGGAGCTAATAACGGTATGAAACGTGTCTCTAAAATCTTTAGAGGACAAGACAGTTATGGTGAAGTCACTCTTAAGAATATCTATCGAAGCAAGATTGCGGCGATTGCTGATAAAATTTAATAGTTAAGCCAAGAGTCTGAAAAAGACTCTTGACTTTAATTATATCCTTAGCAACAACTAAGATTTAATTAATTGCTACTAAGATAAAACTAAATAACTTAATTCACATTTGGAGGTGAACCATTAATGGAAATAAAATTTATTCCCGCTCATTCATCTAATTATTATAGTGGGCGTAGTGGTAACTCTATTCTATATATTGTAGTCCACTATACTGCGAATAACGGAGATACAGCAGCCGGTAATGGCAACTATTTCTCTGGAGCTAATCGCCAGGCTTCCGCGCACTACTTTGTAGATGAAAACAGCATAGTTCAATCTGTGAAGGATTCAGATGGTGCTTGGCATTGCGGCGGCTCTTTAGAGTCTTCACATCACCCATATCGAAATATCTGCACAAACCGAAATTCTATTGGTGTCGAGATGTGCAGCGATATTGTAAATGGTAAATATGTCATTACCGAAGCAACAGTAAATCGTACAGTTGAACTAGTAAAGATGTTAATGAAAAAGTATAATATTGCGGCAGACCATGTTATTAGACATTATGACGTAACTGGTAAGCGTTGCCCAGAACCTTGGGTACGCGATGAAAGCAAGTGGATTGATTTCAAAAAGCGTCTGACCGCGACTGCACCAGCTAAATAGGAGGAAGAAATTGTGACACAGGATCAATTTAATAAAATGATGGATACTTACCTTGCGCAAAGAGATGTAAAGCCTATGACTTGGGAACAAGAGGCAATGAAATGGGCACAGGAGCAAGGTCTAATTAAAGGTAACGAAAAGGGTCAATTGATGCCAAAAAGCTTCCTGACTCGTGGCGAATTCGTTACTGTATTGAAGCGCTATGCTGAAAAGCAAAACTAAATCAACTTAGCAAAAAAAGCATAGACAAAAATCTAAGAAAGAGTTTTCTAAATAGTTAATTTGCGATATTCGCTTGCTGTTATGGGTCGTAACTCTTTCTGGTATTTTGTTAGCGTTTTATTGCGTGCACTTAGGATATCTGGGATCTTTACCTTGGATTAGTGCGTTAGTTGGTTTACCTTGGTCAGCTCATGGGATAGTTTGCTCATTCTATCTTAATATGAGCAAGTCAGATCATAAAAAGGGTGGGATTACCTACGATCTAGCTATGTATAATGCATAGTAGTAGATGACATACCCTTCTGATGAAGATTCAACGATCTAATAATAAAGCTCGATAGACTTTCGTCTATCGAGCTTTTATTTGTTTTTAATTTGATTTTTTATAAAAAATATGATATTATATATACAGAAAAGGAAAAGGAGAACTTAAAAATAAATGAAGTATTTGAGGTATTCGCTATGATTGTGATTTATACAGATGGTTCAACCTTGAAGAACGGCGATAAAAACGCTAAAGGTGGTTTCGGTGTTGTAGTTTGTGAAGCCGAACCGTATCAGGATCCAGAAACTTATAAGGTAATTGCCGCATACTCAGAACGAGCTGAAGGCACTACAAACAATAGAATGGAAATGTCCGCAATCTTGTGGGCTATCAATAACTATGGAGCTAAAGATGGTGATTTCTTTGTTCCTGTTGTTTATAGCGATTCTATGTATTGCGTGAATAGTTTCACTAATTGGATTAAGAACTGGAAGGCAAATGGCTGGGTTCGCGCCGGCAACAAACCATTAGAAAACAAGGATTTAATTCTTGAATATGATAGACTTACATCAAAAGAAGGATTAAAAATAGATTTACGATATGTAAAAGGACATAATGGAACACTATTTAATGAGCTTGCTGATCAATTAGCTACTGGCAAAATTACTGAACAGCAAGTATTAGATATGTATGGAGGTTAAAGATGGGAAAACTATATGATGAGAAGTCAATTGAGTCACTCTCGCCTCTTGAATTTACAAGACTGCGGCCAGGTGTTTACGTCGGCAGTACTGAGTATTCTACTCAGCTGTTGATTGAGATTGTATCTAACGCGGTTGACGAGTTTAAAGCTGGGCATGGTAATAAAATTAACGTGACTATTAAGAAAGATAATACTATTATCGTGGAAGATAATGGTCAGGGTTTTATTCCTAACGCCAAGCGAGACGATGGAAAGACCGTTCTTGAAGCATCTTTTAGCGTACTCAATACTTCTGGTAAGTATTCTGATGATGGCGTTTATGAAGGTACAGCTCTTGGCTTGAACGGTATCGGTAGTAAGCTGACCACTTATCTTTCTCATTGGCTCGAAGTAATCAGTCATAGAGATGGTAAGTATGAACATATCTGGTTCAAGGAAGGCGTCTTCGAGAAGCGTGAATGTGGCGCATGGGATAATAAAAATTATCCTTCTGGTACTCTTGTTCAGTGGCAGCCAAGTGAAGAGTTCTTCACTCATCCAGAAGTAGATATGCCAGTTATTATCAACCTCTTTAAAGTAATTGCGTGTCTGTGTCCCGGTCTGACTATCGAGCTAAATAGAGAGAGACAGCCGCAGATTATTTTCGCTTCTAAGAATGGTCTTATGGACTTAGTAGATGAAGCAGTAAAGGGCAAGGAGATTTTGAAAAACCGTCTGAACTTCAACTTTTCTGATAACAAGAACAAGCTGGATTTAGTTCTGACCTACACAAATTCTTATTCTGCAACCATTGTTCCGTATGTAAATACTGGTCTTACAGATTCAGGTCCGCATATTACGCAGGTAAAGACTATTCTCACTAGAGAAATGAATAAGTTCTTCCGTGAGAAAGGTTGGCTGAAAGACAAGGACGAAAATCTCACGGGTGAAGATTGTCAAGAAGGCGTATATATCGCATTCAACGTAACTGCGCCGGGTGTTGCATATGATGCGCAGACCAAGAGTAGAGTAGTTAAACTTGACATGAAGCCATTTACCTCGGCAATCGCTGAAGAGCTTCAATATTGGCTCGCAGCGAATGAAAAAGATGTCAAGAAGATTGCGGATAAGGCTCTTAATGCGCGTAAGGCTAGAGAAGCAGCACGTAAAGCGCGTGATGCTGCTCGTGGTGTAAAGGGTAAGAAAGAAACCGGTTTAAAGGCAAAAATGCAAATCAGTAATAAGTTTATTGATTGCACAAATAAGAACCCCAAAAACCGTAATCTTCTGGTAGTAGAGGGCTTGTCTGCAGGTGCCTCCGCAGTAGAAGCCCGCAATCCAAAGACAGATTGCATCTATATGTTGCGTGGTAAAATTGTATCTCCGCTTAAAACTGCGGTAGAAAAAATTCTTGCTAATCAAGAGATGTCTGATATTGTGCGTGTAATTGGCGCCGGATTTGGTTCTTCTTTTGATGTCAACAAGATGAATTTCGACAAGGTTGTTATTACTTCTGATGCTGATAGTGATGGCGCGGACATTGAGTTGCTGCTGATTACTTTCTTCTATACTTATATGCGCCCTCTTGTGGAAGCTGGTAAGCTATACAGAGCTGTAACTCCGTTGTATATTATTCGTCATAAGGGAAATGAGTATTACTGTTACACAGAAGATGAACTGACTGAATGGAAGAATACTCATACCGGTTCATACGACCTGCTTCGCGCAAAGGGCCTTGGTGAGTTAAATCCTGAGGATTTGCAGAAAGTATGTTTTATGAATGAGAGATATAAACGTATTTCTATCTCTGATGCAGAGAAAACCACGGAATTGTTAAATATTCTCATGGGTAGTGCAGTGGAACCTCGCAAGCAGTATATCTATGATAATGCTAATGAATTAGGTTTCAATTTTGAGTAATAAGGAGTGATTTTATGAGTTTGATTACTGAAGTTGATATTCTTGATGAAGCGAAAGATAATTTCTTGACATATGCAGAAGAAGTCTTGACTGATCGAGCCATCCCCGCCGCAGAGGATGGACTCCTTAGTGCTCAACGAAAAATCCTGTGGACTATGGAAGATTACTTAAAAATGGATAGCAAGAGTAAAACAAAGAAGTGTAATGCTATCATTGGCTCTACGCTTGCGACCTCTTATTTCCATGGCGATATTGCTTGTTATGGCGTTCTTCGTAAGATGGCACAGGAATTTCTTATGCGTTATCCTCTTGTTACAGGACAGGGGCAGCTGGGTACGCAAGAGAGCAATGATATGTTCTCGTCTTCTCGTTATACTGAAGCTAAGCCATCTAAGTTTACTGATCTAATGATGAATGACTTTGCTAAGAAAGTTGTTCCAACAAAAGAAACTTATAATGGTGAGTTCCAGGAGCCAATTATTCTCCCGTCGTTGTTCCCTAATGCTATCTGCAATGGTCGTCAAGCTATTGGTATTTCAATGGCACATAATTCCGCGCCACACAATCTTACTGAGGTATGTAACGCGGCAATTGCACTAATTAAAAAGGGCAATCTTTCTATTGATGAAGTATTGTCTTATATTCCCGGTCCAGATTTTCCTCTCGGCGGCACAGTTCTTAATATTAAGGATGTGCGGACTGCGTTTGCATCTGGCAAATCTAATGTATCACTTAAAATTCAAGGTGATTATGAGATTGACGGGCAAGACATTATTTTTACAAGTATCCCTTATCGCACTTATCGTAACAAGATTAAAGAGCAGATCGAAAAGAATATTGATGTTCTGAGCGAGATGATTGACGACTTTGATGATGAGTCTAATATCGGTCAGAATAGACTGGTGTTTCATATTAAAGATGGTGTTTCTGTATCTAAAGCCTTGAACAAGCTGTTTCTGCTGACTGATTTGCAGTCTACGCTATCTTACAATATGAATTACATTGTCAATGGTACACCTAAGTTATGTTCTATGGTGGATCTACTGCGAGCTTATGTAGACCATCAGGAAAATGTGTTAATCAATGCGATAACCTTTGATAAAGAAAAAGCAGAAGCAAGAGCACATATCTTAGAAGGTCTGATTGCGGCAGTTGATAAAATTGACGATGTAATCGCGCTTATCAAACAGTCTGCTGGTCGCGCAGATGCCCGCGCTAAGTTGATGGAATTTCTTACCGTTGATGAAGTGCAGGCAAATGCAATTCTTGATATGAAGCTCGGTAAATTAACACGCATTGACAAGGAAGAACTTGTAAATGAGTTGAAAGAAAAGAGAGTTTTTATCGAGGAGTGTATCAATCTTTTAACTAATAAGGAAATCCGCAACCGAGTTCTTATCGAGAAAATCTCTAAGTTAAGAGATACTTATGGTGACGCTCGTAGAACTAAACTTCTCAATGTCGATATTCCTAAGCAGGAAAAAGAGATGGTAGTAGTCGAACCAAAGGACTGCGTTGTAGTAGTTTCTAAAAAGAACATTATCAAGAGAATTGATGCTAAGAGTTTTAAAGCGCAGAAACGCAATACTGTTGGTGTTAAGACTGGAGATATTATTATCTTTTCGCAGAGAACTAATACTCAGGATACTTTAATGGTATTCTCGTCTAAGGGTAAAATGTATCGTATACTGGTAGACAATATTCCAGAGGGTACTAATGCATCTAATGGTGCGCCTATCTCTAGCTTAATTGAATTTGAGAATGGCGAAGTACCTATGGCATTTACTACTCTAACAAGAGATACAGATAAGAAATTTATTTTCTTTGCTACCAAAAATGGCACTATTAAAAAGGTTCCGTTAAATGAGTACGATAAAATGAAGCGTACTGGCATTATTGCAATTAGCTTCAAGGGCGATGATGAACTCGTAGATGTTACATTTATTAATCAAGAGCAGATGATTCTTGTAACTAAAAATGGTATGACCATTCGCTTTGGAACCGCGGAAATGCCCATTTCTTCGCGTACAGCGCAAGGTGTAAAGGGTATGAAACTAAATGATGGAGATAGCGTAATCGCGGCTTTGCCGATCACAGATCCCGCAGACTATCTTGCTATTGTTTCTAAGAATGGCTTAGGCAAGAAAATTAAGATTGATGAACTTACACTCCAGAATCGTGGAGGTAAGGGTCTGATGTGCTATAAGGAAGAAATTGCGGGTGCGGAGATTATTAAGGAAACTGATAATCTCCTCATCAATGGTAATAAATCTTCTATTGTTATTAGTGGTAAGGATATTCCCACTCTTGGAAGAGCTTCTATGGGTAATATCATGCTGAAGAATAACGATCAGACTATCTCTATTACGCGAGTATAATAAGAAAGAATGGCTATGCCATTCTTTCTTTTATTGACTTTTCTTTTTAATTATTATATTATATTCATATAAAAGAAAGGGTAATAACAATAAATGAGTTTTGATAAAGAAAAGATACATGAATTGTATCCCGAAGCAGAGGAGCTAATGATTGAGCCGATGCTTATTTGGAAGCTCCCAGCAGGCAAGGAATCTATGCTTTCTGAAGTATGCTCTAATGGAGAATACTTTCTTGAAGAGAAGATCGATGGAGCCTTTTATCAGTTTGTAAAAACCGAAAATCATTGTTATCTTTTTGGTCGCACGGTAAGTAAATTATCTGGTATTCTTACAGAAAAAAGTGACAATGTACCTCACCTAAAAGAAGCATTGAACTGCCTTCCCGCGGGAACAATTCTCATTGGAGAAATTTATGTTCCCGGTGGTACATCGAAAGATACTGTAAGTATTATGGGTTGTCTTCCAACTCTTGCTATCAAGAGACAGAAAGACGCTCCAATTCATTACTATGTGCATGACATTATTGCATATGATAGCGTCAATCTTATTAACTCACCTGCGGATTTGCGCTATAAAATTCTTGCAGCAATCTGGGAGAAACATAATCTTAACCAGTATAGTTTCTTGAGACTTGCTACTCGTGTTGACGAAGATATGGAAGCTGAAATCTCTCGTATCTTAAAATCTGGTGGTGAGGGCGTAGTTCTAAAGAAGAAAGACTATCCATATAGTCCTGGTAAAAGACCCGCTTGGTCTACTATTAAAGTTAAACAGATGGATTCTATTGACCTAATTTGTACGGGTTTTTGTGATGCTACTAAAGAATATACTGGTAAGGAGCTAGAAACCTGGCCCTATTGGGAAGAGCGCGGTGAGCAAAATCAAGATGGTGAATATACTTGGCTATTAAGCGAAGGTCAGTATTATGAGGATTATATTCATAATCCTCATATTTATAGACCAGTAACCAAACCTTATTTTCTTGGCTGGAAAACCGCAATTAGAATTGGAGCATACAATGATAAAGGTGAACTTATTGACTTAGGTACAGTTAGCTCTGGTTTAACTGACGATAACAAAAGAGAGATGACTGAACATCCAGAATTGTGGCTTGATAAGGTTGTAGCTCTTGATTGTATGCAAGTTGACAAGAAAGAACACACTCTGCGGCATCCTGTTTTCAAGTGTAAGAGAGATGATAAGGATGCGAAAGATTGCGTAATATCAGAAATTTTTTGTTGACTTAAAAAATATTTTCTGATATAATATATAATGTAATCAGGAAGCAATAGAAAAGTTAAAGGACAGATTATATGACCCGAAAACAGATGAAGAAGTTCGCGGACGAAATCTACAAATGCGAACTTATTCACCAAGATGAAAATGCTTCGAAAGAAGCAAAATCTCGTGCTGAAGATAGAATCATATCTCTTACTAATCAAATTATGGCTCTATCAGACGGGATAAATGCTTTACTGGAAATTGATGCAATGATAGCATCGAAAAATAAATAAATGTATTAAGAGAGGAAAAATTATTATGGCTATGAAGGAAAACACTCGTAAGGTTTTTGATTATCTAAAGGACAATGCTGGCAAGGATCTGACCGCTGCTGACATCGCTGAGGTTCTTGGTCTTGAGAAGCGCCAGGTTGATGGCATCTTTACATCTGCTCTACAGCGCAAGGATCTTGGCGTTCGTGAGCCGGCTGAGGTTGAGCTTGCCGATGGCTCCCATCAGAAGGTTAAGTATCTCCGCTTGACCGACAAGGGCATGGCTTTCGATCCTGATGCACAGGAGTAATAAATTGAGAGTCGGTAAGAGAATATCTCTTACCGACTTCTTTTAATTATGATATATTTACTATTAGGTTTAATTATTGCTGCTTTGGCAGGATATGCTGTCCACCTCCGCAATGATCGGCTTAAAGTAGTATCAATAAATAGAGAGCGATAGGCAGAAAATGAGCGCATTGAATCAGATATTGAACGACATAATCTAGATTTAATGTAGCTAAAAGCTAACATAGATTAGTAGAATGAAGTTATCAACTCTTTAATTGATACAGCTACTAAAATGCGGGAAAACGCAGAGCAGCAAGCTAAAGAAAGCGCAAAGACAATATATGCGCGAGAAACTGAAAAGTTAGAAAAAGTCTATCAAGAGTTCGAACAGCAAAAGGAAAAAGAACTCGCGGAAATCGCCTAGTAGGTTCTAGTAGAACAAGACAAACTGGAGCAGTTAGAAGCTAAATAGTTAGCATATATCCAAGCTCAATAGCGTCAAGAAGAGAGTGCCGCAAATTAGGACTATTATAGACTAACTATTGATGATTTAAGTGTTAATGATATAAGTCTGTTGCGAGAATTATAGACTCGTTTCTTCAAGAAAGAAGCTATTGATAAGTTAATTTGGGAAACTTATTATAAGCCATCTTATGATGCACTTATGAGTAAGTTATTTCCAAAAGCCTCTAAAGTCTGTGGTATCTATAAGATTACCAATTTAATCACTGGCTAGGCCTATATTGGTCAATCTGTTGATATTAAAGAACGTTTTAGGCAACATATTAAAACTTCTTTAGCTTACGGTCCAGCAACTAATAAGCTATATCAGGCAATGCAAAAATCCGGACAGCATAATTTCATGTTCGAAGTTTTGGAAGAAGTGCCTCGAGCTTAGTTGAATGAGCGAGAGACTTATTGGATTGAGTTCTATAAAACAAAAGATTATGGTCTAAATAGTACCAGAGGAGGCTCCTAATGTTTAAGGTAATTACAAATAGAGGAGCTGGTAAAACAGCTACCTTAATGCGATATGCTAATTAGCTTGCTAAAGAAAATCCCGACAAGCAAGTTTTATTTGTTGGTAATGCCCCTTCTTCTCAGGTAAAACGATTTATTACAGAAGTGGGACCTCTTCCATCAAACTTGGGATTTATTAGCTATTCATATTATATGGATAACTTTAGAGGCAAGAGATGCGTCGCCGTTGTAGATGATTTAGATTATTGGTTAGCTAGTAATTTTAATGTAGTAGGCTATTCTAATACAGTGGGAGAATCATAATGCAAGTAAATAATGTAAAAATTTATGACCTTGAAGAGAGCTTGGTCGCGGCAGGCTATCCAATGCGGACGACCGTGGAAATGCGTGAAGCAACAGAGTAGGATGTAAAGCGTGGTACTAGACTATCAAAAGCAGCATCGGGTGGCAATGGCGCACATAATCAGTTTATGACTGGTATTAGAGTAGCTTTTGATTTAACCTGCTCTAATAAAATGTGGGTAGAGGCTGAGAGATACCGCTTCTTGGAGTTTGTAAGTTCTCAAAGCACGATGCACCGCATTACCAAATTTGATGTGCGAGAGCAGTATAATGAATATGTTGATCCTCGTGTTATTGATATTATGGAAGAAAAAATCGCTCGTTATAACGCACTTGATCAAGCAAGAGCGCAGGCTGTAAAGGATAATAAGGTTGCTCTTGTTGTCAAATTAACCGAACAGATGAAACAATTATATCTTGAAATTCTTTATACAAATCCCGCGGGATTTGAGCTTACTGCGCGCATGACAACGAATTATCGTTGCCTAAAGAATATTTATGTTCAGCGTCACGACCATCGTCTCCCCGAATGGAGAGAGTTTTGCAAGTGGATTGAAACTCTTCCGTACGCACAAGAATTGATTCTTTGTGAAGCATGATAGACAACGCTAGTTGACATAACTTCTTTTTTATTGTATTATATATACATAAAAAATAAAGGAAATGAATAAATGAATAATAAGTATAAGCGTTTTATTGAATATTTCGATTGGCTCGTGCAGAATTGTAAAGAGCCAGTAAATCTTCCTGACGAGGTTCAGGATGTCTATAATCTGTTGCGTGAGCAGCAAAATATGGAGAAGCCAATGTTCACAGAGAGTGGACTGGCAATTTTAGAATACTTACAGTCCTGTGATGCTACAAGTTAGAAAGCAAAAGATATTGCAGATGGAATGATTATTTCATCTCGTAAGATCTCTGGAGCTATTCGAAAACTCGTAACCGATGGGTTTGTAGATAAATATGGCCAGAATCCTGTCATTTATAGCTTGACGGAAAAGGGTAAAAATTTTGATATTGACGGCTATAAAAACAATTTGAACGAGAACTAAAAGGAGAATAATAATGTCCAAGAAAATGAAAAATGAATCTCATGTTGAAGGTTATGTTTACGAGCACAAGCTGGAAATGAAGAAGAGTGGTCCAAACTCTAAGAATCCGGGTACTGAGTTTATTAGCGGTATTCTGAGTGTCGCAACAGACGATGAACTGCTCAATGTTGTGCAGACTCATTTCACTTATGTTACTGCGGTAACTGCCAAGGGTAAGCCCAACAACACTTTCAATGTTCTTCAGTCTATTATCAGTGGTAAGATTGGTTCTGTTATGGAACATGGTAAGGAAAATGCGGGTAAGGTTCGTATTGATACTGCCATTGGTCTGAATGAGTGGTATGATAAGGATGACAAGCTCGTCTCTATTCGCCGCAATGAGGGTGGTTTTGTTCACCAGGTACAGGAGCTGTGTGAGCCAAAGAGCCGCGCAACTTTCAATACTGATATGGTAATTACCAATGTTCGTCGCATTGAGGCAGATGAAGAGCGCAATACTCCGGAAAAGGTAATTGTTAAGGGTTGTGTATTTGATTTCCGCAATGCACTGCTCCCTGTTGAGTTCAGTGTTTACGAGCCTCATGCTCCGGCAAAGGCACTTGATTACTTTGAAAATCTCGGTGCTTCTAGTAGTAATCCGGTATTTACTCGTGTTCAGGGTATTCAGGTATCTCGAACTATTGTTCGTAAGATTGAGGAGGAAAATGCTTTTGGTGAAGCAATCGTCAAGGAAAGCCGTTCTTCTCAGCGTGATCTGGTAATCAACTGGGCACAGCCAGAAATTTATGAGTGGGATAGCGAAGATACTCTGCTCGCATCCGAGTTTGCTGAAATGATTTCTAATCGTGAGGTTCACCTCGCTGAAATCAAGCGACGTCAGGACGAGTATCAGGCTTCTCGCGGTAACGCATTGACCGGTGGCGCGACTAAGACTGCAACTCCTGCGAAGGGCGACTACAACTTCTAATTGAATAAGGGGTAGTTAATCTACCCCTTTTAATTCCTCATTAAATAAAAGAATATATAAAGGAGAAAATCATTTATGAGTTTGCTAGACCTTAAACCGCATGAAGTATCAAGAGATCTAAGAGGATATTCCGTTTTGTTCTATGGCACTCCTAAGTCTGGTAAGACTACGATTGCCAGTAAGTTTCCGGGAGCACTGCTTCTCGCTTTTGAGAAAGGTTATAATGCACTGCCAGGTGTATATGCCCAGCCGATCAATAGCTGGGGCGAATTTAAGAAGCTATTTACAGAGTTAAAAACTCCAGAAGTACAGGAAAAGTTCCAGACCATTGTTATTGACACCGCAGATATTGCTTACAGCTATTGCGAAAAGTATATTTGCAACCGCGAAGGTGTTGATACCATCGCCGACCTTGCTTATGGTAAAGGCTATTCCATGGTTGGTACCGAATTTGACGAGGCAATCCGCAAGATTCTCCAGTTGAATTATGGTCTAATTCTTATTTCTCACTCTACCGATAAGGTATTTAAAGACGAGGAAGGTAATGAGTATAATCAGATTGTTCCTACTCTTGATAAGAGAGGCCGTTTAATTTGCGAAAGAACTTGTGACATCATTGGTTATTCTACTTCCGTAAATACTGATGAAGGTGTCCAAACCCGTCTCTTTATGAGAGGTACTCCTCGTTACGTAGCAGGTTCTCGTTTCAAGTATATTCCTAATTCTATTGAATTTACTTATGACAACTTGGTAAGCGCGATTGCGGGAGCTATTGATAAGCAGGCAGAAGAAACTGGTGGTAAGTTCATCTCTAACGAAGCAACACAGGTTGTTACAGAAGATGTTACTTATGATTTTGACCGACTAACAGCTCGTTTTCAGGAGCTTGTTGGTGAGCTGATGTCTGCAAATCAGTCCAATGCCGCGAAGATTACAGCTATTGTTGACAAGTATCTCGGTAAAGGAAAGAAAGTCGGAGAATGTTCTCCTGAGCAAGCTGAACAGATTGATCTTATTGTTCACGACTTGGAGCTTCTGATCGCTGGCTAATATAAAGGAGAGTATTATAAATAATACTCTCCTTTGATTTTTTATCATAAATTTGATATAATATATATAGAAAAGTAATAAAGAAAGGAGCGTAATATTATGGCAAAGCACATGGTCAAATGTTTATATTGTGGCAAAATGTTTGACGCTAATATGGAGCCATTTGTGAAACCAAATCCTAGACGTTACGCTCATGAGTCGTGCGCGAAAGCAGCAGAAGAAAATCAAAATCAAGAAGAGAAAGATAAGAAAGAATTAGAAACATATATCAAGAGCTTATTTGGAATTAACAGTATCTCCGTTAAAATTAGAAAACAGATGGAGACCTTTAGAAAGGATAATAATTATACCTATTCTGGCATGAGAAAGACGTTAAAGTATTTCTTTGAGATACGAGGAAACTCGATCGAAAAGGCTAATGGTGGTATTGGTATTATCCCATATGTCTATGATGAAGCGTTCAATTATTGGAGAGCTTTATGGGAAGCTAAGCAACGCAATCAAGGAATAGAAATTCAGAAATATAATTTGCCAGTAAGAGAAGTTCACATTGTTCCTCCTAAGCGAGAACCGATGAAGCATACGCGGCAATTATTTACATTCTTAGATGAACAGGAGGAAGATACATGAATAGTAGCTTTGTTGATACTGCTGCTATCACTCAAATCATTGGATGTGTCTTTAATAATGCCGCAATTCTCGATGATACAGATAAGTATATAATCCACGAAGATGACTTTGTAGAGAACTTCCACAAGATTGTATTCGGTAGTATGTATAATATTCATCAGACAGGAAGCCAGGTGAATATTGATGCAATTATTGATTATCTCGCAAATCGACCGAAATTTGATGCTATCTTTAAGCAGAATAAAGGCGTTGAATATCTTCTAGAAGCATCCCAGAATGCTCGACAGGATACTTTCAATTACTATTATGGCAGAATGAAGAAATTTTCATTGCTGCGAGCATATGATAGCTATGGTGTAAATGTAAGCGAGCTTTACGATCCAGATAATCTACTCGATACTAAGAAGCGCCAACGACAAGAGGATTGGCTTGATGCAACTTCATTAACTGATATAGCCAATACTATTGATAAGCGTATTGATGAAATCAAAAGCAAATATATCGAAGATGATTTAGGCTTGGGATACCAGGCGGGCGACGGTATTATAGATTTGATCGAGCGTTTGGAAGAGCATCCTGAGGTTGGTATTCCTCTTTACGGACCACTTATCAACACGGTAACAAGAGGTGCAAGATTAAAGAAGTTTTATTTACGATCTGCGGCCACTGGCATTGGTAAGACACGAAGTCTAATCGCGGATGCCTGTAACTTTGCTTGTAATAGAATTTATCACGAACAATTTGGTTGGATAAAAAATGGCGCGTCACAGCCTACTTTATTTATTGCAACAGAGCAAGATAAAGAAGAGGTTCAAACTATGATGTTAGCTTTTCTTTCTTCTGTTAATGAGGATCATATCTTGAATGGTCAGTATCTTGAAGGAGAAAGAGAACGCGTAGTAGAAGCTGGTAAGATTATCCAAGAAAGTCCAATTTGGGTTGAAGAATTGCCGGATTTCTCGTTACAGGATGTTGAAAACAAGATTAAGAAGAATATTCGCGAGCATGATGTGAAATACGTCTTGTTTGATTATATTCAGACCTCGCTAAAAATTCTAGAAGAAATTTCACGAAGAAGTGGCGGAGTTCGATTAAGAGAAGATAATATCTTGTTTATGTTATCTGCTCGACTAAAAGATTTGGCGAATAAATATGGTATCTTTATTATGTCAGCTACTCAGCTAAATGGTGATTATAAAGATAGTGAAACTCCAGATCAGAACTTGCTGCGCGGTGCTAAAAGTATCGCAGATAGAATTGACGTAGGCATGATTTTGTTAGGTGTATCAGAGGAAGACTTGGTAAAGCTAGAACCTATTTTGGAAGCAAATCCAAATCTTCAAAGACCAAATGTTAAAATGTCAGTATATAAAAATAGACGAGGAGCCTATAAAGGAGTATTCCTATGGTGCACCGCAGACTTAGGCACTTGTCGTATTCATCCTCAGTTCTGTACCACTTGGCATCATGAGATGGTAGGTATCGAGGATCTGCGGGTTATTATAGATGACGAACCCAGCGCATGGGATAATAAAAATTAAGGAGAGAAAACTATGAAGATCGGTTATCAGATGAATAAGAAGCAGTTTGACGCACTTGTTGCAACTCGTAAGGGCGCAGACGCAAAGAAGAATCCGTATCAGTATGTCATGGAGATTATCAACACATCTTATGGTCTGCGTGGCACTGTAACTCGTCTTTCTATTGTAGACTGATGTCGCGTTACTATGATAAAGACGAGCTAAAGGAGAAACTTGAACTTGAGCAGATATATGATTTAATTGAAGCCTGGGGAGGTGAGCCTGAATATACAGATGGCGGGCTTATCTCCCAAACTATCTGTCATAATCTGCCGGGAGAGGGTTCTCGCAAGCTCTATTATTACACAAATACAAGATTGTTCAGATGTTACACTGGGTGTGTAGATCCTACCTTCGATATTTTTGATTTGTGTATTAAGGTAATGAAAAATCAAAAGGACTTGAAGTGGGAGATGTATGATGCAATGGATTATATTGCATCATACTTTGGCTTTGACGGCGTAGAACAACGAGATGACGAACAGCCAGAACTGAAAGATTGGGAAGTGTTTAAGCGACATAATTTGCGGATGGCAGAGAAAAAATCTACCAATCAGCTAAAAGAATATGATCCAATTATTCTTAGTCGTTTCGCCTATCCAAGAATAGAAAGTTGGGAACGAGAAGGAATTAGCGATGAGGTGAGTAAGAAGAATCTCATTGGCTACTATCCTGGCGGTGAGCAGATCACAATCCCGCATTTCGACATTAATAATCGTTTAATTGGCATCAGAGGTCGTTCATTAGCAGAAGATGAAGCTGAACGATATGGCAAGTATAGACCTCTATTGATTGGCAAGAAGCTGTATAATCACCCTCTTAGTATGAATCTATATAATCTCAACAATAGCAAAGATAATATTGCTAAGATGCACGCAGCAGTTATCTTCGAGTCTGAGAAGTCTTGCCTTATGTATCAGTCTTATTATGGTCATGAAAATGATATTTCTGTGGCAATTTGCGGAAGTAGCTTATCAAGCTATCAAGTTGATTTATTAAAGCAGGTTGGAGCGAGAGATATTGTAATTGCTCTTGATCGACAATTCCAAGAAATTGGAGATGATGAGTTTAAGCGATTAAAAGCTAAATTAATTCATTTCTACAACAAGTATAATAACTCTATTAGAGTAACCGCTATATTCGATAAAGCTATGATTTCTCCTTATAAGGCAAGTCCGATAGATGAAGGTCCGGAAGTCTTTGAGAAGCTATTAGCTTCGCGAATTATTCCTAAAAACTAAGGAGGTTAATCATGGATTATCAATTAATCAAGCCTATTCAAGAAAACTATTCAGCGATTGAATAGGTTCTTACTAATCGAGGTATTAAGTTTGAAGACATCGCTCATTATCTTAATGTAACAGAGGAAGATAACTTATCTCCACTGCTATTAGACAATATAGAACAAGCCGCTAAGATGCTGTTTAACCAGTTACATAAAGACGGTTTCCATATTCATGTGCAAGTAGATAGTGATTGCGATGGTTATACTTCAGCAGCCTTACTATTGAATTACATTCATGCAATTATTCCATCTGCTATTGAGCATATCTCTTATAGTTTCCATAATGGCAAAATGCACGGAATTAATCCAGCTCTTATTCCATCAGAAACAACGCTGGTGATTGCTCCAGACTCGAGTTCAAACGATTATGATATTCATAAGATGTTGCATAATAAAGGAGTTGAAGTTCTTGTACTGGACCACCACCAAGCAGAAAAGATTTCTGAATATGCGTGTATTGTAAATAATCAGTTATGTGATTATCCAACCAAATCATTATCTGGTGTTGGTGTTGTGTATAAGTTATGCCAGTTTATTGATTCTTTACTCCCAGCCAGTGAGCAAAAGGCAAATCAATTCTTAGATATGGTTGCAGTTGGTCTCGTTGGAGATATGATGGATTTACGAGATTTTGAAACCCATTATCTTGTTCAAACTGGTTTAAGTCAGCTTCAAAATCCTTTTATCAAGGGTATGGCAGAAAAAAACCATTATCAATTAGGTGACAATCCCACTCCAATAGGCGTAGCGTTCTACATTGTTCCTTTAATCAACTCGATTACACGAGTAGGTACGTTAGAAGAAAAGACTTTATTATTCGAATCTATGTTGAATTGGAAAGCCTTTGACCTGGTGCCCTCCACTAAACGAGGATGCGCTGGCCAGCAAGAGACAAGATTAGATCAAAGTTTGCGGACTTGCACTAATGTCAAAAACCGCCAGACTAGAAACCAAGATGCTGCGGTTGAATAGGTTAAAAGTATTATCAAAGAAAATAATCTTTTAGATCATAAAATCTTACTTGTTAAGTTAGAACATCCGTCTTTTGATAGAGGTATTACTGGTCTAATTGCTAACAAGCTAATGGCAGAATATCAGCGTCCTGTTGCTCTACTTGTTGAAGTAGACGAAGATGGTAAAAAGGCTTGGAGTGGTTCTGCACGAGGATATGAGAAATCTAAGCTCAATGATTTTAGAGGTTTCTGCCGAGATAGTGGTTTGATTTATCTCGCGGAAGGACATCCTAATGCGTTTGGCTTTGGTATCTTAGATGAAAATTTTGATGCTTTTGTTGAGTACGCAGATACAACTCTTAAAGATATTGAGTTCTCACCTAGTTACAAGGTAGACTTTATTCATTCAGCCAATGACGTTAGACCTAAAGAAATCTTAGAACTAGGTAATATGAAGAATCTTTGGGGACAGAATGTAGATGAGCCGCTTATCGCGGTAGAACATTTATCTATCACTAAAGATATGATTACCTTAATGTCTAGAGATCGAAATCCCACTTTAAAGATACAGTTATCCAATGGAATAACCTGTATCAAGTTTAAGTCTAGCGAAGAAGAACTAGAAAGTTTGTTTAGCGAGAATGGTTGTGTTACGATTAATCTCGTTGGCAAGGCGGAGGTAAACAAGTATTTCAATAGCGTGACACCACAGCTAATTATTCAGAACTATGAAATCATAAATCGTCAAGAGTATTTCTTTTAAATAGATTGAGGAAACTGCGGACTGGCCGGAGCCTAGACGATCGTCCGCAGAAACCAAAATAGGGTTTACTATTTTTTGAAAGGAAAAGCGGTATGAATATTTTATATGTAGATTTGACTAGCATGAATACTTCAAAAGCGGAACAGATACATAAGCAACTCTCACATGAACTAAATGGTGATTTGATTACATTGCCGATGAATACTAGATTACTCTATGATGTGAAATTGGAAGATCTGTATAATTTAAAAGCTAAAGTAGATGCAGCGATTAAGGAGAAGGAAAATGGAACTAACACGTAAGCAAGAGCAAGGACTCAAGATTGCTATTGATAGATACCATAACGGAGAAGCATATACTGTAATTAGTGGTTACGCAGGAACAGGTAAATCTACTCTTATCAAGTTTATTATCTCCGCTCTCGATATTGACCCCGAAAGAGTTGGATATATCGCTTATACTGGCAAAGCTGCACAGGTACTAAGAAATAAAGGTTGTCCCACTGCTATGACCGCACATAGACTCTTATATAAATCTGTCCCGCGCGCAGATGGCAGCTTTATTCATATCCCTAAAGACAGTATTTCTGATTATGATATTATCGTAGTTGATGAGGTATCTATGCTACCTAAGCTTATGTGGAATTTGCTGCTGTCGCATGGCATTTATGTAATTGCTTGCGGCGATCCTGGTCAGCTACCGCCTATTGGCGAAGAAAATGGCATTCTTGAACATCCGCATATTTTTCTCGATGAAATTATGCGTCAGGCTGCGGAAAGCGAGATTATTCGTCTGTCCGCGGACATTCGAGAGGGTAAACTTATCAAGCCTTATAAGGGTACTGAAATCAATATTGTGCGTCATAGAGAAATGTGTGATGGCATGTTTACATGGGCAGATCAGATTCTTTGCGGGAAAAATATTACTCGTCATACATTAAATAATTATTACCGCAATATGCGCTATGGTGAAGACATTCCTAATCCTATTGTTGGAGATAAAGTTATTTGTCTTAAAAACAACTGGGATAAGATTACTGAGACTGGAGACGCTCTTGTCAATGGCACTATTGGCACTATTGATAAGATTGCTACCGCCCCAAATAAGTGGCTTAATCCTATGTGCTTAATTGATTTTACTCCTGAGACGATTGATAATGCTGATAAAAGAGATCAGACATTTCATGACCTCTTGATGGATTGGAAACTTATTACCACCAAAGAAACAACAGTAAATCGAGAAAACTTTCGACTGTTTCCTAAGCAGTTGCGGCCGGAGCAGTTTGATTATGGCTATTGTATCACGACTCATAAATCCCAAGGTAGCGAGTATGATAAGGTATTAGTAGTCGAGGAAGTATTAAGACAAGCAGATCATGCTCGGTGGCTTTACACAGCTTGTACTCGTGCGGCACAGAAATTAACTTTGGTGTTAAAAGATTGATGAATTGCTTTTTATTATAAAATATGATATAATTATTATAGAAAGATTAAAGGAGGAAGTGTATGAGTTATTTTAACAACCATGCTCATACTGAGTATAGTAATTTGCGCCTTCTCGATTGTATCAATCATCCAGAAGAGTTGATTGATAAGGCTATTGAGCTTGGTTTGACTGGTATTGCCATCACAGATCACGAATCCTTAAGTTCGCATATGCGAGTAAATAAGTATGCAAAGAAACTTCAGGAAACTCATCCTGAGTTTACTGTAGCATTGGGTAATGAGATTTATCTTACCGATACTCGAGATATGGGACAAAAGTATTATCACTTTATTTTGCTTGCAAAGAACGAGCATGGATACAGAGGTCTTAAAGAGCTATCTTCTATTGCGTGGACTAATAGTTACTATGATCGTGGTATGGAACGAGTTCCGCTTTTGAAATCAGAATTACAGGAAGTTATGCAGAGATTTAAGGGAGATATTATCGGCACGACTGCATGTATCGGTGGTGAATTAGGTAGTTCTATTCTTAATCTCGATGCTCGCGAAAAAGCTAATGATACTGACAACGCGTATCGTTACCATAGACAGATTATTGACTTTATGGAATTTTGTATTGGCGTTTTTGGCAAGGACGATTTCTATGTTGAGTGCGCTCCTGCAAGCAACAATGATCAGATTACTGCAAATAAGAGAATGCTCAAAATTGCTCAAGCATTTGATGTAAAGATGTGCGTTGGTACGGATGCTCATTATCTAACTAAAGAAGATAGATATGTTCACAAGTCTTATCTTAATTCTAAGGGTGGTGAGCGAGAAGTTGATTCATTCTATGAATTCACATATCTTATGACTGAGCAAGAGACAACTGATTTACTTTTGTCTAGCTTTGACTTAAATACAGTTTACTCTATCTATGACAATTCTAATGAGATCAAGGATAAGATTGAGTTTTATTCTCTTGAGAAGCATCAGTCTGTCCCAGAAGTAGCAGTAACTCATTATAATCGCAGCGACTGGTCTCGCGTTCCCGCGGATATGATGGATACTTTCCGTGATGATTATAAGGTACTAACTTCCTTGATTGAGTCTGATAATGAGCAAGAGAAATATTGGATTCAGGAGTGCATCATTGCAATGCAGGAGAAAGGTCTTATCCACAAGAAAGAGTATTGGGAAAGACTCGAAGAAGAAGCAAGAGTAAAGAGAGTTATTGGTGAGAAGTTGCAGACTTGTATGTTCGCATATCCTAATACATTGAAGCACTATGTAGATTTGTTCTGGAATTGCGGCAGTACAGTCGGCGCAGGTCGTGGTTCTGCGTGTGCAGCTTTAAATCATTATCTCCTTGGTATTACTCAGCTTGACCCCCTTGAATGGGACTTACCTTTCTGGCGTTACATTAATGATGAACGTGTTGAGTTAGGTGATATTGATCTTGACTTGGCGCCGTCTAAAATTCAGAAGATTTTTGCCGAAATCCGCAAGGAAAGAGGAGAACTTGGTCTTATTCAGGTTTGCACTTTCGGTACAGAGGGCACAAAATCTGCAATCTTGACTGCGTGTAGAGGTTATCGTTCTGAGGAATATCCCGACGGCATTGATGTTGATGAAGCCCAGTATTTAAGTTCTTTGATTCCTCAAGAGCGTGGTTTCCTGTGGCCGATTGAAGATGTTGTAAATGGTAATCAAGAGAAAGGCAGAAAGCCTGTTAAAGCATTTGTAACCGCGGTTTCGCAGTATGAAGGCTTGCTTGATATTATTATTCGTATTCAAGGCATGGTTAATAAAAGAAGTAGTCACGCTTCTGGTGTTATCCTTTTTGATGAAAACATCTATGACTCTGCCGCGGTTATGCGAACTCCTAAGGGCGCGTTAATTACACAGTGGGATCTGCATGACCAAGAGGCTGCAGGTTCTGTAAAGTATGACTTCCTGCTAACAAGTGTACAGGACATTATCATTCAGACTATTGAGCTGCTTCAAGCAGATAAAGTTATTGAGCAAAACTTAACTCTTAGAGAGGTCTATAATAAGTATCTGCATCCATCTATTTTGCCGCAAGATGATGAAGCTATGTGGAACGCTCTGGCTAACAATGATGTAATTGGTTGTTTTCAGTTTGATAGCGCAGTTGGCGCACAGGCAGCTAAGAAAATCCGTCCGCATAATCCGTTAGAGATGGCGGATGCCAATGGTTTGATGCGTCTTATGGCTTCTGAGCCGGGCGCGGAAACTCCGATGGAAAAGTATGTTCGTTATAAGCATGATATTTCTCTTTGGTATAAAGAGATGGACAATAATGGCTTGACTAAGCAAGAACAGAAAACTTTGGAACCTTACTTCTTATCTTCTTATGGCGTACCTCCTTCTCAGGAGCAGCTAATGAAGATGTTGCGGGATCCAGATATTTGTAACTTTAGTCTGGCTGAAGCGAATGCCGCGAGAAAGATTGTTGGTAAGAAACAGATGCATAAAATTCCAGAGCTTCATCAGAAAGTTTTGGATACGGCGAAATCCGAGAAGTTAGGTAAGTACGTCTGGAAGTTTGGTCTCGGTCCGCAGATGGGTTATTCATTCTCCGTCATTCATGCTCTTGCTTATAGCTTCGTTGGTATGCAGACTCTTTATCTTGCTACACATTTCAATCCTGTATATTGGAATACAGCATATCTTATCGTTAATAGTGGTGCTATTGATGAAGATGAGAGTGAGCAGTCAGATTATACAAAGTTAGCAAAGGCGATTGGTGAAATTCGTAACAAGGGTATTAAGGTATCTCTTGTTGATATTAACCATTCTGAGCTTGGCTTTAAACCCGATACAGAGAATAATCAGATTTTGTTTGGCTTAAAAGGTTTAACAAATGTCAATAACGATTTGATTAAGACTATTATTGCAAATCGCCCATACGCATCTATGATAGATTTCTATTATAGAATAGCTCCTAATAAGCAAGCTATGATTGCTCTTATTAAGGGTGGCGCATTTGATCAATTCAAAGACCGCAAGAAGACTATGGTAGAATATTTGTGGTTAACTTGCGACAAGAAGAAGCGATTAACTTTGCAGAATATACCGGGTCTTATTCGTTATGATTTAATTCCAAAGAATGATACTTTTGCTTTACCAAAGCGAGTATTTGAGTTTAATAGATATTTAAAGGCTGAATGTAAAGATCCATTTGACCATGAGAGATACCATCTTGATGTAAGAGCGATTAACTTCTTAACTGAGATTGATTGTGAAGGACTCCTTGATGGTGAACTCGAGTCTTGGTATATCAATATTAAGACTTGGGATAAAGTTTATCAGAGTTATATGGATATTTTTAGAGATTGGATTAAAGAGAATAAGGATAGTATTCTTGATGAGTTGAACTCTCGTATCTTTATGCAAGATTGGGAAAAGTATGCTAGTGGTAACATCTCGTCTTGGGAAATGGAAGTTCTTTGCTTCTATTATCACGACCATGAATTAAGTAATGTAAATACTACTAAGTATGGTTTAGTTAATTTCTTTTCTCTTCCTGAAGAACCGGTTATTGAGAAAACTTTCAAGAAGGGTGCATCTCTTATTCCAATTTACAAGCTCAACCGCATTTGCGGAACTTGTATTGCAAAGAATAAAACCAAGAGTGTTGTATATCTTTTGACAACGACTGGTGTAGTATCTGTTAAGTTTAGACAGGAATATTTTTCACTGTTTGATAGACAGACATTCCGCCGAAATAGCGATGGTACTAAGATTGTCATTGAGAAATCTTGGTTTAATCGCGGTAATATGATTGTTGTACAGGGCATCCGTCGTGGTGATGAATTTGTAACCAAGAAGTATGCAAGTTCTGGTGGACATCAGTTGTATCATATTGACGAGGTATTAACAGATGGTTCGCTTATTCTTAGAAGTGAGCGAGCAACAGGAGAGGAAGAAGATAATGGAGAAAACTAAAATAATTGCTATTTGCGGCAAGGCGGGAAGCGGGAAGGATAGTATCCTTCACGCTCTCGTTAAACGTTACCCCGATAAATTTAATGAGATCATTAGTTGCACTACTCGTCCTGCACGACAGGGGGAGCGTTATGGCGTTAACTATTATTTCTTGACAGTAGATGAATTTACTACTAAGGTATTAAATGGTGATATGCTAGAAGCTACGGAATTTAATGGCTGGCATTATGGCACTGCTTTATCGAGTTTATCAAAAGATAAAGTCAACGTTGGTGTCTTTAATCCAGAAGGTATCCGCTGTCTTATGGAGGATGGCCTTATTGACTTAACCGTATATTATGTACAGGCTAGCGATAAAGAACGCTTGCTTCGTCAGCTTAAAAGAGAACAGGATCCAGACGTTAAAGAAATTATTCGACGTTTTTCCGCAGACGAACAAGATTTTAGCGATCTAACGGATATTGATTATCAGGTACTTGCAAACCAAGATATAGGAAACTTTTTTCAAGCTATTGATCTTATCGCTGGGCAGTTTTGTTAAATTTGCCTATCAAAAATACCAAATATAGTATCCGTCTAAAAAAATAAATACAAGGGGTGTTTCTATTGCTACAAGTAAAGAAAAGAAATGGTATCCTTGTACCATTTGATAAGCAAAGAATTGTAAACGCTATCAACAAGGCTTTTATCGAGGTTGATGGCATTCTGTATGAAGAAGATACGGCGAAAGATATTGCCGATGAAATTAAATATAGCGTAAAGACTGCGGATGATATTATCTCAGTTGAAGAAATTCAAGATATGATTGAGAATTTCTTAATGCGCTCTGAAAGAAAAGATGTTGCCAAGGCTTATATCAGATATAGATATAAGAGAGAAATGGTGCGCTCTAGTAATGATGACTTTATTCAAGCGTTCTCTGAAAAAGTTAGCGGCTCTTCTATTGAACGACAAAACGCTAATGTTGATGAGCTATCGTTTGGAGGTCGTGTTGGCGCAAGTTCAGACCTTTAGATGAAGAAATATGCGCTTGATTATTGCGTATCTGATATGGCTCGCAATAATCACCGCAATAATGAAATTTATATCCATGATTTATCCGCTTATGCAGTTGGTATGCACAACTGTCTATCTATTCCTTTTGATCACTTGCTTGCCGATGGGTTTAACACTAGACAAACTGATGTAAGACCCGCAGGTTCAGTGAATACTGCATTTCAGTTGGTAGCAGTGATTTTCCAACTTGAATCTCTCCAGCAGTTTGGTGGCGTAAGTGCAACACACCTCGACTGGACGATGGTTCCTTATGTAAGAAAAAGTTTTAGAAAGTACTATATTGAAGGCTTAAAATATATTGAGAATATCTCCGATAAAGAGCTTTTTGACCATATTCCAGATAATGCTGGAATTGAAGATGATGAATATATGATTTATGATAAAGCATATCAATATGCTCTTGATATGACTATTAAAGAAGTACATCAAGCTGTAGAAGGTATGTATCATAATCTTAATACTCTTCAGTCTCGCTCTGGTAATCAACTACCATTCACATCTATTAACTATGGTACTTGCACTTTGCCCGAAGGTAGAATGGTAATTAAAGCATTACTTGATGTCTCTATTGAGGGACTTGGTAAACTGCATAAAACTTCTATCTTCCCATGCGGTATCTTCCAATGTATGAAGGGCGTCAATCAAAAGCCAGATGATCCGAACTATGATTTGTTTAGACTGGCTCTAAGATCCACTGCAACTAGACTCTATCCTAACTATGCTAACGTTGATTGGTCTGGCAATGCAGGATATGACCCGAATGATCCCAAGACCTATTTTAGCACGATGGGTTGCCGCACCGCGAATGGTTGGGACGTCAATGGCATGGGTCAAACAAAAGATGGTAGAGGTAATATCTGCCCTGTAACCATCATCATGCCTACTCTTGCTATGGAAGCAAAAGAAGCAGCAGATGCCGCATATCCTGACGCAAACGCCATTGATTGTTTTATGTCTCTACTTGACCAGAAAATTCATGAAGCTAAGGATATGCTGCTAGAACGATTTGATTATATTTGCTCTCAGCCTGCTGAATCCGCGAAGTTCATGTATGAAAATGGCGTAATGGCTGGCTATGATGGCAAGACAACCCGTAGTGCATTAAAGCATGGTACTCTTGCTGTTGGTCAATTAGGCCTTGCAGAAACGCTACAAATTCTTATTGGTCAGGATCATACTACTTCGCAGGGTATGGAACTAGCTAAGAAGATTGAGCAGCTCTTCCAAGATAGATGTGCAGCTTTCAAACAACAGTATCAGTTAAACTTTGGCGTTTATTATACACCTGCGGAGAACCTCTGTTACACTGCTATGACGAAGTTTAAGGACAAGTATGGAGAAATTCCAAACGTAAGTGATAGAGATTATTTCACTAACTCTATTCATGTTCCGGTATGGAAGAAGATGTCACCTTTTAAGAAGATTGATATTGAAAGCCAGCTGACCGGTTATTCTTCTGCTGGCTGCATTACTTACGTTGAACTTGATAGTGGCGTTAAGAATAACATTGACGCTCTGGAAACTTTGGTACTTTATGCTATGGAACATGATATTCCGTATTTCGCAATTAACGTTCCTAACGACACTTGTCTTGAGTGTGGTTACATGGACGAATTTAATGATCACTGCCCAGTTTGCGGAAGTCACCATATTCAACAGCTTCGACGTGTTACAGGCTATCTAACCGGTAATTATACAACTGCCTTTAATGCAGGTAAAGTTGCCGAAGCCAATGATAGAGTAAAACATTCAGGTCGATTGGAGGAATAACTCATGCAGTACGCAGGAATTATTTATGATGACTTTTCAGCCGCGCCAGGCGTGTGCCTATCTTTCTTTGTCCAAGGTTGTCCTTTCCGTTGTGAAGGATGTCACAATCCAGAAACATGGGATTTTAGTGGAGGTAGAGAGTTCACTCAAGGAACTCTCGACTCCATTATTAAAGGACTGCGCGCTAATGGTGTGCATAGAAATCTTTGTATTATGGGCGGAGAACCTCTTTGTCCAGAGAACTCTTTCCTTACTAGGTTGGTCGTAACAACAGTAAAGAAGGAATTACCGGATACTAAGATCTATATTTGGACAGGTAATACCTATGAAAATCTCGCAATCTTCTCAGACTTAAATATGCGAGAAATCTTTAATAACGCGGATTTCTTGATTGATGGCCCCTATATTCAAGCTGAACGCGATTTAACTCTACCTATGCGCGGCAGCCGCAATCAACGTATTATTGATTTGCACGAGGTATGCCATGAAGAAGCGTGAGTAGATCAAAAGAGAAGTTACCTTAATGAATGATAAGATTTAGGCTGGAGTAGAATCCAGCCTAAATCAAATTGTTCAGCAGGTTATTACGTATAGTAATAAACCGGAACAATCAAAAACTTTATTAGATAAAACGCAACAGTTGTTCTATGACTCCCTTACTCAAACTTATAGCACGACTTCGGGTGATTTAAAACGGATTTATTCTAGAACAAAGGATTTTGAAGTCAAGGATATTTTATCTTTAACATATAATAAAGATAATAAAACCTTGAATGAAAGAATTGCAGAACACTGGAATAAAGCATCAGAGTATTCTAATAAAACAGCGATGCAAGCATATTTAATTGATAAATATGATAGACTACTAAGAAACGAAACACAGATTGTTAAAAATGCCGTTATGTTTAATAAAGTAGGTACACTTAGTCAACTTGCTATTGTTGAAAATAGCGGCGGAGATTGTGATGGTGGTTGCGCTGAATATGCAGGTGAGTGGCCAGTAGATGAGGTAATCCTCCCTCCGTATCATCCTAATTGTTGTTGCCAAGTGTACTATGATGATACAGATAACGAGGATGACATAGAAGATTTGGAGCTAGAAAATGAAGATATTGTCTAACTCAATTCTTGGAGGAGTAATGATAGCAATAGCAAGCTATATTTACCTACAAATAGGTGGTATCGCTGGCGCTTTCTTATTCTCCATTGGATTATTAAGTATATTAAATATGGATTTTAAGTTATACACTGGCGCGATAGGATTTTATCACTCTTCATTACAAGACATGAAGATGCTAACGACCATACTTATCGGCAACTGCATAGGCACATCTTTGCTTTTGATGTTTCCTAACGCGGAAGCCCAGGTTTTAGTTGCCACCAAACTAGCTTTATTACCGGGCATAGTGTTTATTAAAGCAGTGGTTTGCGGGATGTTTATGTATATAGCAGTAGCCTGTTTCCGCAATTCGGCTTACTATATGGTTCCAGTATGTGTAGCAGGATTTATCCTATTTGGTGGAGAACACTGTATCGCTGATCTATGTTACTTTATAGCATCTAATTCATTTGATTATAGGATGTTTCCTTTCTTTATTACCACTCTCATAGGCAACTCTACGGGAGCAATTTTAATTGACAAAATTAAAGTTTTATGATATTATAATAATAGAAAAGGAGATTTGTATATGACTTTATATGAAATCAACTAGGCTGCTTATAGCAACCTTTCTAAGATGACTAAGGCCGACGTGCAGAAGGCAGCTGAGAAGCTAGAAGAGTTTCTTACAAAGCACGACGCAAAATATTATCTCATGCTTAATGTAGAAGGTAGATATTATACTATGTACACCTATAATCAAGAGCATGATGTTAAAAAGATGGCTTACGAGATGATTGATGTAGCAAAGACTCTCGGCGTCCTCAAAGGCATTCAGATCGAAAAGGATATGGTAGAGTTCTGGATTCAAAATGGCAAGACCTGTGAAATGTATGCTATGTTCGACTATACAAAAGGAGTGATTGAAGTATGAATCAGACAATGGTAATTCTATATGATCCATTTGCCGTAGACTCTACAATTTATGTATTTCAAGATGGACATATTATCAATCAAGCGTCTATCCCATCTGATGCTTCAACGCTCGCTGCTAATATCGCGGCGTATGCAGATGCAACTAATATTTTTTCTGTAAAGATTGAGGCTTCACCTTCTTTAGTAGAAGAAATTAAACAACAGCTAAATACAACTAATTATACAAAGCAAAAAATTGAAGTGGAAGGTATTTAATGATGTATACTTTGAAAACAACTACTGTATATCGCGTGCCCACGGTTGAAGATGCTCTTCGTCTGCGGGAATGGCTTGATAAGAATTGCACTGGCGAGCTAACCGGCTTTAAGTATACCACCAAGTATATCAAGGCTAAGGGTGAAATTATTGAAGAATATCAGCTCGTTACTGCTACTATTACTATCGACAATGAGAAAGAACCAGAAGGCATTATGCCGATTATGATGGAGGATGTAAATAATGGTTAAGTTTCAGAAGGTATCTCGTTTTGCTGACATTGATCTCCCTCTGCCGACTCGAGCAACCGCAGATTCCGCAGGTTATGATTTTGTAGTCGCAGAGGATATTGTAATTCCTCCATATGACTTCCTGAGAACTAAGATTCAGGACGACTTGTTCGAGAAGGAACGTCACGAAGACTTCTATGGTTTTATCGACCCTCTTACTCTTGATGATATGGCAAGTATTACTAAGGCCCTCAAGGCAAAGATCCCGCTTGTATCTACTGGTATGAAATGTCATCTGGAGCCAGGTCAGTATCTTGAACTAAGTGTCCGCAGTTCTACTCCCCTTAAACACTGGTTGATTATGGGTAATAGCGTTGGTATTATTGATGCTGATTATTGTGATAATCCGGATAATGAGGGCGAGATTTTCTTCCAGCTTATCAACCTTTCTCCTTTTGCTATTCAGCTTAAGCGCGGTGATAAGATTGGACAGGGTATTATTAAGACTTACGGTGTAACCGATGATGACTCTGCGACTGGCGAGCGTTTGGGTGGTTTCGGTTCTACAAGCAAGTAATGAGTCGCCTTTTAGCTTTAGATTAGGCTTCGAAGGTTACTGGTTGGGCAATCTTTGAAGATGGTAAGTTAGAAAAGTATGGTAAGATTTCCTTAGACGATCCTAATATCGACACTAGACTAGTTTAGTTACGATAGAATATCTGGGCTTTAATTGAAAGCGAAAATATCAACGAAGTAGTATTTGAAGATATTCAACAATAGAATAATGTCGCTAATAACGTCTAGACCTTTAAGATTTTAGCGGAGGTTTATGGAGTTGTTTCAGAACTATTGCAAGAACTTCATATTCCTCATTCAACAGTTCTCGCCGCGTCTTGGAAATCTACATTAAGTATTAAAGGCAGATCAAGAGCAGAGCAAAAAAAGAATGCTCAACTCTATGTAGAGTAGAATTATAGTGCTCATGTTATTTAGGACATCGCGGATGCTATCTGTATTGGTACGCATCATATCAAGCAAAATCAGTGCGCTTGGTGAAAATGTGGTCTAAATAAAATAATCCTCCTTCCCACTTTCTCAAAATCTTTGAGAGGTTTAAGGAAGGAGGATTTTATGCTTACTTTTGTTACTGAACATTTAGTTGAGATTTTTTTCGGCTTGGTATCCGCGGGAGCGCTTGCTTTCTGTAAATATCTATATAGCCAATTAAAAAACTACAAAAAGTTATTAGCAGAAAATAAGGATACAGAGCTAGAAAAAACTATAGACTCCCGTATTGAGCCGATCTAGGAAGAGATTGAAGAACTCCGTAAGTACATTATAGAAACTAAGAGTATTGAAAATTCGCACTTGGAATTGATTGTTTCATCATATAAATTCCGTTTGGTGCAACTATGTAAAGAGTATATCAAATAGGGATATATAACATAGGATCAATATGACTAGTTAAGTGAGTTTTACCGAGTATACTCTGGACTGGGCGGAAACGGTCAAGCTAAAGAATATTATGAATTAGCTATGGAATTGCCAATTAAATCACAATAAAAAAACGGGGACTTGTCTTAATTTGACAAGTCCCCGCGTTTTACTTTTAACCGTCTAAATATTTCATTGGTTTTGGAAATTATTTCCTCGCCATAAGTAGCTATTAAATCAGATAATAGTTCCTCTTGTTCAACGGTTAATTCTGTCTCATAGCTGAACATAGCAGCATGAGTTACCTCGTGGCACAACACTCTCTTCATCATAGAAGAGGATAAATTCTAGTTAATATAGATACATTTAGTATCATTATCACAAACGCCAGAAGCATAACTTCCATCGCTTCTAGCAAGAGAAGAAGAAGTTGGAGGTACTAGTAATACTCTCCAACTCACTCCATTAATGTTAAGCATTTAGGTTTAATTGAGCAATCTTATTAGTTAGGCTAGTCATTTTCTTCTCCAAGACTTGACGCTCTTCTGGAGAAGCTCCTTCGATCATTTCAACAATGTCGTCAGAGAGTTCTTGCATATACTTTTCAAGTTCCTTGACTTTTTCAGCTTTATCCTTATGAAGTTGCTTAGATTCCATATACATACGACGAGTTACTGGACTGCGGCCTTCGCGAGAATCTCGAATATCAATCTCGCGTCCACGTTCTGGATAATAAGGATAACTCTCCCAATCCTCGTCACGACTACGGTTTTGCCACGGTGTACGACCTTTTACATCACCATCTGGACCTTCATAATACATTCTTCCATACACTCTATCCATATCTCTCTTTTTAGAGTGGCGATGGCTCATTGCTTCAGTTTCGTCCTTTTCTGCCTCTTCCATCGCTTTAACAATAGAACAGTAGTATTTGGCTTGTTCAAGGTCTTTAATCATGTCGATAGCCTGACCTAACTCTTCTGTATCTACTGTATCAAGATGGCTTAGCTGTGCCTGAACACAGCTCATTAATGTATCTTCCATGCTGTTTAGTCTTTTCATAGATTAAGCCACCCTTTCAACAATTAGATTAGCGTTCTGTACACTTACTGGAATAGTAGAAATGTTTCGTACACTTATTCGACCACAACAACCACGTGGAATGTCGATAAAGATTGAACTGAATACATTTCCATAGATACTAACCGCAGCTGGAGTATAAATCATGGTTGTGGTATTGATAGGTTCGCCATCAATAGCAATAGCCAATGAAATAGGTCCAGCAGTACCATCCGCGGGAACCGCAATATTACCGCCAAAAGACACGCGGAAACGCGCTCTACACTGACAGTTAGTTAAACCTCGTAAAGTTACTTGACCACTACCACTACGATGCATGGTAGAGGAGTTGCCGGGAATGGCAACGTTAGTGAATAAAACATCTTGATTAGCCGCGACTGTTTGCACAGCATTAGCGGTAATTTCCATAATACAAATCCTCCTTGTTTATTAAGAATTAAAGGGGCTTAAAGCCCCTTTAATTAAGCAGTGATGCCGCAACCATAAGGTGCGGTTCCGCAGTTGCAGTATGGGCTTGCAACTACGTAAGCCGGAACAGGTGCCTTAGTACCAAGCTGGTTAACTAAGTAGTTGTTCTGAGCTTGCTGAGAAGCCGCGAGACGCAGTGCCTGATTCTCGTTCTGTAGATCACTGATTTTCTCCTGGCAGAGATAATCAAGGATAGCGCGAGTACCAGCGTTCTGACTGTCGATAATATCACGGGTATGATTTGCCATAGAGGTCTGAATAGCGCAAGTATTAGTAGCCATGTTGTAGTTAACATCAGCAAAACCGCGCTCTAGAGCTCTACCATTCTCGCAGCAGCAATCAGAAATCTCACGAGCAATACTATTCTGACCAATAGTATTATCATAACGAGCCTGATTAATTGCATTTTCAACCTGGCATACGCCCTGTTGAGCAGCGAAACGGTTAGCAACAATATCAGAAGTCAAGCCGTTAGCAAGCTGGGCAGTCTAATAGCCAAGAGAGCAAACAGCATTATTTACTCCTGCAAAGCTATTAAGCATACCTGTGTTCATTGCATAGAAACCATCACAAAGACCTTGCTGTACTCCACGCACTCCATTTTCTAGACCATTCATGTCAAAACCATAAGCGATTTCTTCACGAGTGGTAGTTCCCTGGTAAGCAGGAGAGCCAGCACCCATGCCACGACCGAAGCCATTGCCCCACATACCACCATTGAAACAGAACAGGAACAAGATGATAATCCACCATGCTCCGTTGTCCCACATACCATCATTGCGGTTGTTACCACCAGTAGCAGCCGCAATATCAGCTAGACTATAGCCATTAGAATTATTGAACATAAAATGTTCCTCCTTTAAATTAGATGAGTTTAAAGGCCAAGCATCTTTTTAAAGGCGGCAAATTCTTTGTCGAAATCTATTCCCTATTGTTTAGCTAAGTTACGAGCGATTTGCTCAATATCTGCGGATCGACCATTCTTGGCTAGATTTAAGAGGTTCTGACCCATTGGGGTTTCACCCATCTAGCTTTCTAGCAGATTCATAGCGAGTTGCTAAGGATTCTGTCCACTCCTAAGCATTTGGATAAGTTGCATCTCATTCATATTTCATCTCTCCTTAAAACTTAAATTTCTCAGCCTATTGCGGTTGCGCCGCGACTGGCTAAGGTTCGACAGTTTGGACTAACTCTTGTTTGCCCGAAATAGCTTGCTTCAGTTGTGCTAGTGTAGTCTCAAACTCTTCTCTAGTCACATACTGAGGAGAGTTGATGACTGGTTCATTCTTTAACTCATAAACATTTAATGTAGCTGTACCGTCCATGTTTATTTGTTTAGTATAAATACGTCTGTTCGCCAAGTCGGGGAAATAAAAGATAGAGCCATCGAAATCAATGCTGATTGCGCGAGCTTCCTCAATAGAGGAAACTGGGCGACCTTTAATACCCATTTGCGGCTAGGGCTGCTCCACATACTGAATGCCCGGTCTTGGATACATAGGCTGTTGTGGATAGTATGGATAATTAGTTGCCAAAACTTTTTACCTCCTAAAAAATATTTCCTTTGACCTTTCATTTATATATGAAAATCGTCTATGGACGATTTTACATTTTTGCCAAAATTTTTGCCAATTTTTTTGAAAAAAAATAAAGGGAGCCTATTAGGCTCCCTTTTTCTTGTTATTTATGCTTGTTAACTTCAGACTCAATAAGCTGAGTTAGATAGGTATTTAAATCACCAGTTGCTTGCTAAATATAATCTTTTGCGTCGTCACCTAGAATTGCCAAAACCGCGTTCATGGTACGATTAAAGGCTTCCTTCTGAGCAGCTTCATCAAAGTTACCTGATTTCTTTAAGCTATCTACATAGGTCTGATTGGTCGCGATTACGCAATCAACAACAGTCTGATAGATCATATCAGTATACTTCTTAGCAATCTCATTGTTGGTCTTAGAGTTTAACTCATCTCGCTTAGCAGTTAAGAAATCTACGAGATATTTAGTTAAGATACCGAACAATGGAATGATACATACCTCGATAATTTGAATTACAATATCTGGCATACAAATTCCTCCTTATTGTATATAATATATAAAACAATAGGAAGTATGATTATCTCTTTTTGTCCAAATCAAATCTCTCCTACAATCGGAGCCTTAATGTAGATTCTGAGATTTCTGGACATTCCTTTGCGAGCCTAGTAATCGGTTCATTCTTGCGGAAACGCTGATATAATTCCTCGAAATTCAAGGGAAGAGGTTTCCTTGGTCTTCCGAACTAGACACCATTGGACTTGGCGGCCGCAATTCCTTCAGCCTGTCTTTGTTTAATATAAGTTCTCTCTTGTTCAGCCTAAAAGGATAATACCTATAAGACAAGATCAGAGATAAATGTGCCCATAACGTCTTTACAATATGACGTATCTAATAGTGGCATATCTAATACTTTAATATCTACTTTCTTAGTCTTGGTAATTAATCCCCACTGTTCTAGAATCTCTGAGTAGTTGCGGCCTAGTCTATCAATACTTTTAATAATAATCATGTCATTTGGCTGAACTGCACTCACTAAATCCTAGTAAGCTGGACGATTAAAGTCCTTACCTGATTGTTTATCGACGTAGATATTATCTTTATCTACGCCAGCTTCGGTTAATGCAATAATCTAGCGATCTAGATTCTAATCTCGTGAAGAAACTCTTGCATATCCATATAACACCTTTATCACCTCAATATATAATGAAAATTTGGCAAAGCTGATTTAACAACTTTGCCAAATTTTTTGGTAAAATTATTTAATTACTCCAGATGCGACTAGAACCTTCTTCATGTTCTCCGCGAGATCAATAGGAAGGCAGTCCGCGGAATAAGTAATTGCATCTAATTCTGCGGTTGTAGTTGCTCGTCTTGCTAACATTAAGAGGTGATTACAAAGAGTGGTATTATATAATTTATGCGCGGTCGCGTTTTCCGCGATACTCTTGATTTCCTCTGCTGTAAACATACGACATAACTTTTTATCCGCGTGGTAGGGATATCCCTTGGCTCCTTGTTCAATAGCAGATACAGCAGTCGTTAGGTTAATTTGATCGGTCTCTTCGAGGCTAAAATGCTCGGTGCCTTCGGTTGTCTCAACGTCCATACCGTTTGTAATAGCTTGATTACAAGCAGTAGATAGAGCTACTAGTTTGTCCTATTGATTTTTGGTAAAGTTTTTTGTTTCTCGCTCTGCGGCGCTTTCTTCCTCAGATCTTTCGATTGGAGTAGTACCAACAAGTTTATATTGATAGATACCATCTTGCGTAATGAGAGGTTTATCAAAATAGTGAGTCTACGCAAGATTGTACTTATCGCCATATCCTTCGTCGATAAGGATCCAATCGGTTAGATCGAGAGGAAGAGAATATTGGCCTTCGATGCGAGTAATATGATTATTAGAGTCTATTAAGACATAGACTTTTGATTTAGGATTTAGATTTTCCATAGTATGTCACCTCTTTATATGTCAGCGGAAATAAAGGCGTATCCGTCAGTTGTATTATCCTAACGCTGCAAGAAACAGTAATAGCCTTTATCGGTTGCGTTAAAAGACACGAGAATAGCTGCTTTTGTTCTACCAATGTCTAAAAGTGATATAGATGTTACAGAAAATGCAGTAGTTTCACCAGAAATGGATCGTGCGATAACTCGATAGTTACTTACATCGTTAAAATGGACTACTGGTACTGTACGTTTCCTTGCATAAGGGAGAATGAATACTGCACTTGTAGCACCGGAAGGAACAAACGCAGAGTTTGTGATTGCTGGTGTATCATCACTCTCAACTTTCTCCGCATAGTACGTGCATCTTCTTAACTGCTCCCCGAAATCAGGGATTTCGTTGAGCACCCATTTATCGCCCTCCTTGTGCGCAAGGGTCTGGGTGTCGCCGAGTTCGAGCTTGGCGGCAACAGCTGTAGTCGTGCTCGAATATCGCGCCCAAATTCTCTTGCCGCTTTCTAGTCCTATGAGCTGTATATCGCCAATCTCAATTAAACTGTCCCAATTTCCCCATGTAGACGGAATTACAGCACTTTTGGTGACTAACGTGTTGTCTGCAAAAAAGAAAGAATAAGTAACTGTTTTTCCCTTCAAGAGCGAGGAAAGTTCATATCCAAAAGGCTCGAAGAGTGCTCCGGACGTTAGCCGAATGCCTTCATCTGCAACAGTCAAAACGCCATCTGTCGTGAGATGCCACCTATCCACCGTATACCTATCCCCGCAGTATCCGGGAACAGAATTAGCTCCACCAACTACATATCGTGTTCCGTTAATCTCTATTTCACAATCGTAATTATTTTTTGCATCGCGACGTAAAAGCACTTGATAGTTTTTATCCGTTTGTCCAACTTTTTCCCATGTAAAAGTATAATAATCAACACCGGCTGGTACAATATACCCATTTCTTTGATTTATGGGACTGCCGAAGTACCAATTATCTAATAGATTAGGATTAGATAAATATTTATTAGAAGTTAATTTTAACCACGGCGCTGTCCATTTTCCTGCATCGGTCATACAACAATAGGTATCATTGTGATTAAAGATATATAATCCATAACCATTATTAGGCTCTTTATTAATTATAGTTACGATACCTAACCACCAGCCAATATAGGGAACGCCTTTAGTGGTATTAGGCTCTATCATAAATGTTCCACTAAGCTACTATTCACTTGCCCATGTTTGTAAATTCTCAGGTGTAATTAAACCATAATCATGCATTGCGCCAACTTGCTCAGCTGTTACTTCATGAGGGTTGTTCTTATCTGCTATATGCTCATTCAACTCAACCTTAGTAACCAAGTTCTTCGAATCTTGACCTTGCAAAATACATTTTAAGCTCATTTAAATTCTCCTTTCATCTTCAAAAAAGTACACTTAACTGGGCTTTGGTCAATCATAGATAATTTTCTTAGCACATCCTTCATGTATATCTGAAAAGGTAAGATACCTACTTGAAGGGAAAAGGGTTTCTATACCTTTTTCCCAATTTTTTATTATCTAGTTTCTGGAAGTATTTTTCCCACAAAAAAGTGTACTTTTTCTCGGAAAGTCTTTTGGCATTTTTAAAAGAGCTAGATACGAAGGAGGTTATAATCTTGCCTAAGTGTATTTTAGCTGAGCAAGGCGGTAAAGGCGGAGGCGGCATCTCGCTTATGTCGATCGAAGTCACTACCCAGCCTAATAAAGTCAGCTATGTCGCAGGAGATCGCTTTGATAGCACCGGAATGATCGTTACTGCGTCTTACGGAACTGGGCAAGCGGTTCTAGCAACCGCTGAAATTAGTGGATATTCTGTATCCCCTGAAGTATTAACCGATGGTGTTACATCAGTAACCATCACTTACTCAGAAAGTGGAGAGACTTGCACTACTACTGTTCCTATTACAGTTGTTCACCGTCTTACCGCAATCGCTGTAACTACCAATCCTACTAAGACAACCTATGAGTATGGAGATACTCTAGCAACGGCTGGTATGGTCATTACAGCCAGTTATTCTGACTCCAAGACTGCCGCGATTTCTGGTTATTCTTGTTCTCCAACAACTTTCTCAACTGTTGGAAACCAGGTAGTTACAGTAAGCTATACTGAGAATGGAGTTACTCAAACTGCGACTTTTAATGTCACAGTCAATCGTAAATCTGTGATCAAACCTACGTGGAAGAATAATCTTACATATAACGGAAGCGCGCAGTCGGTTAGTAGCACTAACTATTGGAATAACTACAACACTAGTTACATGACTATTGGTAGCACTACATCCGCGACTAATGCCGGTACTTACATTGCTACCTTTACACCAGGAAGCAACTACCGCTGGACGGACGGAACAACCACCGCAATCAACGTAAACTGGACAATCAATAGAGCAAATGGTAGTTTGAACGTAAATCCAACAACAGTAACCTTGAATGGTAATAACTACAGTTCCGGTGTAGCTGTTACTATTATTCGCGCAGGCGATGGTGCTATTAGTTATAGTCCTACTCATGTAAATGGTTTAACCATGTCTTTAAATGGCAATGTTCTTACTATTAAAGGTAATGGTTCTACTGCTATTGCTTCTCAGACTATTACTATTAGTGTCGCACAAGGTACTAACCATACGGCTCCATCTAATAAGACTATTACCGTTAGTGCACAGTATTGGTCTTGGGGTGCCGACGGTGGAACTGTCGACGCAGCATGGTTTAATGGATTAAAGAATTATTTAGCTTCTAATTCTGGTTCATCTATTAGAACTAGTAATGGTGGCTCTATTCTTGGCACAACTAAATCTGTAACTCTCTCTAGCGCAATCTTGGGCACTACCACTCACTTAATTAGAGTTATTGGTGTAGATCAAGATGCGAATAATACCGTTACTTTCCAAACTAAAAACTGCCTATCTCAATATACCACTTTCGGTGATAATGCAATTTGGATTGGTTCTACTGCTAGAAGTCTATGTTAGAGTTATTATAATGCTTTTCCTGGCAAGGCAGCTATTAAAACTGTAAGTAAAGGTACTTGCCCAGACTATGGTAATAGAAACTAGAATGTTACGTATAATAATGAAACAGTGTTCTTACTCTCTGAAAGAGAATTTGGACTCGATTTTCATTCTTCGTTATCTACACTTCATTCTACTACATCAAAAGCAGAGTGTACTTAGGGTAAGAACTTTGCATATAGTTATTATACTAGTGATGCTACACGAGTTATGTATTTAGGCGATACATCCACGAGTAGGTACGGTTATCCATGGGAACGTTCTCGCTTCTACAACAACTCGAACTACGTTTGCCGTGTCTACAGCGATGGGTCTGCGAACATCTGCGGCTACGACTACACTTAGGGTCTCGCGCCGGCTTTCGTCATCGGTAATTAAAAACTTTAAAAGTAGGACAGTATAGATTAAAATATCTTCCGGCTTTCTCATATATTTAAGTGAGAAAGAAAGGAAGGTAATATTTTGTCAGTAAAATCTAAAGACCGACACAAATCCAAGCGTGAATGTCTCCAGAAATCACGCGAATTGGTAAGTTACATTTTAGTCTTAACTCGTCCTAGAGAGTTTGACGCTACTGGAAAACAAATTCATAAATCTGGACTACTTGGAGAGGGACAACCTCTCCAAGCGTTCGGTTTTGATATTATTAAGTGCGGAAAGGGCATTCATGCCGCCTGCTATCAAGCCTGTGGAATCTACTTGAATAGCTAGGAAACTTTAATTGCACGAAAGAAATATTGGAATTAGGCAATCGCTTATTGCGATAGCATCTTTCGTCAAATCGACCTTTGTGTTTTCGAATATGCTCAAAGCAATTAGAAGAAAAGACGCTCTTTTGAACATTTAGCTCGGTTAACTAAAGCTATGAAAGATAGCTTATTAGATCGAATCAATCGAGATAAATTGATTTATGAACACTCCTACGAGAAACCAAAAACTTATAGGAGAGGTCGATAATGATATTTCAAGATGTCAAGTTCTGTATTTTTCGTTCTCGCAACTACAACAACTCGAACAACGTTTGCAATGTCAACAACGATGGATCTGCGAACAACAACAACTACAACAACAGTAATGGTCTCGCGCCGGATTAGATGGAACTATCATGTTGCAAGTCAAGCTGCGTAGCAGCGCAGACGAGCAACGCCTAGAATAGTACCCCAGAATATATTATTATCCATCTAATTATGGTTTATTCTGGATGCATTGGCTCGTTTTATAGAGCCAAGAAGGGGAAGGAATAGAACATAACAACTACATTGAATAATATATTATAGGTAGATGCCTTTTCATCTAAGGAGAACTTGACTATTTCGTCATAGCGACGGATAAATAAATACGATTGCAGATGTGGAACTCGCGAAGTTGCCACTATTACTGCATGATAAGGAGAGAGAAGTTGAATTAGTAGAAAACTTCTTTCGAGCGTTTTTGTAGTTTTGACGCACTGTATGATTCGTCTTATCGAGTTTGCCGCAACGTCCGATGGAAAGATAGTACAATTAACTTTGAAGAAAATAGGATAGAAACAATCTTGCAAACAGAAGCTGACCTGCGAGCTTGTGAATACAAGCAGCTTGTGTTCAGTTGTTTCTCAATTATCGAACGTGGCAAACCAAGAGATATAAAAGCGTGTCATATCAACGACAGACTGGTATAGAACGCATTATGCGAACAATCTCTATTACCAGAATTAACTCCTAAGTTTATATATGATAACTGTGCAACTCTAAAAAACAGAGGTATTGACTTTGCTTTAGCAAGAGTAAAGAAACATTTACAATAGGCACATAGAACATATGGATTAGAAAATGATTTCTTTGCTTTAAGAATTGATATACGCAAATATTTCGATTCTATAGACCATAAAGCTCTAAAATAGATAGCTAAAAAAGTGATTAAAGACCCGCAAGTCTATGAATTATGCAGCTATTTGATTGACACTTTTTCTTTTAAGCTAACAAAAGATAAAGTACCTGTTCCCGGTAAATAGTATTATGTTACCAAAAAACATAAGTATATACGTGCGGATATCCAGTCTTTTCGATCGGGCTGCAAGTATTATGAATACGAGGAAAAGAGCCTTGGTCTTGGAAGCCAAACATCACAGTTATTTGCATTGCTAACTTTGAATGAAGTTGACCATTTTATTAAAGAAGAATTACATATCAAGTTTTATGGTCGCTATATGGATGATCTATATCTTCTACATAACGATAGTAAATATTTAGCGAAATGTAAAAGAAAGATAGAAGAAAAATTAAAAGAGATAGGTCTTTCACTTAACCAGAAGAAGACTACAATCTCTCGAATAACGCCTATCCCTCTTAAAGAGAAAGTGCATGGAACTCCGTTTAAATATCTTAAATGGAACTTTTATCTAACCACTACTAATCGCGTAATTCAAATACCATTTGCCAAGAAAATCGCGCATCAACGCAGGAAACTCCGCAAGATGTAGCATCTTTGGCTTTAGGGCAAAATCCTTACTAGTGAGATTCAAAAATCTTATCAAGGTTGGCGAGCACATATCTCTAAAGGTACTTGCTTCTATATTATCCAAGATATGGATAATTACTTTCGTTCACTATTCAAAGGAGTTGAAATTAAGTAATGTATGTATTAGTAAATCGTGAGAATATTGTAGTTGATATTCTTGAGTATATTCGTTACATTAAACTACAATCTTCCAATGGCATTGTCGTTGCCTGTTCGGAGGAAGAAGGCACTGGGGTTATTGGCTCAGATTGCGACACTCATTACGTCCTAATCCAAGCCGATACAGTAAACTCACCTAATGCGGTACGCATTATTGAGGTTGATGAAGTTCCATCAAATGTTACGCCTAATCTATATAAGTTCGATAATGAAACCCAAAGTTTTGTTTATCGTTATAGCTTAGATGAAGCTAAAGAGCTTAAACAAGAGAAGAATAAGATGTTATTCGCAGAATATCTAGCTTCTCATCCATTAACATGGAACGATGGAAAAGAATATGGAGTTACAATGGAGGATCAATCCGAGATCAGTCTTAATCTAAGTCAGTATCAGATCGCTGTTTAGACTGGTATTGAATCTCCTACTCTAGAGTGGCACGCTCGACATGAAGAGTGTGAACCTTGGACATTAGAAAATCTTGTTGCTTTATCTATGTCCATTTCTGTGGCTGTGTATCCAATGTATCGTAAAATGCAGCAGTATAAAATCTCTATCTATGGTGCTACTTCACTAGAAGAACTTGATAAGGTAGAGCTAAGTTATGTTGAAGAAGCTAAATAAGTTTCTTACTTTATTCACTGTTGGCGGTTCGCTCTATTTCTTAATAGAACTGATATATAAAACCTGCATCAGTGGAGGTATGATACATTGGTCAATGTTTCTCTTAGGCGGACTTTGTTTCGTTCTTATTGGAGAAATTAACGAGGTTATACCTTGGGAAATGTCTATCATTAAACAAGGAGCTATTGGAGCCGCAATAGTTACCTCACTTGAATTTGTATTCGGCGTAATCCTTAATATAATCCTCAAGCTAGGAATTTGGGACTATTCAGGATTGCCTTTCAATATATTGGGACAAATTTGTCTTCCTTTCTCACTCGCTTGGTTCGGTCTAGCTTTAATAGCTATTTTTCTTGACGACTATCTCCGTTGGAAATGGTTTGGAGAGGAAATACCGCATTACCATCTTAAAGACAAAGTTTGTCACTAAAACAAAAATAGGGGAGAACCTTTAATTAGGTTCTCCCCTATTTTTTTATTTACTTAACGTCAATAATGACAATCTCGATGTCTCCCTCAATAGCTTTGCTAGAGGTAAATGTAATGCCAGTACCAACGGTTGCCTGCGCATCATCAATCTTGTTATAATCTTCTTGATTACTAATCCAAGTAATAATTGGTGGTACATTACCATTCTTACCGCAAGTTAAATTAGTATTGCTATAAGAATAGGTGTAAGTCTCACCAGAGTGCACCCAGTCCTTCTGAGCAAGAGTAACAGAATATGCCAAAGTAGTTACTTTCTCAATCTCATTACCAGTCTCGCCCTTACTGTATACATCTAAATTAGCTCGCGCATCAGCCTTTGTTGTAGCGCCAGTGCCACCTGCGGCAATCGGCAAAGTACCAAATTCCGGCACTCCATCTGTCGATGCAAATAGAGCACCAATACCATTCAGTCCCTTAATACCAGCATCCGCATCTCCAACGACTATACTTCCCGCAGAAATCGCGATTGCTTTTACAGTATTGTTTTCTCCGCCAATCAAAATAGCATTCTTAATAATGCCTGTGTCGCCACTAACAAGTACATCTTCTGCGTCAATAAACTCAACTTCGCCAGGTGTCTTCTCTTTTACAAGAGTCTTAGCATTAACATTGTATCGACCATTTTCACTGTCGATTACTAGTTCTCCACTATCTTCAAAGAAGTACGCATAGCCAGGATGGACAGCGTAATTAGAGAAACCATTGATAGACTAGAAGTCATCTGCAGTACCGTGATAAATCTTGAATAGTGCCATTATAGGCCCTCCTTTATACTCTCTAAATATATAGGTTATTTTAAATCGGGTAGATTGCTAAACGAATCCCAAGTCTTTAAGGTTTCATCTAATGCACTCAATAGCTAATCAATCTTTGCTTTTGAATAAGTAGTAACCTTGCCAGTTTCGTTTTCTGCACCCTCGATAAGAGAATTGATATAATCAATAGAATAAGTCTTGTTATCAATATTCTCTTTATAAGTATTCTCAATTAAACTAGAAACGCCGCCAGTTAATTGCGCGCGATCCCATGTTCCAGCATTAGTCTTATAATACCAATAAGATACATCTCCACCATTATCGAGCAAGGTCCAAGTAACAGCGAAGAGCTTGTGAGAATCAATAGTCTAGGTATAATTTGCTTCAATATAAGATACACCATTATCAAGATTAGCTTGATAATCTGCTCGTTCAGTTAAATGATACTCTGCTTCAATATTTAAGGCATCTCCTACTGGGCCTTTAATACTCTTACCGCTAGCTTTCCAGCCATTATCAGTTAAAGAATAGATGACACCAGTATCACTATTAAGATAAATATCGCCCTTGCGAGCGCCCTCAATAACAGTAGTATCCCCATCTTGAGTTATATCAAGTCCCGCAAATAGTTTACTACCAGTTGGAATCTTAAATGCAAAATTTACAGTATCTTCACTGATAACCTCTGCTGTAACATTTCCTTCTTCTGTCGAACCAACAAAAGTAGAAGTGACCGCGGGCTTCATAGCTTCAGGTAGCTAAAACTCTAGCTGCCATTCGGTGCCTTCCTCGTTCGTTAGAGTCTTTACAACTCGCGGAACCGCAGGTTTAAAGCCATCATCACCCTATGTGTATGGAGCGATTGCGCTCGTAATAATATTCGGTAGAGGTTGCTGAATAGTTGCTTGATATTCAAACACGCAAGTGGTATCATTGGTCTTACTTGTTACTTTGTAAATAAAACCAGTTGGTTCATTGATATAATAATCACCAACACCATAATCCGCAAATAGTGGATTAGTAACGGTTCCACCAGCTTTAGTGCCTAATAAATTACCATAATAGAACTTAATAGCACGTGGCAACTCAAAATGGAATTTAGGAGCATTAACAGTGCCGACATTAGTTACGTTCGGCTCAAAGTCTGGTGCTCTTGTTACGGTCTCAGGAGCCGCCATTACTTGACTGCGCGGTAGATGGAAAGTTAAGATAGGATGCTCATGCAGAGTATCTTCTTCTGCGTAACTAAAAGTCACGGTAGGTTCTTCATTAGCATTCAATACTGTATGAAGAATATTGCTATCTAAAAATTCCTAAGCTACAGCTACTTGTAATTTAAGTACAGGTCTGTTAATATCAGTAATGTCAAGTTCGACCTTTGGATGTTCTCCCGCGGCAATAGGTGTTATCTCTGCCTTCTCTATAACCTGAGATTGCGGTAGACTAAAATGCAAGGTCGGATGATCAATATCATCATCGTTATACTCAACAGCTGGGTTTTCATTTGCGTCTAAGACTGTCCTCTCTAGCATAGAAAGAACTTGCGCTCTCGGTAAACTAAACATAATTACTGGCAGATCTGGATTAGACAAATCTGTTTTAACTTGCGGTTGTTCATTTGCGTGAAGCACTTCCGCAGGCACTGTAATACTAATCTTAGGAGTATTACCAGTGCAAGATGTAATGAACTTATAGCTAAGTCCACTACCCTCTCCCGCGGATTCATTATATACTTTCTACCATAAAGTAGAGTTTAAATTCTGTCTATTGCCAGCATTTAAATCATAATTCTAATTAGTTAGATAGTTAGGATCGGTTGGCTTGCCATAGGATACCATGACAAATTCGCCTACGGAGATAGGAGATGACCAACCTTTATTTAAGTCTGTCTATGCACCATTAGGGCCATAGTAAGATGAAAAGACTTGTTTAATTTCGAAGCTCTGTCCAGCAGGGCCTCCATAGAAAGATTGCATGCCTATACCTCCTTATCCTTGAGATGGGTCGTAAATAAAGTCTACAATAACATTTTCAAGATCGCCATATGGATTATCTTCATCTAGTTTGTAAACACCATTTAGACCTTGGTTTAAAGTCGCACTACCCTCTTGAAAAGCTGCTATATAAGTATCATTTGCCTCATTATAGCCATTCCAATAGGTTTTATATGCCTCAGAAGTCTAGTCGGCAGGCTCTTCTCCTAATGCTTTAATAGCAGCTTCAAGTGCCGCTTTTGCGTCCTTAATAATTTTTTCGCCCTATTGCTTCTTGAGTTCTGTCTCTTCTTCATCCTTAATATAGTTCTTAGGACGAACAAAATACATACTCGTAATAGCAATGTCTTCATCTAATTCATAAATACCAGTACGACCAATCATGATCGTTTTACTAGCATTCATGACTACTTGTGCTCCAGGTGGAGCTTGAATACCAACTTTGGTAAACTATCTGGCGCTAGAAGCATTTACAACATCATTGTAAATATCAATTCCAGAGGAGATATAATGTCTTCCTTCGCCAGTGCTACTTGTGTCTACTACGCGATAGTAGATTTGTCCAATAGCTGACATCGCCCGTTCCTCCTTATACTCGTGTTAAAACTTCTGTTGCGGTAATGCTCATAGTACCATTATAGGTTAATGGTAGAGAATATTGCGTAATCTAATAATTACCATAGATATTGCTATCTCTATCTTCAATCCTAATAATATTATTAGGCTCCATGTAGTATTTCGGCAAGCAGGTGAGAGAAATGGTAGTATTATAACACAAGTTCTAATACATCAATTCTCGTATTTGATCAAAACAGCTAGTTCCAGTAGTGCTTATTGAGAACATATCATAGTATTCATTAGAAAGCACGAAGAATCTCTAACCAATGCCTTGATATTTTACAATCAAGTCTTGATCTAGTCCCTCAATAAATACAACGTCCGGAACTTCACTATTATATACGGTTTTTATGTCATTATTATTAACAACTTTAGTCCTACGACCAATATTCTTAATAGAATACTTACCAAGAGCAGAACTAGTGTCTATAAAATCTAGCCAGAAGTTAATAGAACCTGGGTCATTAAAGACCGCGGGATTCCAGTGGTTAGTAGCATCCCAATTCTTATTTGTGGTACTATAAATATTACGCCACTCCGCAATTAACTCGGTATCATAGTAACTATTATAAACGCTATTACTTACCTATGCTTCAAGAGCGTGACGATAAAGCTCTTCACGCCATTCATCGCAAGGTAATCCAACAAGAGTAGTCTTATATCCGTCTACACTATATTCTGATAAATCATTAAAGTCATAGCGGATAATTAAGTTAGACTTTTCGTTCTTGATTTCCCACATATATTGTGTCGCTAAATCAAGATCTGGTTTATCATCAATAGCAAGATGGTAGCGGATAGATACCTCAACTCCAGTAGAAGTCTTTCTCTTACCCCAAACATAAAAATCATTTTTTACATTATCATATTTAGGATTGCGGGTAATTGCGGTGGTTGTATCAAGATCGGTGAGCGAGTATAGAAACTTAGCGTTGTTATACGAGCGCACATAATCTTCTGGACTTAGTTCTAATAGCGGACTGCCAGTATTCAAATAATTCTTTATCTCTTGAAATACAAACTTACCATCAAGATTATAGAAATACTCGTAATTGCCTAATGTACCTACAATCTTATCTAATAGTGTTACAACTGTGTCTCCCGCGTTTAAGACTAATTCACCTGGATATGTAAATTCTGTATACTTATATCCGGCATCTTGTCCATAAGTAAACATATGCGGATAGTCTTCCTAAGACTCGAAACTAAGACTCTAATAATCGTTAGAAAAATAGATCGGCTTATCACCAATATATCTTACCAACATCTTGGCTTCATCGTCTATATCAGTAATTATAATATTCTCTACAGCCTCGCCGCCCCAATGGTTTACGGCTTCATAGATAATCTAAAAGATAGTAGGATAATGAATCTCTACGTCACCATTATCTAGTGTTACAAGACTTTCATGGAAAGTTGTTGAAGCTGGCAATGTACCTCCAGCGGTTCCATCTAGTAAGCACATCTTATCTTTGCCAGTAATAGAGATATTCCAGCCGCTAGTAGAACGACTGATATTGGCTGATGATAATACAAACAAACCACATGGGAACCAAATAACGTCACCATAGTCTTTATAAGATCTTAATGGATTATCATATCCAATAAATACTTTCACTTTCTTGTTAATAGAAATTTCATTATCAATATCTTCGAGATTACTATTCTCTGCTGATGCTAGCATAGTGAGATTAATGGTTCTTCTAACCGCAGAAGAACCATTAACACTTAGATTACCACTTGATATAGAACCCTAAATCTCTTTAATAGGTTCTTCATCTCTAAAAGAAAGAAGCACTATCTTAGCATACTAGACTCGCATATGCAATTTATCTAGTTGAGTTAGAAAATCCATATCACTAAGATACTCAAACATAGATATTAGCTCCCTTCTATTGTATATTTCATAGTTGTTTGCGTGGTTAAACACTTATAGTTAATAACCGCGAATTGTGGCTTCTATAAAGCAATATATTTAATCATACCGTCCATTGGACTGAGTGTATATCGTCCAGTTGGACCGAGAATAACAGGTTGCTTATCACTTCCATCAGGCTACTTACCGATATATAAGATAGTATTAGGATCGGCTTCAATATCAAAAGCAGTAATATCGGAGAAGGTATAATAAATAATTCCGTCTGTCCATTTACCGTTTTCATCTTGCTTAAAGCCTCCAGAAACGTTATAGATGAACTCGACTTGCTTGCGGGTTTCTTCTTCTATAATATCATACAAATTAACGGTTTTATAGACATTATAGTTCGTATTATCTACTAAGATACGTCCTAGTTTATCAGTTTTTTCGGCACTATCACTATAGATACGATACGGCGTTTCGCCTGGTCCATAGTAATATTTATAGTTTTTTAACACTTTATCAGTGCCACTAAAAATACCAGACACTTGACCCCAAATACGAGATGTATCAATAGATCCTACTTCACCAACCGCATCATTGCGCTCTCTCGTTAGTGAGCAAACATAATTCACAATAATTGGATATTTAACCGAGATCATTGATAGTGAGTTAACACCTTCCCGCACGCTATATAATCTATTTGGAGCAACAATAACATCACTGCCATTAACAGATAATCTAACTGCGGAAGATGGCGCATTACTAGCGGCTTCTTTTAAAGCTCTCCAGCGTACTAACTCTGCTTCTATTTCTTTAGTATCTTCTTCGGCTTTCTATGCCTCAAGCTCGTAAATCTTACCATCAAAATCAATAGCAGGATAACGTTCAATCCAAAAAGAATTAACATTCACGAGAGATAGCTTGTATCGACCGTCACCAACTGCGATTTCTTCCTATTGTTTAATAAGATTATAAATATCATTACCTTCCGGACAATCTAAATAAATACCATCAATCTATCCAAAAGATGTTTGTATCTCGGTAGATACTTCATTATTAAAGATTCCTACATCTATAATACCAACTTCATTAAGATCATCAATCGTATTCTCTAATACTTCATAAGCAGTAGCAGAGAACTCAAAGATCATACGACCTAGAGAAGCATTTGGCGTCATCGACATATTGATTAATCCAATAACAATATTACCCTCAGTAGGAGATTTATAGAGTTTATATGTAAAATCATTGAGGAACTACTCAGCTTTCTCTCTGAACTTACGCTCTATAAAAATATTATTATCGGTAATACTACTATCAATAGGAAGATAAGATGGAACGCTTTCGTCTCCTCTTGTTGCAGTAGATACACTGAACTTATCCGCAGGAATAACTAACTCGTTATTATAGTAATATCCATCTGTTTTTAGAGTGAAGAAAGTCTAATCTTCATCCATCTAAAAACTAATTAAACCGCTAATAGGAAACTCCGCATAGTAAGCATATCCGTTCTTGGATAAATGCGGGAATTGGTCTCCTAAGGTGTCTTGCTTGCTTGCTAGTGTCGTATGTTTAAAGCTACTTAACTTTTGATTAAATTTTAATCGTAACTATACTCCATCTCGATAGATATATGAATACTCAAAATCTACACTCCTAAATGGAACAGTCATACCATCTTCTTGTAAAGGGGCACTACGCAGCCCTTGTGAGTTCTAATATTGGAAAGCGTATTTATATTTAATACCACTTTCAATAATATAGTCAATATAAAGTAATGTATCAGAAAACTCTTCTTCAAAATAATTGAAGTATTTTAGATCTTCATATACTTGATAATTACTTTCTTCCGACGTGCGAGTGAGCACATAGCAACCTGTTAATGGACTCTTGGCAGTAAGATAAATCCGCATACAACCATTTTCACGGCAAAATACATCAGCGTCATCAACTCTAATAGACACATCTGTCAAAGATTCTAGATAAACCTTAATAGCCTAAAAGTCATAGTAAGTGCGGGTTTCATACCCATTACGCGTTACGATCGAGAAATAGACTCTATAAGACTCGTTGTTAGTAAGCATGGTTTTAAATCTATGTGAACAATTCTTACCGCTAACAGCTTGAATCCAATTAGATGATTCAATTAAATCTTCGCCTGCTTCATCATATAAGTCAAACTTATATTTCTCTAATGGTTCCTCAGAAGCGTTATCAATATAGTCCCCTATAAATAATGGAGTTAAGCTAGCTTCTGTTTTTATGCTAGAAGTTACATCCATTTTTAAAGTTCCAGCATTTTCAATATAAACTTCTGGTTGCGCAATGGCCTTAATTATCATGACTGTAGACCACTCAGAAAATAACTAAGCATTTATCATAGCCTTTTTCCAAGAAGCAAACTATTTTAAATCATCAGGAAATTTGCCATCATTCAATATTGGATCATTACCAGAAACCGTACCAAAGCGCAACTGTATCTTGTAACACACACCTGGCGACCAAGGCTTTCGCAAATCTGAGGTCAAAATTTTAATGCCATAAGGACTGGCCTCTTTTGTTAAGTCAACATTTTTATAGATAATATTATCTGGATATTTTGAAGTATTTACAATGCTAGAATTTGAGCGCTATTCAACTACTCGAATTTGAATATGTTTAATAGTCTCGGCACTAGTTACTTTCTATAGAGTATATTTAATTTCATAGTCTGGCGTTGTAGCTAAAAACGCTGGCTATGTACTCTATAGAGTAGGCGGATAAATACTAATTGGCATATTCCGCGCCTCCTTTTCCTCTAACTCTATATATTATAAAAAAAGTTTTGGTTAAGATAATTAAATTCGTCCAAGCAAAAGAAAAGAGGAAGAGATTTACATCTCTTCCTCTACCATAAACATAAGTGCTTCTGCCATAGCAATCGAGATATTTAAATCCTCAATCTCTGTCATTTTAATTTTAACAAGAGGAACATCGACTTCTGTTTCCATAATTGCATCTAGTTCCTGATTAACTGTATCTCGGTTATTTTCTGGAATACGATACTGAGTAGGATTATTAACATCAAGAGTACCATAGGTTTCCGCGATTGATTGACGAGCCATGTCAATATCCTCAATAATAGGAATTAACATCTTGAGGTTTCTCACTACTGCAAAAGATACACGCGCGGGAAGTCGCATTCCCTCATTCGACGCTAGTTGCGATAAACCTTGATACATAGTAACAATATCTCTATTTAACACGTTTTTCTCCTTTTCATCCTGCATTTACCGCGTTTGATAACGCAGTAAATAAGTCATATGTGATTGTATCTCCTTGCTTCACTGTCTTTGAAGCACCACACCAATTAGAACCATTATTATAAATCGTATGAGTAATTAATGTACCAGTTGTAACATGATACTATCCAGTCGATCTTGGTGTGCCACCCTATCCCTATTGACAATGCTTCCAATTATATTTCTATGCTGCTTTATCCATCAATTCATTCCATTTAGATGCAGTTAAACAAACAGAAATTAATTTATCTCTTGCTGGAATATTTGTCCAAGCAAACTGAAGAGGTCTAGTATAGAAATAAAGTGTATTGTGCGCGCTTCCTAGACTTTTTGTTGCAGAACTACTAGAGGTAGATGTGCCAGTTTTAGTTGCAGAACCTACATCCCAAGGGGTATATCCAGTTATATTACCTTTATCGTCTTTAATAGGCGAGCGAGTTCTAGTTTGCCTATAATTAACACGCTCTATTTTAGAAGTTCTTGTCGCAGATATCTTAGCTGTTACAGACTATCTAGACCCAGCTACATAACCATTTATCGTGGCAGACCCGTCTTTTGACGAGCTGGTTCCGCCACTACTTCCGCTTCCTCTAGTAAAAGTCCAAGACCATTTCGTAGTACCAAGACTATATTTTACCTATGTTGTATAGCCAGTCCTCGTCTAACGAGTTGTGCCGCCACTCCAACTTCCCCAATGTATGCTAGAAACAGACTCATCAGAAGGTAGTGATGTCCAACCAGAAGTGCTATAAGAAAAATTAACACCCTCGCTACTTGCACTATTAAATTTTAGTGTTACCGTTGGCATTATCTCACTCCTTATCCAAATGTAGCGCGAATACCTTTTTGACTAGGCACACTACTAAAATCAATGGTTGATCCTTCAACTTTAAATATACCATTTTTAGCATTTAGTGTCATATTACCTACACTAGTTATGCTAATAGTACCACCAGCTGATATAACAGAATTACCAGAACCATTTAAAATAATACTAGTAGCTAATAAATAAATACTATTTGCAGCATCTAATTTAATATTACCATTACCGTCTTGAGCTTGCAATACTACGCTACCACTACCGCCTGTCGCGGCGATACCAATATTATAAGTCGTATTACCCGCACCAGAAGAACCAGTAATTCCTCCAAAATAGCCATATCTATTCGAAATAGTACCAGTATCACCGTTTAAAGATAAGCCTCCGCCACGACTTACAAGAGCATTGGATTGAATAGTCCAACCACCGATGCTACCTCCAGTGGCAACTAAATTACCGCAAGTAATCGAACCATCAGAATTAAGAATTGTACCGCCGCCGGTTAAATATTTATCATTTATAGTCCAACCACCAATAGTACCACTATCTGCCTTAATTCTTCCTGAAATGTCCGCAGAAGTGCAATATAATCTTCCAGTATGAGTTACTAAAAAGTTAGCTGCACTAGTATCTTTAATTGAAGTAGAACCCGCGTCTACGTCTGAGCCAGCCCAGAAAGCTGCATTGCCGGTACTGCTAAGACCTACAGTATCAGCATATAAGCTATTGCGTGTTAAAGTCCAACCGCCGATATTGCCGGTTTTAGCATAAAGCTGACCTTTTTTAGATACAGCAAAATAAGTGCTTTTAGCACTTTCGTATGAAGAAGAACCTGTCCAGATGGCACCATCTGTGTCCTTATCACTATTAAGTTCTACATATCTACCACTAGAGCTACTATATAATCTATTCTTTTTAATAATCCAACCATCTTCACTATTTCTACTAGAACATCCAATTCTACCAGTCGTAGCATAAATAGTTCCTTCAATCGTGGCAGATGTAGCTAGCAAAGCACCATCATAATTAACTTGGAATACTCCTCCACCAAGTTTAATAGCTTCGCCAGTAGGGGCGCTCTCCAAGTTAGCAAGAGTAATAGTCATACCATTAGCATCATTACCACCCTTGCCACCAGTAATCTTAGCATTTGGACCATCAATTTTGATTATCTCACCGAGGCCAAAGAAAGCAGTACCATCGGCTCGTAACCCAAAGGTATTCTTACCGTCTTGATATCCATATAATCCAATTAAAGCATTGCCCAGTTTATCTTTCTACCCACTGTCTTTACCCATTACAACACCAGTAAATCTATTCTAGCTATCTTTTGTTCCCGCGCCAACTTGCGGAGCGAATACATACTCTCCATCGCCAGTATCAAGAGCAGTACCATCCCAGCCATTAATAGCTTCGTTGCCATAAGTATCAAGATACATAACAATAGGATGAATAAGTCTATCACTACTATTCGGGATAGCAAAACTTAATACGCCTATATTACTCTGCAAATCATCCTTAATACTCTCAAAAATGAAATTAGAAGCTGGCTCTAAATATTTCTTACCATTGCTAGTTACAATACTTAGGATATTCGTATTAAGCGATACAATGTTGTCATTATAAATATTATTCTTATAATAAAAGTTAATATCATTGCTATAAAAAGATGGTGTCAAACCTGCGGAATTGTACTTGATATAAGAAGGAATACTATCAATATTAATGTCATCAACAGAGGCAGTGCCTAGAATTACATCAACAGGATAAGAAGCGTAAATATCCACAGAACTATTAGCATCTTTAATAGTTACTTGAACCTTTACATAGAACGCTAATTGCGCGCTTGGACTACTTTCAGAAATAGGATCTTTACCACGCACGATAACTTGGTCAGTAGTATCTGTTAAGATCTCTCGGTCTTGTACAAATACATTAATTCCTTCCCATTTATAAGTAATAGAATACTTATTATTACCGTTAATTAATTCTCCATCTTTATATACATAACAACGAACTTGTAGAGTATTCTACCAGCTATTGTTATATCTTAAAGGCTGTAAACCACTAAGTTTTACGCCCTCAGAATTACAAGGACGAATCGCTGTAATATAGGTAGTACCATTAGTACCCTAGTCGCCATCCTTCAAGCAAAGAATTTCTTTATTAAATAAATAAGTAGATTCAGCAATAGTTCTAATCTTTACAATTATAGTGTTATTACTGAAATTAACTCTGTATTTCTACTTAATATTGTAATGCAAAATATTATAATTGTCAACCCAAATGTTCTCAAGCATGGAGTTATCCGGATTGTAGGCTTTGGATTTAGAGGTAGGGATCTCGTGTTCTTTATTCTCTGCGTCTTTCATTAACCATGATACAAAGTAAGAAGTGCCGAAGCCTTCCTTCCAAGCTAGATTAACCTACAGGGCACGCTCTTTTTCTGCGTCTTCGATAGAAATATCTCCATTAGCGTCATAGCGGAAAGAGTCTTCACCAATATAGCTAATAGTTACATCATCTTCGCTTTCACTATTCACAATAGTATGTTCAAGTGTGCCAATATATTCACCAGAAGAATTATATACCATGCAATAGAAAATTACAGAGCTATATTGTAGATAAGAACTTACAACTATCTCTGACTACTTTTCCCCTTCCGGCACAGAACTGTAGCTATCATCTGGGTAAGACAAATACCAGTCACCTACCAGAGATTCATCATCGTAATTATTTTTAATCTACAATTTAATATCCGCGCCATCGGTTACTTGAACAATAGAATAATCATAGTTAGAATTACGGTTCCAAACCGCGATCTCCGCAGTTAGTGTAACATTATTATTATAAACAACTACTAATTTATATCTCTATTGATAGAGTACATCTGTTGCATCAAGAGTAAGAGTATCGGAGGTTTGTTTATCCATTTTCTTCCAACCGAAACCCGCGGCTTTGACATACTTATCGCTACCAATAACCACGCTCAAATCTCTCTCATACCATTGGCAAACGCAATTCTTACTATCCATAATATCATCGCCATTATAAATTAAACGGCCAATCAATTCTAGAGTTGGCACTTTATCCGTAAAAGCGATGCCTTTAGGAGCGGAAATCGTGAGATAATAACTCGTATCACTCAGATCTTGCAAATCAACATATTGAAGAGAAATATCTTTCACAAAAATGTTAGCAACAGTTGTGTTCTCTTCATCTGTAACTATACCATTCTTAACAATCTTGTCGTAGATAAAATCTTCTTCAAAGAGCTTAATAGATTTAAGTCCCATTAAATAGTTCTTTTGCGCCTTTAAGATAATTGATTGCGGCGAGTAGACCGAGAATCCATATGGATTACCATTAAAATTCTAGAGATCTAATCTATAGCTTACGCTACTATTATCCTTGGTATAAAATTCAACCTCAATACCGTAGTTACCTTTACTATGCACATTATGAAATTGTGTTAAGAAAGATGCTTTAACTCTAATATATTCATAATTATTCGCATACTACTGGAACAATCCGTGGTATCCATTTGGATTATATTCTTCATCATTCTAAAAGATATAGACAGAACTACCGATCTCTCCAGCTGGTACGCCCGCAATTACTCCATAACTCTCACTTGCATCATAAGCATTACCATATAGCGCATCAAACGTAGGAGATACTTCAAATACAGAATTAGTTAAATCAGATATTTGCGCGCTTGATAAAGATTTCGCGGTTACCAAGGAGGTAATCAACTTCTTGTTAGAAAAGTTACCTTCAGGAACCTTAACATAAATAATATCGTCAACAGAGTAGCTTTTGCTAGTATCCTCGCTAAACGCGGAAAAAATATTTCCATTGTATCTAACTTTATATTCTCCGGTATCAGCATCTACGATAGAATAAATTGTAGCTTGAATAGTTTTATCATATTGGAGCTATTTCAACTTTTCTTGAGCAATAATTTCCATAGCTTGCAACAGCTGTTCAGATATATTATTCATTGTTTATCTCCTTTCACTCCTATAATAAGGAGAGGTTTAAACCTCTCCTTATTACGTCTTTCTTCTAGCCCACTGTGCTGCATCGTTAGTAAGACTAACAAATGCTTCTTCAATTTCCGAACGGCTAGTAACATTCGGGAATTCTACTTTGTCAATATGAACAGTCTGTTCGATAGTATCTTCTGTTGGCATAGTAGAAACAGGATTGAGTCGCTGACCCATAAGGTTCATCGCCGCAACTACATTACCATCAAGAGACTTCTCAATAGACTTGAACAAGTCAGAACCAATGGTTCTTACAGCTTGAACGGCAGCCAAGATATTTTCGGTATCTTCTTTATTCAATACTAGTTCCTTTTCATGCAAGAACGCAAGTTTTGCATCTTCAAAAGTACCAGTATAACCGCCTGTTGCCAAGCCATAATTCTTTTTCAGTTTATCAAGAGCATCATTCCACTCATCCTTGGTATCGTAACGACCTTGCGCCCATTCTCCAACATTAGAACCCTGTGTATAATCCTTAAATTGCTCTCCACCTTGAGTTTCATTTTTCCACTTATCTTCGTTCTTAATCTTCTCATCACGCTGCGCTACTAAAGACTTAAAGGTTTCATCACCATACTGGAACCAGCCATTAACCAAACCTTGTTCGATCAGTGCTTTATAGTCTGTATTCTTGTCATACAAGAGTCCAGAATTACTAGCAGCATTCGATGCCATTTGTGCGGCAAGGGTTTTCGCTGCTTCTACAGCTTCCCAAATTTGAGCAGCCAAAGCCGCGTACTGATCCGCAGCCTATTGCGCCGCGGTAACTTGCTCCCATAGAGCTTCAGAAGCCTCTTGACCACGCTGAGCAAGTTGATCTGTAGACTCAGAAACCTTGTCAGTTTCCTTGGCCAAATTATCAAGAGTAGAACCAGTTTCAGAAGCAACATCCTAAACTTTATCTTGATAATTCTTGAAATGCTGTTGCGCTTCGTCTAACAAATTGCGGAGTTGCTCCTCGAAGTTTGTAGTATTCTGTGTCATATTATCAAGGTCTTTAGCGTAAGTATTATCAAACTTATCAATTAAATCTGTATTATCACCAACAATATCTTTTAGCTATTCACTATTCTTTAATAATAGATCCTTGATACTTTCTCCAGAGTTTGCAACTATCTGCTGTAATTCCTCAGAGGTGATACCCGTTACATCAGTAATAGTATCGCCGGTAAGAATGGCATTATCAATCAAGTTCTTATTGCCGGCTTCGGTCATATCTGCGATTGCATTCTGCTTCTCCTCTTCAAGAGATTTAATCTTTTCAGTATAATACTGATAGATTTCTTGTGCTCGCGCAGAACGTTCTTCATCAGTTAGAGTCATGTCAGAATAGATGTCCTTAATCTTATCCTAACATTCTTGCCAAGTATCTACAATCTCACCAGTAACATCAGTTACCTGCTGTTTAGCGATATTGTACCATTCATTCTCGGCATCAAGCAACTTTTGCTGAGCATTCGCAATATCGTCTTGATTAGCTGTGAACTGATAGTTCCAGTTACCTTGACTATCTCTTGTTAGCTGAATTTGATTCTTCGCATTTTGTGCGTCTTCAAGAGCCATCTAAGCCTGCAATACTTGATATTTAGCATTGAGGATATCTAGATCATATTGAGATAGCTTATTACCTTCTCTACGCTGATTAATCTCTTCCTGTAGAGCCTTTAATCTTTCTTTATGCGCGGAATTGGTAGTATCATCAATATCTTTTTGTAGCTTATTATACCAAGCAGATACTTGATATGCCTCATTAACCTTGTCAAAGTAGCGCTCATTTTGTTCGATATAATGGTCGTATTTATCTTGCAGTAAATCAAGACCTGCGCCATTAGATACCGCTTGACCAAACTTATAAACCGCTCTCTCGATCTGATCGAGGTACATATCTTGCGCGGTCTCCATTGCTTCTTGAGCAGAAGATAAATAAGCCTCTTGAGCATCATTAAATTGCTCTAAATATGCGTCTCTTGCTTTCTTGAGTGCGTCATAGCGAATATCGTTTTCATCACCATTTAAAGCATCGAGGTTTGCTTGTGCGGTTTCAAGTCTCTTAGCAGCCTCTTCATACCAACCTCTCTGGAGTTTAGCAGAAGCAACCTGAGCTTCAAGTTTTTCTTGACTAACCTTTTGCAGACGATTAAATCCACTCGCAGTCTTATAAGTTACACCTTGTAAATTATAAAGCTCCTTGATAGTATCAAGAACCGAAGTATTATGATCTAGCTAATCGGTAAATGCAGCGAAACGTTCAGCTGCTGCATCAACAGCATCAGGAACAATATCCTCAATAGAGTTAGCCCATTCAACGATCGCTTTAGCAGAGTCCGCAATCTTACCTTGCAGATCGGAGATTTCATCCATAATATCTCTACGTGCGGCATCATCGGTAGTGCTATCATACAAAGCCTTAAGCTCTTCATATTGTTGCTTATATTGCGGCATTAGATTTGCTTCTGCTTTAGCAGCTTCCGCGTCTAATGCTAGAGGACTGTCAAACTTTGGTTTTTCTAATTTGTCATAACCCATGAAATTCTGAGTTAAAGTATCACCAAAAATATCTGCAATATCTTTAGCGAGGTCTCTAGCAGTATCCTTCATGGATTTAACATCTAGAACAATTTCAAGTTTGAATTTAATATTTTCTAGTTTAGTGTCCGCAATATCTCGAGCATTTTCTTGAACATCATCAGTGGTGTCGCGGATTGTATCAAGAGTATCTTCATACTTTTCTAGCGCTTTCTGACGTTTATCAAATAGCTTTTCTTCTGCATCGAGCTTATTCTTGAGTGCAGTATGTTGTTCCTCAGTAATCGTTTTACCATCAACAGCAAGATTATATTGCTTAACTGCGGCATTATAGAGATCAAGATTTTTCTTTAATAGCTCTTCATAGTTAGTAATTTCACCATTTGCATCAATCTATGCTCCCGCAAAATATTTTTTAACGAGCGCAGCGTCTTGCTTTAGATAATTTCTAGCCTCATCTAATTTCTTATTATAAAGTTCTTGCTATTTCTATAATTCTTGTAACTTTTCTTGATAAGCATTTAATGCTTCAGAACCCCAAGCGCGTTCAATCTTATTATCAAGATCGTCGAGTAAATCATCTTGACGTTCGATTTGGCGATTAATATTGTGATAACGGTCTTCAACATCGTCAAGGTCTTTAAGCTCTTCCTTATCGTATGTTTTACCTTTATCTCCTCCGCCACCGCCGCCTTTTCCTTTTTTACCGCCGCTGCCTTTATCGCGGATGTTATCAGATTTAACACTATTAGGATCAAGTACACCATTAGGATTATAAGAAGGAGTTTCAAGACCATAATCTTTTCCTCCGCCTTGGCCAACACCATTGCTGCTTGATAAGAAACTACCGACTTGTTTTAAAGAATTAGCAAAGTTCGACATTGCGCCGCCTGTACCAGAACCAGTTATTTCTAATCCAAGCTGAGGCAACTCAAATGGCATAGATGCTTGACCTTTTAACCACTCTTTAATCTTTACTGCGCCCTATTTCACAACAACAGGCTTGAAACTCAATTTATAACTGAAATTTTGAATTAAATCTCCTAATGCACTTAATGCACTTCCGGCAGCCTAAGATAAAGTTCCTATCGTACCAGAACATTCGCTCATTGTTGACTGTAGAACCATATCTGCATTTGCGCCAGATGAAGCCATAAATTGAGTTAATTCTGCTGAAGTAGTGCTCAAACCATTTGCTACCTGTCCTCCAGCATCAATTACATCTTTAACTATTCGCAAATATGCTTCATGGTTATATTGCTCAAGGTGAGCTAACTACGCACCAACATCTGAACACATAGACTAAAATTCTTGAGCAGTGGTATCAAAATTATTATCTACAGAAAATTTTATGTTGCCAAAATCATCCATATATTTACTAAAATAATCATAATGATCTACTAAGGTATCTACCATGCCTTGTAAACTTTCAGCCTAGCTAACTTGTTTTTCCCAAGCATTTAAATTTGCAATATCAGAAGTTGCTTTGCTATAATCATCCGCGGAGACTGTAGTTTCATCAATACCCTCTTTAAGCTGCCAAATTCCTTCATCTGTTTTTTCAATATATTTATCTAATTTTCCTTGAGAACTAATTAAAGCCTTTGTCGCAGAAATAGTGCCTTTATAGTAATCGTCCATGTTAATGGAACCAGATTTAAATTGTTTATTTAGATCTGCTAATCCATCCGCAATAGAGCCGGTTGCTGCCGTAAGTGTAGCTTCAAAAAGATCAGTTTCTTCTATAGTATCATCAATCTCTTGACGCAATTCTTGGAATCCAGTTCCAATTTTATCAATTCGATCACCAATTACATCGAAGTATTCTGTGGCAGACATTTCGCCATCTTTATAGAGTTCAGCAGCTAAACTTAAATCTTCTGTATGCTATCTAAAAAGATCGGCGTCTTCTTCACTCATGAAATTATATTTACTAACTGCATCGGCAGCTTTTGCACGATCTGCTAATTCATCCCATGCTCTAATATAACTATCTACATAATCTTTATTAACAGAATATTTATCTTTCGTAGCGTCAAGCATTGCATCTAACGCCTATGATTCTTGACGTTCGGATTCAAGTAAAGTTTGTAGAGATTGATTAGTGAGTTTATAAGCGTCTCCGACCTTGATGATATATTGCGCATAACGGTCATCTGCAGCTATCAAAGCCTCCACCTGATCCATTGTCAGGTAACCCTCTTGATCTTTATAAGACTTTAAAGCAGTTTCTAAAGCATCCTCACTTTTATTTAAATAATCAAGAACTTCTTGTAGCTATTCAATACCAGTTACATCTACATTAACATTATTCTCCTAATAATTGTCTAAGAAATTCTTAAGCTCTTGAACCGAATCGAAGTTATCAATGTTAACGGTCATTAAGACTTTCCAGTCGTCTCCCGACAACTTGCTAAAATCAAAATCAGAGAATTTTTCTTGTACTTTTGCTTTAGTTTCGTCTACTTTATTATTAACATACTCTAAGAACTCATCAACACTTACGCCAGCAAGCATCAATTCATTCTTGACTGCATCAGAAATCAAGCCAGCTGCATCAGCAACATCGCCATTGGAAAGAACTCCATATAGCTAATCAGAAATCTATTGAACTGCTTGATCATCGAGAATAGGTTCTAGAACAATCTACTCATATTCACCATCAGAAGAATATAAACTCTTACGAATTTCCGCTAATCTTTCTTGCATAGCAGCGAGAGTGTCTGGATCTAAATCGATCGCACCACTAGCAATAGCATCTACATAAGACTTATAATTATCTTCTGCTTGTTGAATAGCTTCTGAATTATCAGCTACCCATTCTGCGGTAATTTGTTCGTTATTGTCTTTCCATTGCTGATATTCAGCTAAATAGTCCTAATAAGCGTCAGAGGTCTCTTCTAGACCTTGCGTTACGCTCTTAAACCATGTATCTGCGTCAACATATTCATCAACGTGAGAAGTATATCTTTGCTCCTCTACCTGAGATTTGATATATGGATCAGACATATCACTATTCTTCTGTAAATCTTTATACCATTTAGCATTACTATTGTCTTCAGTCCATGTTTTTTGCTGCCTAGTGTCCGGTCCTTTAGCAATATCTTTAGTAGATTTATTATAGTTTTTAGCGATTTCTTCCGCTTGCGCCTTTTGAGTTTCTTGATTTAACTTCTCTTGTAGCTTAATTTGTCGTTCTAACGACTCCTCTTGTTGCTTTAGCTTGTCAAGCTCTTCTGCTTCAACTACTGTTAAAGTATCTTGATTGTTTAATTCATCAATTCTATCTTTAGTAGTCTTTAATTTAGAATTTAAAGATTCTAAAGTAGATACTTGCTCCTAATAAGCATCTGTAGCTTTTTGGATCTTTTCTCTTGCTTCTTCTGAATTTACATGGATAGCTTGAATAACTGCAACGATCGCCGCGCCAGCAATTACTACCAATCCAATAATTGGAAGCAAAGCAGATAAAGCCGCGCTAAACGAAGCTACACCCGCCGCACCAGTACCGGCCGCCGCACCGGTTGCCAAAAACTGTACAGCGTTTTGAGCATTTGCAAGACTAACTGCCTTAGCTAAAGATGCTACCGTCGGTAATATCATAGTAAGAGAAGTTAAAATCTTAGTAAATGCAGTTATTGCATCAACATCTCCAGATAAAACTTCTTTAAGTGTTTGTCCAAGAGAATTTAATCCATTAATTCCAATAGATACCTGAGAAAGTGTAGTACCTGCTTGAACAAGAGTAGACGCCCAGTCACGTTGAGCTGGGATACCATCTCGTAGCATAGTATTAATTTTCTCAATCTATTGACTATATTTTTCTTGAGAAATTTCCCCTCGCGCAAGTTCTTCGTCCAACTGTCGCAATTGAGCGATATATTGATTAATAGTCTGCGGATTTGCACCCATTATTTCGAGTGCTCTTGCTAATGTGCGAATTGCTCCGCTACTTTCTATTGCTTCTTGTCTTATCTCTTCTAATTTTGCTTCTAGCTATGCGCTGTCCATGCTTGCAACATTAATACTGCTATCATAACTAGTAATTAATTCTCGCATAGTCTGGTCAGTTAAACCAGCACTATTTTTAAGATTTATAAATTCTTCACTAATAAGCTTTATAGAAGCCTGCTTTTTAGCTAATTCATCAAGATTATTGATAATACTTCTAAAAGTTTGGTCAACATTAGAAGTTTGCTCAATATCAACTTTAATTTTATATGGTGCTTTTGTTAAATTTTTATATTTTTCATTCCATGCTTCGATTTCTGCCCATGCGTCAGTTTGCCAATCATCGTCATCATGAAGACTTACTGCCATGCTATCTTGCAATTCTTGAGAAGAATTTTGCAAAGACCCAATTCGTTCAGTGGTTGCTAAATTCTATTGTTTTAAAATATCAAGTTTATACTGTTCATTTTCAAGAATAGATCTCTGATAACTATCAAGCTCATCATATTTAGCATTAATCTCACCCTGGAGACTTACTTCTTGTTTTAAAATATTTAATCGCATACTTTCAGCGCTATTAGCTGAATAAGTAATGTCTAAATTCTCTACAAGTTTTACAGCTTCAGCCTAAAGTGCACGAGCACGTTCTCCCTCTTTACCAGTAATAATACCAAGATTAACAGCCATATCGCGCATACTTTGAGCAATTTTATCACCATAAACCTGGTTCATACCAAGAGCAACAACTGCCAATATACCCTTTAAACCCCCCAACGCATCAATGACATCTGCGGTTCTAGATAATAGTGGAGTAATAACATTATCTACGCCAATATAAAAGTTTGGATTAATTAAACTATCATAGATGTCCTCTGCGGCAGCTTTAGTTCTATCGCGAGCAGCTTCCCAAGATTCTGCATAAATGTCAGCCTGTTGGGTTAAAGCGCCGTCAGCGTTTTCTGCAAGAGCTAAATTTTCTTTAAAGAAATCCCAGTTATCCATCAATGCAATCAACTGAGTCCATTGACGCACGCCAGCTACGGTTTCAGCCAAGGCAATCTTTTGATCTTGTGCAAGCGTATCCCACTTTCCACCAAGGTCATCAAGGATTTCATCCATACCTTTTAATTCACCACTAGCATCCTTGATTTGAACGCCAACATTAGCCAGTGCTTGAGAATATTTATTTAAAGTAGTGCCATCATCAAGAGTTTCGCCCTGTTGCAAACCCTGAATACGAGAGAATAAAGTTCTAAATGCAGTACCTACTACACTGGCACTTTCACGAGTCTGTGCAGTTACAGTCGCAAGAGCAGAAGCAGCATATTCATAACTTAAACCTACGGTATTCGCTACAGCCGCAAATTTTTCAATACCCTCAGAAATTTCATCGGAACTAGATGCAGTAGCAGCGCCCAATTTAACAAGAACGTCTGCATAATGTTCGAGGCTTTCACTACCATCATAGAAGTTATTCCAGATGGCGGTTAATTGCTGGGATGCGGTTTCCGCGGATGTGCCAGCTACATTAGCCATCTTAATCGTGGTTTCAGTACGATCAAGAACTTCTTGATCACTTAAACCTTGTTGATAGTAGATTAAAGATGCATCGGTGTAGTCTGTGGTAGTTGTACTTAATGCCTTAGCAGCCTTGTTTGCTTGTTCTGCAAACTAAGCCATATCTTCCGCGGATTGTCCACTTACAATACGGATTTCATTTAATGATCTATCTAGGTCTTTTGTATAACCATATGCTTGTTCTAACGCACCTACAAATCCATGCAATACACTGGATGTTAATTGCCAGCGCATGGTGTTTTTCATAGTTGTCCACAACTAATCAAATAATTTATTAGTTCTTCTTAGTGGTAACTCAGATTGAGTAATCGCAGTAGCAACTTTTAAAAATGCCTATTCTCCTGCGGGGCCAAGACTCATCAAACTAGTTGCATAGCTTTCCAAGGTCTAACCACTAGAAGCAATACTCTAATTAAAGACAGTAAGATCGAGTTTACCTGTCTCTTTATTAAGAGCTTTATTTAGATGGCCAGAAAGTTCCAAAGCAGCTTGCGAAGCACCTTTTAGCTCGTCAGTCAAGCGAGCAGATGTGCCTAACTAGTTTAATTTACTAAGAGCTGTATTAATAGACGCTTCGAACTTACTAGTATCAGCATCAACGCCGATTGTGTAATTTAGACGTTTTGCCATTGTCCTTTTCCTCCTTTATCACCTATATACATAAAACAAAGGCTCTTGAGAATTAGTATCCTCAAGAGCCTTTTAATTCTCTATTTTATGTGAGATTTTAGTTAGATGTTTTAATCTTTTCCAACCACGTCTTTGATTACTGACAAGGTTTCCATACCTTCGCCATTCTTAATTTTCTCAAGAATATCAGTAATCTGCGAATCTAAACCACCTGCATTACTAGACATGGACTGAATAATGCCTGCCGCAGACGAATTATAACGAGCAATATCGTTAATGGTATCATTAACCAAGCTCTTCATAAATTCAATCTCGTCTTCTGGAATACATGGATAAATAGCATCAATAATGCGATTTTCCTCTAGTAGATCATAAGTCTTAGATACTTCATTTAGCTGCTTCTCAGTAAAAGAGATACCTGCGTACCATTTACATACAGCAATAGAGAAATATACCTCAACTCGAATAGGACTAAAGCAACCAGTTGCTTCATCAAGAGCATGATCTACAATAAACTGGATAAACTGTGTCTTCTCATCAATAGGAAGATAATTGCGGATTTCCAGTGTAATATCGTCATTGAGCTTGTAATTAGAAACCGCTTTCTTGGATTTCAACCCTAGCTTGGAAAAAGTCATTTTCATAAGTATTTAACTCCTTTAACTCTCTTTTATATTTTAATTATACTAGAAAAAAAATCTTTTGTCAAATTATAATCCCTTTAATATATTAGTATTAAGAGATCCTGCTATAGTTAGCGAATTAATAACTCCTCGTACAAGCTCACTACGCTCATTTGCAAGTTCGACATCCATTTCTTCACTATTAACCTTATAACCTATAAAACTATTATCTATTTTATTAATGCCTCTAATTTCAGCATTGACCGAACGTTTACCAGCTAATAAACCTTCGCAAATCTTATTAATAATGCTCATAACCGAATAGATACGTCCATTATACATAAGAAATTGTGCCCTATCGATACCGCCATGACCCAATGGACTACCAGAACCAGTTAACCATTCCGTAAAGAAACTACCTGCAACAGAAGCTCTAATAGAATTATAAGCCTAGTAAAGATTGCCTCCTCGACTAGTTGTAGATCCGCTAGGATAATTGGGACTAAAACGATGAGCAATTACATTATACGCTGCATGTAATCCATTGCTGTCGATACCCATGTTCGAGAAAGCTGTAGTGATAGGAGTTCCTCCCACTAGATGAATAGATCTAGATTTTTTCTACTGCCATTTAACAGAAGCGTTCGCGCCAATCTCAATATCTGCTGTCATACCGTTCAATGAAGCAGATAAAGAGAATACATTACTAGTAATAATATCAACCTTAGCGGTACGTTTCTATCCTTTTTCACCAAAACGATCGGTACCTGCCTGTCTTACATCGGCCCATTCAACTTTACCGTCTAATTTAGATAGAGTATTAACAATAGCGGAATCAGCCTATTGCTAAATATCCCATAAGGCGGTTTGAATCATCTATCTTGCTAATTCTTCGCCAATCATAGTAGAAAAAATTTGAGTAATGGTAGAAGAAAATGATTCTCTAGAAACCATACCTCCAGCACTTAACTTTTGTGCAGCGTTATTTAAGGTTTTAATAATTCTTGAAGCAATAGTGACAGACTATTCAGAAACTGCAACTAAATCCTCACTCCATCCAGATCCTTCGGCAAATACCTATTGCAATGCTTTGAAAGAGCCTAGCTCTGCGTCATTCATATGTTCACCTATGAGTGCCATTGCTTGCTCAATTTGATTAAAAAATTCCGCAGCTGCTTGTGCACCCATACCACCATTAACTAAAGAGGTATTAAAACTAGCTTGTACGCTCGATATTGTATCTGCGTAATTATTGCCATATTCCCGAGTAATAGCTTCATTCATGCTTTCTGCAATCTAATTAAGAGTCTATTCTAATAAGTTTCCCTCATCTATGCTCTTGATAATTTTTGCAACGCTCGCGGCGGAGGGAGCCTATGAATTCATTGTAGCAAGCATCGCGTTAAGTTGATCATCTGTTACAGCGCCCCTAGCTTTATTAATAGCTTCTATTCTCTTTTGATCAAAAAGCTATTGGGTATATTTGGCAAGATGTTGCGCTGTTTGAGTTTTATAGTGGATATAAAAATGGTCAACGTAATCATCAACATTAATGGTAATACTCTAATCGCCTAGAGCGTGTTTCTTTTCAGCCATAATTTTAACTCCTTTATCTCAAGATACAAAGAAAAGGGAGGACTAATTGTCCTCCCTTAATCTTAAGTTAAGTCCTCGTCGACATCGCTAAATGGCAATGTTCTTACTCGAACTGGTTCTGTATATTTAGACTCCGCGTCATTAACCTCCAGAGTGTTTATTCCCCCGTTGCCGTGCAAGGCTGTCTCTTGTCATCGGCCTCATTTACATCGTCCATAACAACCTGGATAGCAGCAAGAACTTTCTTAGTAAGATCGAACTTGGTATAACCAGGGAATGCGTCGACTACGAAGCTGAAGGTAGACGGATCGCCACTAGATGCCATAGAGAAAGTGAAGTTAGACTGAACCTTACCGTTAGGAATTACAAATTCCGCAGGCATATCCAGACCAGTGTTTTCATCACGGAACAGAGTAGAAGCCTCAATGTAGAAGTTCTGACCCTTAATCTCTGGAGTAATCTCGATCAGCATAGTGTTGGAAACCTTCTTGATATAGTAATCAACAAGAACAACCTTGCCAACCTCAAGATCAGTGTGGCCAGTAGCACCATCTGCGTAGCAGGTTAGAGTGGTCTTACCATCAGCGTAAACTACCTTAGCAGGAACACAAGGCTCAACGTCAACAGTGCCAGCGTCACTCAGAACCATGCAGAAGATGTCTGCATTAGCGTGCTTGTAATCAGCTGCAGCGCCAGTACCAGGAGTACCAGTTGCAGTACCATTCCAGCAAGCAATCTCTGGAATTTCAATAGTATTCTTAGCAGTTACCTGTACCTGAGAAGTCATATGAACATAAACAGGCTTACTCTCAGTAGCTGTTGCTAGACCCGCGCCAGAAAGAATGGCTAGGCTCTCTGGACTAATCAGAGCGTCTTCCATGTTGAAGGTTAGAGTACGTTCGCCTTCCCATGCGATCAAACGAGTATTACCACGACCGCCAGTAGCGTATACAGTGGTAGAAGCGCCCTCTAGACTAGAAGTTTTCAGAGAGTCGAAATAAATGACAGGCTCATTCTTATAGAAAGAGCGGCCGCCGAGGGTCATCTTAGACTTAGCACGAAAGGCTACGTCGCAAATTTCGCGTACGCCAAATCTCATAATTTATTTCCTCCTTATTTGTTGGGATGTAATTCTCTCATCCAAGATTCGACTTGTTTCTCGGGTTTCCCGCCCGCAAGTCTAACTTTAAGGTCGGTATCCCATTCAACAAAAGCAGTATATCTCTCAATTAAATCAAATATCTAGAACATATTTAAGTGGCTACATTCACTCAATGTCACAACCTATGCCACTGTTAAAATCGAGATATATCGTGTTAATATGCTTTCATTACTTTTTCCCTTTTGTTCAGCAACCTTGCGGCGATTGCGCATGATCTTGTCAGCAATCTCTTTTGCGCGATCGTTTGCAGGATTATAAATAATATTCTCGCCTTGAAATAAACTGCTTACACATAAAACCTCACGCATTACCTATTGGAAAATAGCAAAGTTACTATCATCAATAAGCGCAGTCTTGGCGGATTCACCCATAGTAGTTAGGATGATACTGTTCTTGGTAATCATTGCTGTATATTCGGGAAAAAGTAATTTAAGCAATGTAATTAAAGCAATCTTTTTATCTTTGTCTTGCGATTGCTCTAATACTTTCATCAATACTTGAAAATTAGTCAAAGACGCTAAAAGAGTTTCGTCCTATACTAACGATTCTTTATCTAAACAAATATATTGAATGGCTGTAAAAAACTGCTACTCACCCATGTAGGCTATATCCTTAATGGTCGGGACATGGACAGTTAATTGTAATTCAGGAATAGGAATATCTATCCCGGCCATTAAAGAAAGTCTATAATCAGCCATTTACCGGATTTTTCTAGTCCTCATGACCTCTAACAGCTAGATAGGTCAAGGACACTCCCGCAAATTCTTCACTATATACATAAGGTGTAGCAGATATAAATTCAAGTTCGCCGATACCACTCAAATGAGTTTTATCGAGCATGGCATCTATCTCGCCCGCAATACGATACGGTCGCAATTCAAAGTCGCCTAAATCCCAGTTGTCATAGTGACAGATAATATCAATACCAAAGGTATTATCTCTATATTCTGGGTTACTTGCATTTCGAATAACAGTGCCATAAGTCAATCGAATATATGTTTTTTCCTTGCTATCAATCTTAACTTTGGGGACAGAAGAAATTTGGTGACTAGTAAATAGTTCCTTGATCTAATCTCCTGTTGGTAATGGTTTAGATTGCCAATCTCTTGATTCATAGCAAAGTAGCTTCAAAAGATTAGGGTTTGATAAAATGCGGTCAATGATAATCGCCGCATCTTTCGGCATACCTAGCAAGCTAGACTTGGGGTATTCATATGAGTTATGTTTCATGCGCACTCACCTCAATACAACGATTCAACTACAATTACTTTTTCTCTTACATCATTACCTTTGACCCATTGTAATGTGAATTGACCACTTGTAGTTTTATTCCAAATCACTGTAGCTGTCTAATTTCCAGTTGCTTTTACGCAAGCCGGCACATCTTCAAGTATTTTCCATTCTCCGTCCGCAATATCGACGGAGTAAGTTGCCGCAATTTTCGGCTTAATAAAGGTTTCACCAATGATTGTAGTATCAGGAGTCGGATTAATTGGTTCAAAAACCAATCCTTCCTTCATCTCGTTTTCAAGATCATCGGTAGTATCATTCCAATAATTCTCTTCCGCGTTAATCTCTATAATATTCTTCATACTAATAGAATCTGGAGCTTCAACTCTCCAACACTTTCCTGCAAAGATAAATTCAGAGTATCTATCAAAAGCATGAAGTGTCTATTCATTGCGCGGCATAAGAATATTTAAACTCAAGTTAGGAGTATCAATTCTCTATTGATTTTTTTGAATAGAGTTGATCTGTGTCTCTACAGGACCTCGAATAGCGGCATATGTTGCACACCAGTTACCATCCTAATCCTTGAATTTAATCATATATCTACAGCGTCTTATCTCTCCACGAAAATAGGCATCTTCTGTTAGTTCTTGAGTGTAGATAAGCCAATGTGTATCGGTTTTTTTCCACTCAAAAATATCTCCAGGTTCATAGCCATATTCATAATCAAGAGAAACAATCTTATCATCATAATCTTGCTTTACTTTATCTGGATTAATAAGAGCGCGAACCTCTCCATAAACCTCCATATCTGGATCTTCTCCAGAGGGTTTAAGTTTAATTGTTTTATCAAATTTTTGAACCATCTCAATCGAAACAGCTTGATAAGAATATAATAACGCTCTATGTAAAGTGCGCTGTTTATCTCTAATCATGCGGTCTTCCTAGTGAATACCGCCTTGCCACTCGAATCTCTTCCGCATCATTTCAAGATTATTCATCTTCAGTCACCTATGTCAACAGGTCAATACATCTAAATACTGTTTTTCTATAAATCATAAAATCATTACAAGCCTCTGAGGTTAAGCCCTCTAACTTCGACAATAAAATTAGTCCTTCTACTTTATCCTTGTAAAGATGAACCAAGCCAGAAATTTCTTCTAACATAGTTTTTAGATGTATTTCCCAATCTTCATTGTTCTCGCGCATAGGAATTAATTTCCATAACTGATTAATCAATCGCTTCATGTCTTGATCTATTACAGCAGACGGGAAAGCAATATCATACTTATCCATCAAAAGTACTCGTTTCACATAGAGTAGACCAATTAGATTTAATTGATCCATTTTCATCAGTTATCTTTCTGCGCTTGTAGAGGCGTTGCATATGATGCGATTGACGCTCAGCCTCTTTTTTAAGTTCCATTAACTTAGCGAGATGGTTTGCTTGAGAAGTCATTTTGAAATCGCTACCAGAATACTTCATTCTTGTTTGCTCAACAGACGCCACTTGACGCTGGAGCCAAGTATTATACATAAGTAGCGCAAAAATATTGATTTCTTCGGAAGTCAGATGACAGTTAAAGCTCTCCGCAGTTAGATCATAATCATATAGCGGAAAACGCGGGAACTCGAACCCTGGAATGGCATCAATCAAGATATTTTTCAGATCTTTCTCGGTGTCTTCCTTAGTCCATTCCATGTACATATCATCTGTAATCTTGCCAAAGAATCTATCATATATATCTTCAAAGGGTGTGGGATCCCCTTGAATTGGGTATTTATCCATGGGGATGACCTCCCTTATTCTTTAGTCTCCGTAGTAGGTTTCTTAATAGTAGTAATAGAAGAACGACGACCTGCCGCACTTGCACCAACAGTCTTAGCAGTTGGCTTCTTAACCTCGCCATCTGGTTTACTATTTTCAACCGCCGCAGTTACATCAAATCCCAGCTGAGCCTTAATAGCTTCACGCTTGGAAAAATCATTTAACGGCTTAGATACTGCGTACTTTTTAATTAGGTCTTTTGTTCCATTAGGCGCAAAATCGAGAGCATCCTTGAACTCATCAAGAGAACAAGTATCCATCCAGCTAGGAATCTGTGCCTCAGTTAAATAATACTCTGGTACTACATCACCATTGATAAGATAGCGAATTACTTCATCATCATCAACAAATAGATAATTATAAAGTAGTTCTTTACCACCTGGCATCATAGACAAAGAATTTAGCTCCGAAACAGCGAGACGCTTTGTTTCATTAGGAGAAAACTCTCTGCGAACATTTAGCTCTGGGATATTATAAACTACGAAACCTGCACTTTTATTAGTAACATTACACTGTTCTTTCATAAATAAAACTCCTTTTTCTCAATATAATAATTAAGAGGGGATAGGGATACACCCTATCCCCTCGATTAATTAACCAATTACGTCAAGTTTGCCCTGAAGCTGAGTATCAACGTAAGAGAAGATGTTGTTAGTCATCATAACACCTACGCCAACCTTACGGTAAACCTGGATGTCACGAGACCAATCATCATTATCATTGCGCTCACGCACATGAGTAGTACCCTCAAACGCAACCTTAACCGGCTTATCGCCAGTACCAGAAGGAATAACCCAAGCATAGCCAGGATCAATTACCTTGCGGCTGTTAGTCTCGTCTTCAAGAGTCTGCGGTAGAATAACTACGCGAACACCCTTGTAGTTAGCGAGATAACCGTTGCTCCAACGCTCGTTACGAATCTCATCAGAGATCCATCCGGTAGCAGGAACAATCTTCACCGCAAACTCACGAGTGCAGTAAATAGTAGGAGTACCATAAGCACTAGCGGTATTAACCAGACGATCAAGAGCTGCTTCATCAAAACCTGCAACACTTGCACGGTTAGCAGCAGGAAGCTGATTTACAGCGCCCATCAGAGCCTAAGCGATCTCACGATAGATGAGTTCGTCCATACCATCCATGATAATCTGAGTAAGCTCTGCAAAGTTTACGCGACCATCAAGGAACTCTTCGAAGCCGATCTGAGCAGCTCCGCCGATAGCACTGGTACCAACCTCGAAGCTCTCAGAACCGAGCTTGAAGGTCTCGTATACACCGGCCAGACCAACGCGAGTGATAAACTGCTTAGCGCGAGTCTTACCAGTTCTACGAGTGAATACCGGCTTATCACCCTGTGCGAAAGTCTTAATATCTGCAAACTGACCATAAGCATTAATTAGACGATTAGGAATAATATCGTCCATGGTCTGTTCCATCAGAGAGAATACAGTACGCTTGTTTTCCTCGTATAGATCCTCAGTGCCAACAAGAGCATTGAGTTCACTACGAAGAGTCTCATTCATAGCGTCATAGGAGAAAGTCTCTCCATTATAAGAAAAATTGGTAGAAGGAGTAGCATTAGCTACATTCTTCATCAACTGTAGTAAATTAGCCTTATCCATTATTTTAACCCTCCTTTATCAACCAATGCGCTGAACTTTAACGCCAGGCTGTAAGTCAGGCATGGTGTAAACCTTTACAACCACGAACTTAGGATCTTCGTCTCCGCCTGTTGCGGTTTTACCTTCATCCTTAGTCAGATAACCATCAGTATCAATTTTGAGCTGATCGCCAACACTTAGAGAACCGGCTTCAGCCTTAATTGTATTAGTGGTCCAAATGTCGCCATTAGGAATAGCGATAACACGCGGAACCATCTTAGTACCTTCCGGCATTGCCTGTGGATAGGTAAAGGATTCAATTTCCTTCTTGAAAGCTACATTGCTACCCTCACGAACAGCTTCGCCAGTATAATCAAGAACAGTCTTTAGTGTAGAGGCAGACTGACCAACAGGACTATAAACGCGAGCATTGTAGTTATCCTTAATCATTGCGAAATCCGCATCAGTCTCGCGATCCTCATAGATCTTTACCTCATTAAATACCATGCGCCACGGACCAGCACCAGTAAAGTTGCACACACCAGCAGCGTAGTCATACTTTACGAACTGACCATTTTCGAGCAGTTCAATATCACTCTTAGCGGGCAACTGAGCGTATACCTGGCCATTACGCTTTGCGGAAAGATGGTTCGGCTCAACCTGACCATATCCGTATTTTACAAAAGTAGCGTTACCTAAACGCTTTGCACTCTTAGCCATTTATTTATCCTCCCTTATAGCTTTTTCTCATTTGCGCGAATTGCTTTAATCCACTCTGGAGCAGTATCAGTCGGGTTTTCAAGGTTGAACAAACCCTGTAGCTGAGAGTCATCACTCTTGTCTGCATTCTTATCAAGGTTAAAGTTTACCTTGTTGCGAACACAAAGAATGGACAGTTTCGCTTCAATGTCTTCTAAAGAGTAAGTATCAATATGCTCAACAACATCCTTCTTGTCGTCGTCATTTAGCATATAGAAACCATCAATCATGCTCTGCTTTTCCTTACGATCAGCTTCGAGCTTAAATTCCTTAAGAGAAGTTACCTCAGATTCAAGGTTACTCTTCTCCTGTTCAAGAGCATCATAGTCACTCTTGAGAGCCTCATACTTGGTAAGTAATTCAGTATACTCAACTACTTCCTCAAGATTATACTTCTTCTTAGGCTCGTCCTTCTTGGGATCCTGCTTAGGATCATTATCTTTAGGATCCTGGTCCTTAGGAGCCGGATTGTCCTGCGGATTGTTCTTGTTCTTTTCGTCCTCAGGCTTGCCGTCCTTCTTCTCGAATTCAGGATCAGTAGGTAGTTTCTTATCCATGGTCTCGTGAGAGCCTCCTTCATTCAAAGTTTTCTGTAATCCAGTTAGCATAGAAAACATTCTGGTCTTAAACTTCTAAAACTCAGGGTTGTTTTCTAAGGAGAATTCAGTCTTGAATTGAGCGCCCTCAAAACATGGCTCGACTGTTTCTCCGAGAATACAAAGTTTTTCTATCAATGCTTCATTATAAATGAAAATCCTGCCATCTGAATTACTATCTTTTGCCCAAAAACCGTCTTGAGTTTCTGCGTTTAATTCCATAGATTGATTGTTACCATGCTCAAGAATACGCTTAGATTCTGGGTAAGCGGAGGTCCAAATGTAGCATTCTGTTACTAGATACTCATGCTCAACGCCCTCATCATCAAACTTCTGGAACCAAACTTTGGCATCCGTTGGAACAAAGCCATAAGGCTTTGTAGTTTCAGAGATCTCGAAATTGCCACCCCGCAAATCAATCTTTTTATTGTGGGCTTCGAAATCCTCTGCCTCTCTATTGAAAAAGCCAACAACAGGAGAACCAGGTAGCTTCTTGCCCATCTCTGTTGCTACTTTCTTAGTGATGACAGTTCCATTTCTGTTAGGATTTTGTCCGACATAACAAACCTTTACCTAACACTTACTAATTAAAGGAGATATTTCAGTCGCATTGATAAATTCCATTGTATTAGCAATAGGAACACTAATATGCAAAGTTTATCCCTCCTTATGTCATACTTTCACGGTTAGCAATCGTCTTATCGCTCTTCTCTTCATCAGACTTCTCTGGGCGACCAGACTCTTTTGTTTCCGTTACTTTTTTTGTTGTACTCGAACTTGTCTAATTATTCTGAGAATTATTCTATGCGTTCTAATCTTTTTTGACCATATTTCCGCTCATTGTACTACTCATCATAGGTGGAATCATAATCTCAGATAGATGTAGAATCTCATTCTCAAACGTTAGAGTAGCCAGAATACTAGACTGAGAGTGTCCAAGAGCAATTTGCGGCAACATCTTAGGATAACCCATTTGCGCGTGCTCTTTGTACAACTTAGCTAATTCCTTATAGTTAAACTGCGTGGTCTCTAACATCGACACTCTAAACTCGTAATGACCTTTACGATTAAACTTTGATACAATTTTATTTAATAAATTACCAAACTATAAAGGCAATTCTCTAATACTAGCTTCATCCGTTAAGATGGCGTTAGTTACAGCTAAGTTGCCGTCCGCATTAAATAGATTGCGAGAAATACCCGCATTATTAAACACTGTACGTTCAACTTTTTCAAGGTCATCAGTCGTGGTATTAGAATTACTATCCTTAGTATCAACAGTAGCAATATCAGCAAAAGTAGTCAGTACGTCAACACCAACCGCGCGTTTCAGCATGGCCACGGCGTTATTGTGAATATCTCTTGCCTCATCTACATCGAAAATCAAATCACCATTCTTGTCAAGTGGTAATTTCTGGATAATAATTTTTAATAGCTACTGCATTGTCTTCTATCTATCTAGTTCCTGAGCCTAATCAAGATCAATGATAGAAGGAATTACTCCAACAAGAGGTGGAAAGCAACTATCATTCAAACCTAACTTAACAGATGTCTCGGGATCGAGAGCATACCAGCAACTCAAATCTCCAGGATAATCTCCTTTTAGCTTGCCCTGTTTATACAATACATAGGCTTGCTAAACATCTTTAGGAAAGGTTTTTAGGATTGCCATTCTCTATTGAATATTAGAAAAGTAAGCATCGAAGAACTAGAGATTTAGTTCTACGATTGGATCAATACCAGAATAATAACGATTACGACAATATGATGCGGGCAACTTCTAAATAGCAAATCTATCACCAAAGTCTACAATAATACCATAGTAGACGCCATCCTTCATGATATCGAGAGCGATGTTTCCGCACACTCGTTTAATGTCGGATCGATCAAGATATAACAACACTTTAGAGAAATCATTCAGAATTTTGTTTTCTTTTTCCTTAGACACATCAGTAAAGTATGGAGTTACATACCAATCGTATCTATAAAGAGTAGCTAAGTATTTACATAGTCTATAATAAATACCGCTAGATTCAAAGAAATATTCTGAGATTTCTCTTAATGTCTTATAGTCATGTCGATAAATAGCATTTAGGACAAACCCTTTATCGCCGTACCGTGGATTGATCTTCTTGTAAGTGCCAAGATTTACGAGCGCATTATCTACGGAGCGAATGCCCACCCGCATTTTAGCGTAATCTCTCGGTGTTGCATCTTCTTCTCCCATTAGATCAAAGCCTTTATCTCGTATCTCTTGTTGTCTGCGCTTAAGCAAGGTTTATCACCTCCTCAATACCCGGCTTTCTGCATTATATAGTCATACGTTAAAATATTTTCATCCGTGTATGGAATCTCTATTAAGGTAAGACCTTTTAATGCGCAGAATCTCCTCTTTTGATTGTCATTATATTTCTATTGATATAATCCTCTATTGCCACCAAATTTGCTAACAGCTTGATAATGCTATTTACCTTGATATTCAATCAAGAAATCTAGATTACCATCGTCATCAAAGATAGCAAAATCGAAACGTAGAGGACGTCCACTAGGAGCTTTGAGCCCCGCAAACTCATATTCTTCTTTAAAGTTAATATCATTAGCTTCAAGGATTTCGTGTATCTTAATTTCTCCTCTTGATGCTCGCATAATTAAATCACATCCTCTATTTATTATTAAAAAGTCTAATAGGGCTATTATTTAATCATGCCCAACTCAACTAATAAACATGAAATCAGAGAAACGACCGCGTTTTCTCTTTCGCCTACTATCTTCCTCTTGCTTGATATAATATAGACCATACTCAAAGGCAGAAAATTTATCCTTTGTAATAGACTTATTAGCTTGTTTCAAGATAATATTAACGCCTTCATTCTCCTCGCGGAGATTCAGCATTTCATCTCGTAAAATAGAAGTATAAGTGAAAGGCTGTAAATAAGCAGCTCTTTCTTCTGGTTTCATAGCCTAACCCTTTTTAGTGCCTAATAACTTGTTCTTTGCTACTCTTTCATCAATTAAAAATTTAATCTTACCTGCACGCATTTGAGTCTAAGCATTACTATGCGCTTCCGTGTTAATAGGAGCATTTGCTTTAATTTCATAGATAGCATCATACTCTGTACGATCAGTCCTATACTTTTTATATTCTCCATCATCGTCATTCTAGACACCGAAATCTGGGAAGAAATCATCTGTATCTGGATCTATCTAGGATTTAACCATATAGTCCATGAGACCGGCACCAAGACCATTACCGTCAATAACTACGGTTTTAGCCTTGAACTAATAATATAGTTTTTTAATCTTAATTGCCTAATCTTCAAAGTGCTCGTCGTCCATTGTAAACATATTTACCAATGACTTAATTGCAGGTCCTTGTGGCTATGGCGTAACTTTAAAAACACAGATAACAGTCTAACATTTTTTACGTCCAACGTCTACAGACAGTATATAATATGCCCTATCAGATGAGCGTCCAGACGCTTCATACTCTGGTTGAGATAATTTGCGATTGCGGTCAAATACCTCACCATTGAAGAACGCATCTTCTACAGTACCACTCCAACGAGACTCATATTCTCTATCAAAAGAAGCCTCATTAAAAGTACCATCTTGCTTTAGCTCTTGAACAAAGTTTTTACTCTGCAAGCCTACCAAAACAGGAATACGCCAAGTACCGCCCATAACGATTGCCTTCTCTGGGTCAAGAACCATACGAATCAAGAGCTGAATCAACTTATTGTATGGGAAAGTATTCTTCCAACCTGCGGTAGTGACATAAATCTGACTCTTGTTCAAGGTTTCTGCTTCTTGAACTGTACCATCCATACACTCACGGTCAATGTTCATTAGAGGAATAAGAACTTCGTTCAAAATGGTGCCGTCTACACCAACACATTCCTCAATTAGACCGCCATGACGACGCTTACCACGAGAGCTTTCTCGCGCAGCAACGTTATCAAAATAAGAGCCATTCTTAAAGATATATTTACAATAGTCTTTACCTTCTTGAGTTTTACCTCGACGCCAGTCAATTTCTCGCTCAAACGCAGGAATCTTCTAGCAAATTTCTTGCACCTTTTCTTTCGCAATGCCAGCAGCCTACTCTTTACCACCAGAAGTAACAAACAGTTTGCTTCTTGGGTATAGAATACATCTACACATCAACACCATGATTGATAGAAAAGATTTAGAATATGCACGAGGGAATACCATGTATACATACTTGTATCGCATCGCTGCCCGCAAGAACACGCGTTGATAGAAGAAGAAATTAAGCTCTTTCTTTCTTTCAAAATCTCCGCCTGTCTGTAAGAAATCAACGAAAATATCTGGATATTCTCTCCAGAAGGCAATATATTGGCGCGCCGCAGGAACAATCGCTCTAACGCGCTCTTCAGACAGACCAATCTTTTTATTTTTATTAGAGAGGTTTAGTAAATCAGCTAGTGCCATTACCGCACCTCCTCTAAATATTTTTTATCCTTCTCAGCTTCCTCTTGTTTCATGTTTTCAAATTCGTTATAATCTTCGTCAGAAAGAACGTTATCTTCTGGATATTCGTAGATTTCATTATCATCTTCGTCTCCACCATCGACATCGATCTTTGCTTCACGCTCTTTATCTTGAGCAATAGCACGAACAGACGCATCAATCATATTACCAAGGTTCATTTCTTCAGTAACAAGAGAACGAGTATAGTGTTGCAGATCTTGTAGAACTTTATCTACCTTATCCATCGGCCCATCAGTATAGTAACGAGGAATAAATCCTTCACGTTCACAAATTGTAACTAACTCACCAATAGAATCTACAAACTCACCAGATTCAGCTTTATTCTGCGCGGCTGTGAGTTTAGCGCTCTTCATCAAGCTGTCATACATCTTAATCATCTTTTGCGCGCCATCAACATCGCCCGCATCTAACAACTAATTTGATTTAAGTGAAGTCTTACAAATCATAATTAGAGTATCTTTCATACCAGCTCCTTGGATATCATAAGAAGCCATCATATCATTATATAGCTACTCTAATCGAACCCATTCTTCTGGACGATATCCTCGACCCCACTTTAATCTTAGCATTACTTTATCTTCTTCAGTAAGCTAATTTGAAAAGTCATCCTCGACTGTAGAAGGATCATAGTATTCAGGAGTACCAACAGCTTCTTGTGGCTCAGTTAAAATTTTTGGCTTAGGCGGAGTTCTGTCAGTAGCGAGTTCATTTTCGATCTCTTCTCCTGTCATACCTTGCGCTTTCATCTAATTGATCTTGCGCAAGCGAGCTTCTTCCTCAAGAGCCTCGGTATCTTTCCAGCTGTATTGACTCCATTGCTTTAACTTCATTTTAGATAAATATCTACCTAAGATAGTTAAACCAGTTACTTTTTCTGGGTTTTTAGCCCATTTTTCAAGAAGTGCATCCCATTCTTCTTTAATATAGGGGACATCAATCTCTTGAAGAATCCATTTAAAGGTTTCTGGATCCCAGTTATCTATGTGCATAGTTAGACATTTCTTGCAAGTATCCATCTTTCCATCAGGAGGATACTTTTCTATATTCTTAGAAGTATAGAACTCACTATCCTTCATAGTCTTTCCGCACTTCTTGCAAAAATGCTGTCCAGCCATAAGTATCAACCTCTTTTCTTATTGCGACATTTTTTGCAGATAGAATACCAATTATCTTTGCTTGTCTTATTTTTTGAAAAAAAGAGGTTATTGGCTGGCTTAATTTGTCCGCATTTAGAGCATTTTTTCATAGGATAACCACGACGTGTATACTCCCAAATTAAGAAGTCTTCTTTTGCTTGTTCAGCAATGACTTTGGGAATCTTATTACGCCATAGACTAGAAATATACTCTACACTATAGGTTTGATTGAACTCCTCGTCTAATAGCTTCTAAATCTCACTATTAGGCTTTCCATCAATCTTCCATTCAACGATTCTATCATAGATGGGATAGTCAACAAGAGCTTTGGTACATAGTTTATCAAAATCTTGCATTAAATACCAAGTATCGCCATCAAACTGATCCCAGCTATCTTCTTTTAATTTTGTATAGTTACATAAAACCGCAGATACAGTCTTTGTATCCATTAACGAAATACCCTTGACAACAATCTCCGAGCCTTTTAAATAACTCTTGTCTTCAAGTGGTGGTGTTACTCTAGAAGTCTTTGTTAATTTACATGAAACAATAGGCTGATAATAAGCCTGCTTAATAAGATATTGATCTTTTCGCATTTCAATTAACGCTTTCTTCATGATAAAAGCGTCTTTACCAGAGGCGTGCTTCGCGGCAGCTTCCCAAGCGTTTATAGTATCTCGTAGTTGCTTTAAATAAGGAATTGTATCTAAATCTCTTTGAGTAATCTAAATCTTTGGTTGGAAAATAACATTTTTATCTTCATTAACTAAGTTATAAATACCATCTTCGCCGTTCTCTAACTAACTAACAAGGCCTTCAAAAGAGCATTCTCTCTTGTTAACCGTAGTCATACGGTTGTCAGTCAATATGTTGCGTTCTTTTCGCTCTTGTTTTTCCATACAGAGAACAAGATAATTACCTAAAATCTCAAGATACGCTGGAGTGATGTCCGGCGTTTCTGCAATTATCTTTTCAACTAGCGCCTTACGCTCTTCTGGAGACTCTAGAGTATAATCTAATTTAATCATACTTTCATCTCCTTTATGCTTATATAATAACAAAAAAAAACCAGTTTGTCAAATCTGATTGACCAATAAAATTTATTTTGTTATAATAATAATAGAAATAATAAGGAAGGGAAAATACTATGAACTTTTATGATATTCCAGAAGATGCCTTTCCGCAAGGAGCATAGTTCTTTCATCATGTAACTGTTGTATCAATAGCTATTGCTGATGATGTATGGAGCATGGACTGCGATACTGTATGGTATCTTGAAAGAATAATGGATCCTAAACCATTCGCATTATTTTGTTATCAAGAGGAAAGAGAATGTCTAAACGCAGATAACTTAGATATTCTACTAATGACCGGGGAAGCCTCAGATCTATGCGATTGGGCACTTGAATACTATGAAGATTGTGTGATTGAACTAGACCCAGACGGAACAATTACTTGTTATGGAGAGACTGACGATTATGAAGATTAATAAGATTGGAGCTGCGATTTTTCACTACGAACGAGAGTTTAGCAAGGTCGCGGCGAGTCAAGGATTAGTAAATCCATTTGAAGAAGAAGATGCCTTCTATCGCGAACATATAACAGGCGATCATAAGTGTTGGGGAATTGATTTGCAAGATCTGGAAAAGTTAGATCGTGCTGGTTTGCGCAAGCGAAAGACTGAATGGATTGCCAAGCGCAAGGAATATGTAACTCAAAAGCTATTTGAGCAGTTTGGATATGATGTCGCGGCTAGGTATGCCGAGAAGGATTTAGATAGGTTGCCTTGTTCTGGCGCGGACGGTCAGTGCAACTTTAATTGCCGTATATATTCTCAATGCCAGCAGGCTTAAAAAATTTACACACTATATTTAAGAATTAAGATAGATATTTTATCTATCTTTGACCACCTCAAGTAAAAAGAAAGGAACCGCAATTTTATGGAACAGCTCATTATCTTACATTCCGACATAAGTATAGAAGAAGCATCCGCAGTACTCCCATTCATTTCAGAGAGTTTTCTTATTAGCATGATTACTGACGCATGGCCAGAAAGAACAGGAGATTTTTATACAGTTAATTTTCGCGTTCCCGCAGACCTTTATGAAGAGTGGATTGAGCACAATGGCGCAATCAAAGTATATAGCGCAGATAACTTTAAAGGTATAACGAATAATATCGAGCGGCTTGGTTTAACCTCTCGTGTAGACTATTTTCCTATAAGAGCAAATAAAGAATTGCGTGGTATAGGATTTAAACCTATGTCGATGGAAATAGTTAACGAGATTTTGAAAGATGCGCCAGTTCAGTTTCTATCTTCTTTTGCTAGAAAATGAGGAAACTGCCCAAATATAGATAGTTGTTGGCTCTGTAAGAATAAGAATGGCTGCTCTAACTGTTCTATTACAAAAAAGTATATTTAAGAAAAGGAAGGAAAGATATTAATGGGAAAGAAACGCGCAAAAGAGCATTACGATTTTATTAGAGAACAATATCATAAGGAAATTGATAACTCTATTGCTAACACCACTATCCATGCCTGCGAGAGTGTTGAAACTCGAATTCCGCAATACCAAAATAATTATAGCGTAATCCCAGAGGATGGCGTCTCTTGTTTACTCTCCTTAGAAAATAAGGACAATGTGGCAGTTCTTAATTTCGCTAGCTATAAAAAACCCGGTGGATTATATTTTCAAGGAGTAGAATCACAAGAAGAGAGTTTATGCTTAGAGTCAACTCTGCTTCCCGTTATCGAAATCTTCAAACCTACTTACTATGCGTGGAATAACAAGCATTTAAATAGAGGGATGTATTTAGATAGGGCATTATATTCTAAGGATATTCTCTTTGAGCGAGAAAAACAAAAGGTGTATGCTGATGTGATTACCTGCGCGGCTCCAAACGCGGGAGTTGCGGAATATGTTTGCGGCGTTGGAGATAAAGAGTTACGTGAAGTTATGCTAACTAGAATTAATTTTATGTTGAGTATAGCAGAAGAACATGGAGTTCAAACTTTAATTCTTGGGGCATGGGGATGTGGAATCCAGAGACCGTGGCGGAATTGTTTATGGAGGTAAAAGGAAGATATAATATTCGCTGTTCCTGGGTTATTTGAATATAACTACATGGTTTTTAATAGGGTGCTTTCGTAATCTGAAATCGAAAATGGTTTTCGAGATTTTAATTGCGTGGGAGAACGAATAGACAAAAATTTTCCAGCTTTTTCCCGAAATACACGCCCCGGGTAGTATGCGCTTCACTCTGCTAAAGCGTGACAGCTAAAGACCTACCCCCTGCTTTAGTACGCTAAAGTCTTGCTATGTATTAGTATGTATACGCGCGCGAAAAGAGAATTAGTCAAGTTGCACAATGGGATCGCCTTGTGTTTGTGCAAAACGCCGAACCGCAGAAAATGTGAAAAAAGCTGTTGACAAACCACTTGCAAGGTAGTATCATGTAATCACAGCAAGGGAACAGACAAAAACAAACCTTGCAAAGCAAGTTCAGCCACGACAAAAGAAAGGATGAACAACATGAAAAAGATTACCATGAAAAACGAAAACCGTACATTACTTATCAACTATCTGAAAGCAAAGGCAAATAAGAAAATCGCAGACGCGGCAGAGAAAGCCGCAAAGGCGGCGGCAAAGACCGTTCTTGTCGAACTGGCAAGCGAGTATAAACAGGCAGGCGCCACCGATTATGCCTATGCGACTGTGCAAGTTGAAAAGCAGGCAAAGGCAGTTGTCTATAAGGAAACGACTGTTTCCGGCACTATCGACTGGCAGGCATACGCTATGGCGTTAGGTGGCACAATAGACGGCGCTGAGCAGTATCGCAAGGCGGCAACTACTCGCACTACGATTGAATGGGCAACGGATAAGCAGGCACAGGAGTTAGGTCTTTAAGACCTAACTCTATAGAGAGGAGATATAACTATGTATGTAAAGTATTTCACTAACGATATGTTTAACAAGACTGACTTCTGTGCGCTCTGTCAGGAATATGGTATCTTTGCTATCCCTTGCGAGGGCGGTATCTTCCTTGACCGCACGCAGTTCAATAGCTTGCCGGGCGGTAAGATGCCGCACTGGCTGTGGATGAATAAGGAATACATCAATAGCGAGTACCATACTCGCAAGGCAACCGCAGAGGAGATTGACGCTCTGTAAAGAGCGTCAATCATAGCAAGAGATAGGAGGACTATACCATGTATGAAGTAAAGGTACTGGGTGTGGAGCGCGCTCTGAAAGCCACTGATAACCTGCATAACGCTCTTGCGCTCTTAAAGCGCTATGCTATGCAGTTCAATAACCATGCTGTGTTAGGTATTGTAGATACCACGACTGGCGAGCTGCTGACCTATACGGAATAATAAGAAAGGAGATGCAACCATGATAAAAGCAATTAGAAGCATAACGCGCGTTGCAATGCTGCTCTGCGTACTCTGGCTGTTCGCAAGCTGGGCAGAGGTTGTATGCAAGAACACGCAGGTCGAACCGCAATATAATAAGTATAACGCTTTTGCTCTGCTGACTCAGCAAGAGGAAATGAAAAGCAGTGCGGAAATGGCGGGTAGTCCACTCCGACTTACCGAGGGCGTGGTAACTCATATCGACGGCAACACGCTGACCATAGTCACTATAGAGGACGGCGAGGAGTGGCTGGCTGAGGCTATTGATGGCACAGAGTTCGCAGTGAATGATAAGCTGACTGTGGAGTTTAACACACTGAGCGACAGCAACCTGTATAACGACGAGATTGTAAACTTCTGGTAAGAGCATATGGGCGGAGAAATCCGCCCTTTATTTTTATGCAATATGCCATACTCATGTGTGGGCGGCCCGCGCCCGGCGCGTAGTGCTTGGCGCGGGCCGAGTTTTGGGCGTATACAAGTTGCACAAATTTCAAAGCCAAAATTCTACATAGGCAAAATGCACAAAAACTCCTATAATATTTTGTGCATTTTAACTATTGAAATCCGCTATGCCTTGTGCTATAATATAATTGTTCCAAGGGAACGGACACCAACTACTGGAAGGGAAGTATTTAAGATGACTTTAGCAATGGTTAAGAACGTACTCAATAAGGTAGACGCCATGACGTTGTTTGATTATGATAGTAACATAGAGGTTGTCAACTACGAAACTAGGGCGCATTACCGCAAAGAAGATAATGGCGTGATGACCTTAGGCGGTGACCCGATCAAGGCAGATGAGAATTTCGTACTGAGTTTGCAGGTGGTTTGCATTGAGCCTGCTGCGGATAGTGTCTTGATTATCTATGTACGAGATTAAGACCAATAGAGAGAAGTTACTTGCTAGGTGACTTCTCTCTTGCTTTTTATGAAAAATTTTGATATAATTATTATAGAAAAAAGGAGAAAGGAGAATTTTCTAATGACATTAGAAGTGCTGAAAGCGCTGGCTGTCATTCTGGAGTTCTGCATGAACCAAGATTCTTGCAAGAATTGCCCGATGTCCCAGTTCTGTGGAAAATGCCATCTGAATGGTAATTTAATTCCTTTCGACAAAGTCGACGGCTCCCGTCTGGAGTCGATTTTCCGCACAGCTAGGTCTATAGAAATAAAAAACCAAAATGGCTGAATCTACTTACTCTCGCAAATTGGATGCAATGGGTCGAATTATGATTCCGGTTCGGCTTCGCGATCAGCTCGGTCTAGTTACTGGCAGAGAATACTCATTCGAAGTTAGACAGATCAATGGTCGCAATTACATCTGTATTGATTGTGGTGCAAACACCGAGCTTGAAGAAGCTATGAAATTAGTGCAAAAAGCAGGACTTAAAATTGTACAAAATGACGATTGACAAAGCAAGCCTTTTCATGGTATACTTAATACAACAAAAGGAGAAAGGAAGTCGTTATTTATGTATGAATTTGAAGTTTTGTTAAAGAATGGTGAAACCACTTTTGTGTATGGTTATTCCGAAGCAGATTTCCGCAAGCGCGCAATCCGCAAAGGACACGCAGATTTTCTTGACCAGATCGAAAAAGTTCTTGGCTGGAAATATGTGGATTAACTAAATGACCTCCCGAAATGGGAGGTTTTTCCTTGTCAAATTATACAATACCTCGGCCGGCCGCACACAAACGTCGCGGCCGGAGTTTCTGTCAATAGACAGTTTGCACAATTTTTGGATTAGCGATTTGTGCACAATGACGAAAACTTTTTTCCCGAAACCGCTTGACAGATCGGCACTATGGTGGTATACTATATACAGAAACAAAGGAAAGAGGTAATCAACATGAAATACAATCTCTGGAAGTCTACTTACACGAATGACGTCTACGAGATGCCTGCTGACTGGTTTCCTAATTTTGGAGGTTGGGAACTTGTCGGAACTATTGTAAAATAAGTCCTTGACAAGCTCCATAAAGTGTGATATAATCAATATAGAAAGCAAGAGAAGAGGTCATAGAAAATGAAAATGGACGAATTTGTAAATAAGCTGAACGAATGGATTGACCACTATGGTCAGAGCAAAGAGAGTCTGAATGACTTCGTAAACTTTAACGCGACTTCCTACGAGGAGTATAACGCGATGTGGGCAATCATTGACGAGATATTCAAGGAGGACTAACAACATGATGATTATGGTTATCGTTCTGGCTTTCATAATGTCGGCGCAGTTTGGTTGGGCAGTTGATAAGGAACTGCCCGGCATAACGATCCTGTTCGGTGCAGAGCTGATTTTGTTCGCTCTCATTATGCACAATGTTCAGTTTTAAGGAGACGTAAAATGAGAATAACACAGAGATACCACGTTGAGTATAGTGAAAAAGACCCATGGGCGAGCGTTATAGCAGCTGTATTAGTTTCAATAGTGAAGTAAAGACAGATGCTTATATCGAAAAGCTAAAAGCAGATGAATGTATTTCCTACATTTCTAAAACTGTTACTACAAGTTATTTCGTTCGTTAATTATGAAATAAGGGGTTGACAAACAGCCCCTTACATGATATAATGAGTATGTAATCAAGAGAAAGGAAGTTAAAGATTATGAAAAAGATTATAAATGTGCTGTTGATCGTTGTACTCCTCGGTGCGCTTGCTATGGAAGCCACGGCCGTAATAATGACAATAACAAGTCATGTTATGTATAAACCTGATGATATATACGCACTGACTACTGAGGTTACAAGCGTTAATGAAAACACCGATGAAGTAGAGTGTGAGGATTTCAATGGCAATGTCTGGGTGTTCAAAGGCGTATCCGATTGGTGTGAGGGTGATATTGCTTCTCTGATCATGGACAATAAGGGCACTAAAGATATTTATGATGACGAGATTATAAACGCAAGATGTAGCGGTTACTGGAAGAAATCATAAATAGGGGTTGACAAACTCCACCAAGTATGCGGCGGAGAAAGAGGAAGCCAATTTCCAGACCAAGGTGGAGCAGGATGTGTGGGAGGCGGCCATGGGCGCCGCACAGTTAAAGAAATGGCTGAAAGGGGAATAAAAAATGGACATTCAAGCGGCTAAAGAATTTCTTGAACGCCGAAGCGTTGATGACTTGCAAAGCATCGTCGCTCTTGCTCAACAGCAAATCCAACAGATAAGAGAAAATCAAAAGGCTAAATACATGGGAGCAATTCGCAAAGCATTTGAAGATTACTTCGAGAATGTCGGCCCGATTGAAGTAATTTTCAATTATGAGGATGTAGATGAGATAGAAGTTCAGACCAGCGTAGAAGTTGACTCTAATAATCCGCCCTGTTTCTGCCAGCAGTCAATTGAATTTCCGTAAGAAAAGCGGCTCAAATCGAGCCGCTTTTTTGTGCAATTTGACAAAGTTTCCTTTAACTTCGGCGGCGCGTTGTGGGTCACCACGCGCCGAATTTTTAGCAAGAGTAAAGTTCACTAATTTTTGATCCGAATATTTGTGCAAGTTGACGAAGATTATTTTCCCGAAAAGACTTGACCGCGAGCGCGTGAGGTGGTATAATTAGTACATCAAAAGGAGGTAAGACCTATGATTTATCCGACAACTAACTCGCAGTATGAAGATGAATTTAATCTGTCCAATAAGCGCAACGTCCGCAACACTCCGCGCCGTACTTATAATTGCGGTGGTTTTGCCCTTGGTTGCTTTTCGTGGTATTGCCCGCGAGAGGATTTCTTTCAGTATGCTTTCAATGATTATGCAGAGGCTCTTGTTAAGACCCTGTATTCTATGAAGTGTATGCTCGCGGATTTCGCAGACCTGCGCGTTATTTCTTCTCTTGATGAAGTAGAAGAAAATGAATATCCGATTTTGTTCCGTCACTCCTCTGATGGTGATTTCCACTATGTAAAGCGCGGACAGAATGGCGTATGGTATCACAAGCGCGGAGCAAGCACTGAAATCGAGGTTATGCGAAAAGAGAAAATCTTTGATAAATGGTGTAACCGCTACGACGGCCCGATTATCATGTTCGCTAAAAAGTTTTCTACTAAGTAAAATTGCCTATTGACATTTTATCATTTTTTTGATATAATTATTATAGAAAGTGAGATGATAGTAAATGAATTTGTTAATTATTTTTGTTGCGCTCTCGATCGTCAATGTGGTGTTTTCTACCATCAAGAGCATTGTAACCATCAAGTCTGGGCCATGGGTGGCAAGCATTGTTTCCGCCCTCTATTACGGTTATTACAACATCGTTCTGATTTACACTGTCGCAGATTTTCCCCTGTGGCAGAAAGTCGCAGTAACCGCGGGCTGTAATCTTGTGGGCGTGTTCATCGTAAAGTATGGCGAACAGAAAGCAAGGAAAGATAAGCTCTGGAAAGTAGAACTTACAGTTCCTACCAAGTACAAGGACACTATTGATTTTGACTTGCACGACGTTCCGCACTCTTACATTGAGTTAAGCGACAAGCACACACTGTTTAATTTCTATTGTGCTACACAGGTAGACAGCGCAAAAGTCAAAGCTATTGCTGATGACTATGAAGCAAAATATTTTGTCGCTGAAAGCAAAAATCTTTAAGAAAGGGGTTGACAAGCGACAAGGTTTGTGGTATACTTTAGTTACAGTAAAGGAAAGGACTTGATGATACAATGAAGGTTAAGCACGATATTGGAAAAAAGAAAAAATTTTTTATGCTGTGTCCCGGCACAGTCTTCATGGCCGAGAGTATCGCTTACATGAAAACCGATGTTATCATTACTGGTAGTAAAGCAGTATTTAATGCAGTGATATTAGAAACTGGTGAATTTGGGCAGTTCGGTAGTGAAGATCTGGTTTGCCCGTGCTATGATGCTGAACTGCTCATTCCGTAAAAGAAAGGAAGTAACAAGATGAAAGAAAAGCTGTTATATATTGCTGAATGGTACGACTGCTTCAATGAACATCCCGAGGTAATTCCTTTCACTCCCTCGAAAGTATGTAGAAATTGGCGGAATGGTGATGTAAAGCAGAAAGCATGGGTTACTCTTGCAGTATTCATCTTGTGTTCTGTGGGACTTTTTCAGTGGATTGTCTATCTCGTTACTGTGCCGATGGCATTTATTAACGAGTGGGCGCGCCATCTCATGGATTAACAAGAGAAAGGAAAATGGTAAAATAAACAATCCTTAAAACCATGATACAATATAATTATTCCAAGAGGAACGAAAAATAGGAAAGAGGTACTTAAATTATGATGAACGAAGAAAAAAAGATGGCGTGCGACAACCTGCTGAAAACCCACGAGGTAACGCGGAAGTTTCTCGATGCCGGTGCTGCGGACACCGCTATGCTGACAACCCTGATCTAGATGGTTCGTGATGGAAGGGACGAAATGGCGGTATATATGCTTCACAATCTTAAGCCTTATACCCCGAAATCGTAAATGATGGCGAGGAAAACGATCCTGACATCGACGAACTGCTTAACGTCTTGTTCGACTAAGGAATAAAACCTCGGTGGAGAAATCCACCGAGGTTCTTTTGTGCAATTTTCACAAGCTCTTTAGCGGTCCGCGCACGCTCGGCGCGGACCGAATTTTCGCTAGATCAATCCTCCACAAAATCTTTCCCGCAAATTTGTGCATCTTACACAAAAGAAATTATCCCGAAACGCTTGACGGTTTTCTCTATCTGTGTTATACTAAGTATGTAATCAAGAGGGGAGCGAACAAAAGCTCCAAAGAAAAATTCAAAAAACCTCTTGACAAACGCCACAAAGCATGATATAATAGTCATGTAATCAAGAAAAGAAAGGTTCTGATAAAATGGAAAAGATTGATAAGCGTAAGCATTACGTACTGGTGCTTGATACCGAAACCGCGAACACTATTCAGGATGGTGACAAGTTAGATATGTCAAACGTCCTTGTATATGACTGCGGTTGGGCAGTCGTAGATACTAAGGGCAATATCTACGAAACCGCAAGTTATGTAAATCGGGATATTTTCTGCGGTGCGCGTGACCTTATGCAGTCTGCTTACTACGGTTGGAAAATTCCGCGCTATATCGAGGAAATCGCAAGCGGTCAGCGCCAGATGGCAAGCACTTACGAAATCCGCAAGGCTATGCTCGACACGATCGAGAAGTACGGCATTAAGGAAGTAGCCGCTCATAACGCGCGCTTTGATTATAACGCTCTGAATGTTACTCAGCGTTATACCACCGCGAGCCGTTACCGCTACTGGTTCCCGTTCGATAGCGTAGAAATCTGGGACACTATGAAGATGGCACAAGATGTTATCTGCAAAATGCCCACCTATAAGAAGTTCTGTCAGGAAAACGGTTACCTGCTGAAAAATGGCGCGGTACGCAAGACCGCCGAAATCCTCTGGCGTTTCATTTCTGGTGATAACGAGTTTGAGGAAAGCCATACCGGACTTGAAGATGTGCTCATTGAAACTCAAATCATGTGGTACTGTTTCCGACAGCATAAGCCCATGCGAAAGGCTCTGTTTGAGAACAAGAGAGAATATCCGCCTATGACGGACTTTCAGCGAGAGTTTTCCGCAAGCCTGCGGGAAACGCCGGTAATCAGGTTCGGGGAGATTTAATCTCCCCAATCTTGAAAAAGGGGTTGACAAATAAGCATAAATCTGTTATACTTAATATATCAAAAGAAGAAAGGACTTGAAAAGAATGAAAATGATTTGCTTTGATATGGACGGAACGATTGCTGATCTGTACGCTGTTCCTCACTGGTTCGACAAGCTGCGGGCGGAAGACGCTTCACCCTATGAAGAAGCTGCTCCTATGTGGGACATGGCAAAACTGCGCGAGGTGCTTTTGAAGTTGAGCGCAAACGGCTATGAAATCCGCGTGATTAGCTGGCTCAGCAAGAACAGCACCGAAGAATACAAGACGGCAGTTCGCAAGGCGAAAAAGTCGTGGTTGGAAAAGTACAACTTCCCCGCTGAAAAGTGCCACTTTGTAGCCTACGGCACGACTAAAGCCGACTGTATCCGCCGAATTGTAGACGCTCCCGCGATCCTCATTGATGACAACAAAAAGGTGCGTGATGGTTGGCACATGGGCGAAACGATTAACCCGATGGAGGTTGACCTGCTGGAAGTTCTTTCCTCTCTTATCTGAGAGGAAAGAACACGCTGAAAGGAGAATAAAATGGTAACTAAAAGACTTAATCTGTCGGTTTTGAATGAAGAGGGACAGCGCGACTGTATGAAGATTGTAGAGCGCATGGGGTGGTGTTATGACTACATCGGTAATGACACTTATCTGGTAAATGTTCCCATTGAGGATGAGAACCTGTTCTATTTTCTTGATAACTGCTTTTGATTGGAGAGGTGAATTTTTCCACCTCTTTTTCTTGTTCCAATGCGGAATGCCCTCTTGACTTCAGCGGCCCGCTGACAACCGCAGCGGGCCGAATTTTCATTATACACCCCGGCACAAAAAAATCAATGCGCTTTTTGCACAAAAAATGATCCACTTTTTCTCCCGATTTTGTGGGATCTGACAAACGAAAGTTCTTGACTTTCGGGGTCACAGGCGTTATAATTAGCATAGAAAGTGAGAGAGGGGAACGCCGAAAGGCTTCCGAAAAAGTTCAAAAAACCTCTTGACAAACCGCTTTCAATCTGTTATAATAGTTATAGAAGATAAGAGAGAGCACGGAACAGCGACAGCGTGAAAAATTCCTCTTAAAACTTCTAAAAAGGTCTTGACAGACCGCCCTCAAAGTGCTATAATAATAGTACAGAGAAGGAAACCTCCTCGGTATCAAACTTCAGTGAGTTTGAAAAGAAGTTCAAAAAACCTCTTGACAAACCACCGAAAGTATGATATAATAAATACATCAAAAGGGACAAGGACAGTCCGAAAAACCAGAAAGGAAGTTATTTATGAACAAGACTCGTATTACCAAGGCTATGCGCTTCGAGGACATTAAGGCTCTGCTGAACGGCGAAACCGTTACCTATGGCACGACCGTAGAGCAGGCAGTCGAGTTTATCGACAAGGAAATGGGTCTGCTCGCCCGCAAGAACAGCGGTGACAAGAAGCCCACCAAGACCCAGCAGGAGAATGAGAAGTATAAGGTTCTCATCTGTGACTTTCTGGCTAACAAGCCGGAAGAAAAGAAGGGTTACACCTGCACTGAGGTCATCAAGCTCGTTCCGGAGCTGAATGAGTTCAGCACCCAGAAGATTGCGCCTCTTATGCGCCAGCTGGAAAATGCCGGTAAGGTAGCGCGCGAGGAAGTTAAGGGCAAGACCCTGTTCCACCTCGCCTAAGTCCCTCATAGGGTGGGGCGTAAAAACCCCACCCACCTATTAAGAAAGGAAGTATTATTATAGCACAGCGTATCACTGATGCGGAACGTCTTGAGCGTATCAAGGCAGTATTCTCCGATGAAGCGGAAGCGCAAGATATTCTTGCATATGATAAAGCGGTTGAAGCAGGCGAAAAGACGGAATACGACTTACCGCCCGATAAGTTGAAAGCTGCTCAGAAGTTCGCCCATGCAGGCACGCGCAAAGCGCCGACTGTATATAAGTTCAATAAGCGTGAGCGCAAGCCGAACGCAACTAAGGGCGGATTGATTGCAGAGCTTGCAGACTTCATGGAAAAGGGTAGCAACTTTAGCGTTTCTAATCTTGCTATCACGAACAAGGAACGGCAGATTTCGTTCATGGTAGGTGATGAAACTTTCGAGTTGACGCTTGTACAGAAGCGCAAGCCTAAGAAGTAAATGGATAGGGTGGGATAACCTCCCACCCCTCCAGAAAGAGGGGAAAGACAACGGCAAAACAAGCAAAAGAATTTTTATATGTCGGTCACTATATCGACAAAGATGGCAACTATATCCTAAAGGTTGGAACGACTAACGACCTTGACCGCAGAAGAAAAGAACACACGCGCAACTACAAAAAAAGTCCTAACTTTACAATGCCGACTGATGGCGCGTTTGAGTATGACTTTTCGTTGAAGCTCTCAAAGTACAATACCTTAAGATACGAGGATAAGACCCGCGAAAAGTGGCAAAAAGAAGAAGTGGGCGAGTTCGTAAGAAATGACCGTTTCTTCTGTAAAAAGAAACCAAGAAAGGTTACAATTACCATTCGCAAAACTTATGAAATCTGGCTCGAATGAGCCAGATTTTTTTGTGCATACTATCTATAAAATTGATCGAGATTTTGTATACTTTGCCTATTGACAAAACGCCTGCGGGTGTGATATAATAGCGGGCCGGTCGCGGGCGACCCGGCCCGAGTTTCACCGATCGGAACCATATGCAAAATTTTTGTTCAATCCAGCGGCTTTCCATATGGCCGCCAATTTTCCCGAAAGTGGCTCTCTAGTCCAATTTTATTTCCAACCCACCAAAGACTCGCTTTATTAGTTTCATTTTACCTGTAGCCCACTTCACTGGCTTGTTGCTAACAAATTTTTAGTTGGTCATAGCGCTTCTCCAGAATACCCGATCGGGCCCAGATTAAAACAAGAGGAAGGTTAAATAAAGAGAACGGTAATCTTAAATAATCGCGGAGGCCCAGCTTACCCGATCGGTCCCGCAATTACTCTCTCTTTTATCTACTTTTAATCCACTAATTTCTATTTTCTTTTGATTTTATAATAAAAATATGTTATTATATTAAAAAAAGATATAAAAATACCTTAGTTCTAGCTATAAAATAACTAAAAACGAGATAAAATGCTCTTTTCTCTTGCTATATCGCACGATAATCTAATGTTTTTCATTTAAAAATTAAGAAAATCTATCTTAAATCCATCAAGTAATCATATTTCCTTTTTCAAATTTTCTGTAGTCAACTACACAAATGCTATTACCTAGCAAAAATCTATATCGGAGAGAAAATTTTCAATCTCCATTTCCGATCGGGTTGGCATATATTAAAAAATATTATATAATATATATAGAAATTAAGAAAGGAATGGTTTTACAAGCAGTAAAACCAAGGTGATTAAATATGGATATGGATATTAATGAAATGATTCGCGCTCAGATGAAGTCTGGTATGTCTGCTAAGGAGATTGCAAACGCCTTTACTGATGCCCTCAACAAGGCTCAGGAGGAAGTAAACAAGAAGAATAAGGAAGCCGATAAGCGCGCTGACGTTCTGGATCATTTCCGGTATATTTTCAATGACGCTGTTTCTCATAACCAGTTTGATGTCAATTCCGCAGCTACTCTTTTCGCACTGACTCTTGCTAAGAAGCATCCGGAGTGGACTGGTGAGGACATCATGAACTGCTATAACATTGCTATTTATACCGCAGAGATTACAGAGCAGACTGTTCATAAGACTCCGGATGAGCTGGCTGATCTTATGGTCAACAAGGGCATTGAGCTCCTGGATAAGTTGCTTGCCGATGATAATAAGGGAGAGGAGCCCGATCTGGACGAGAAGAAGCTCGCAGAGTTTCTGAAGATGTTCCACTAATAAACAAGAGGAAAGATAAGAGAGGACTTAGTCCTCTCTTTTTTTATATATTGCGGGAAGCTAGCTACGAAGATCGGTAACGAGGGATTAAGGAAGGTGTGGCTAGTTCCGATCGGCAACCCAACCTTCCTATTTCTCTCACATTTTCTTATATTTTATCACATTTTTCTTCTCTATTTCCCCACTATTCTCATCCTATTCTTCCAAACTTAAGAGTCCAAATTGCTTCTGGCTATATTTCCCCGTCAATTTTTGAATCGAAATTTCTAAAACCTTCCTCCGCTAATTTCAAATCAAAATCTGAAAGTAATTGGGTATGCGTTACAATGTATAACTGCCTCGTCTATGCGTCCATATACATTAATATTAGTTATATTATTACGAAATTCCATAGTTCTTCTCCTTTCACACTTTAGCAAAATCGCGGCAGAACTTTTTGCAAATTTGCGTTAGCAAATTTGCAAAAATAAGAAGCCAATTTTTGCAAATTTACTTGTAAATTTGCAAAATTGTAAGATATAAGATAGATTTGTACAAATAACGTAATTTTACTATCATTTTTACGTTATTTGTACTATCATTGTAAAAATAATTTATGCAAATTTACATAAAACTATCATTTTCCCTATTCTTCCAGCCTGCATTCTTATCAATAGTAGACTTAGAGCACCCTAACTCTGTCGCAATTTCCTCCGCAGTCTTGCCTTGTCTTGCCAATTCATAAATCTGTTTATCATCATATTTCTTCTTGCGGCCTGCGGTTTTGCTCATTTCAAGCTTCTTCTCATACTCTACAACGCTACTATTAATACGACCTTTTACCATGTTTACTAAAGAGCATACTACCGGATCATCATCATATAAAGTATCTCTTTTAGTTCCAAAACGTACAATATCCGCAATTACTTTATCTTGTATTTCAGTTGGAAGAGTATCAATATTATCTAGCCACTCACCCCTCATAATAAAGGTATCAACCATTATGGCTCCCCCTCTCCAACTCTCTTTGAATTGAATCAAAGGCAGCCAAAAAGTCCGGACTGGCATCATAGACCCAACAATTATAATTAGGATGTTGTGGATTCTTCATTTCTGTAATATAGTGGAATCCATTTTGTTCCAATATAATATGGATTCTTAAGGAATAAACAATCTTAAAATTTGTATTTGGCATTTTATTAACTCCTTATTCTTGCTTAAAGATATCAGTGTCTTTCAGATATTCTTTAAGAGCAAGACGAATTAATCCAGAGACAGTCATTCCTCGCTCTTTACAATATTTAACTAAGAGTTCCTTTTCTTCTTCAGAAACTCGCATCGCAATTTGTTGCGCCATTTATATCACCTCTACTCTATTTCATTTTTATTATAGCATAATTATCTCCGTTTGTCCAACTTTTTAAACATTTTTAATAAAATAAACATTTGCCTGCGGGATGGCAATTTTATTTCCAGTTTTTCTGCCAACCCGCATGAGAATCTCTTTGAAATTCTCGATTACCGTCTCATCTTCGTATCTTCCGTGTTACTTACCAACCTTACCGGCTTATTAGAAAATAATAAAATTATATGTTATTATATTTATATAAGAAAGGGAGGGAAAAGAAAATGGTAAAAACGCTTAATGTTCGAGGTCTTAACGACTACTCATCCGAGGTTTGTAATTTCTTACAGGATATTGAAAGCTCTTTCCTTGATGTTATCAATACTTATCAAGAGCCAAAATGCCAGATGGTAGAAGCAGAAAAGGTAAAAAATACAATCGAAGCTCTCGGTGAATGCTTCGAAGCAGGCGCGGCTCCCGCAGACACCTTTCACTGCTTTAGCTGCGGCTCCTTCAAGGAGGCATACCACGCCTCTGACGACATCGTAATGAAATTCTGCTCTTGCGAGAATGACACTGAAGCAGAAGCCGCACTGCTTAATGACGCGGCAGAAGCAGGCTTTGAAGATCTCTTTGTTCCTACCTATTTCCACAAGCTGCCGATCCCTATGGCAATTCACAAGTTAGATGATACTAACTCTGAACGCTATTACTACGACTCGTATAAGAAAACTTGGGTTCACAATCCCGAATGCGGTGACTTCGAGCTGACTTATATGGAGATTCAGCCTCTTGTTACCCCTGCCAGCACCATTTCCTGTAAAATCCTTCCTTGGCGTTATAAAGAGGAGACTGTTCTTGGCATTCCAACTGAAACTGTGCGGAATGTAGGTATCTACAATCTCAACTGGTTGGAGGCATTTGTCAATGTTTACGGCGCAGATAGGTTTATGAAATTCGCAGATTTCTGCGGCGAACATCTTATCCGAGATCTCCATGACGGAAATATTGGGTTCATGCGGAAGGGTGAGGTTGAAATCCCTATTATTCTTGACTGGTTGAGCGATTAAACAAGAGGTGATGATATGGCAATCGAATTTGAAAAGACTTACTCTCAAGAAGAGTTCCGCAATCTTCTGACAACTTTTCAGAATGATATTCAGCAGAACAAATATAATGAGCGTATTCCTTATGAGGCCTGGCGTAACTTTAATAAAGCAAATAAAATTCATGTAATGACTCACAATCTGTTTGTTGAGGTATCTGCATTTCTCTCAGATGACTGGTGCACAGAATGTCAGAAATATAAAATCTATGATTTTGGCTTTGGTCGTTTTTTCTACGATCATGTTTTAACCGCGCCCGGATCTACTTGGAACAAAAGCAACAATGACGAGAAGAAGAAGGAGAATAATACTATGAAAATGCCGAACATGAACTTTGATTTTGGTCCTTTTACTGGCAAGGAAGTAGCCGTAAGTCCGTATGGTATTGCGGTCCGCAACAAGGACGGTGAATATCTGGCATACAATGCCGCATCTGGTTCTACGATCAATGTAACTGGCTTTACTTTTGATTTTCAGCAGATGATTTATAAGATGCCGGTTGCAGTTAAAGATCTGCGGGCTGGCGATATGATTATGCACTGCGGCAAGCCTATGTACATTCAGAATGCTGATGACTCGAAGAATATCCAGTGCATTGATATTCTGAATTCCGAATCTAAGGTTGTAGTGCCGGTGACCAATATCTTCGGTTTCAATTTCGTAACCAAGGTAGTTTCGTTCATGAATATTGGTGCTGCGCAGCCGTCTGCGGACAACCCGTTCGGTAATCTGATGCCGTTTATGATGATGTCGTCTATCATGGGCGAAGACTCTGGTTCTGATTCGAACAGTGACTTTAGCAAAATGATGATGATGTCCATGATGATGGGCGGCTCTAACCCGCTCGCTAATATGCCCACGCCGCAGGATAAGTAAGGGAGGAGAAATATGCTATTCTTTATTTTTATTGCTTTATTCGTAGTAAGCATATTAATCATTATCCATACAAATGAAATGAGCAGTCTGCACTTTTTGGCGGGTATGGTGTGTGCCGCTTCCGTCTTGGCACTGTCAATCAGTATGGTTATATTAGGATTTAATTACATTGGATTAGATGCTTATAATGCAACCTGGGAGAAACAATATGAGTCATTAACTTATCAGCTAGATAATTGCCTCTACGACAATGATAACGATATTGGCAAGAAGGAGTTAATGAACCAGATCCAGGATTGGAATACTGATCTGGCATACCGCAAAACAATTCAGCGTAATTTTTGGGTAGGTATTTATTACCCAAATGTGTATGACGATTTTGAATTTATCAATCTACCATAATATCTCTAAAAGCCTCTCTAATGAGAGGCTTTATTTTTATATATTTTTATTATATAATATATATAGAAAAAGGAAAGAAGGTTATTTTTTATGAACGATAAATTTGTTTTTCTATACGAGGTTCTCTGTCATGAGAAGACTAGCGAAGGTGTTTCCAATGGAGCGTCTAATGATACATTCTATCTCACCTCAGGTATAGGATTTGCTTCTGACTTTGGAGAAGCTGCAAAGTTGCTTGAAGATGTCTATGATGAAAACCTTGAAGCAATCAAGAATATTGAGTTTTGTCATCTCGATGACTATGTAATTACTCTTCCGCGCGAAGTTCTCCGCAAGTACAAAAATGAAGAATATAGAGATCGCATTCTGTGTGATGAAAATGGTCGTGAATTAACTGAGAACTTCGCTATCGGGAAAAACGCTTCGGAGAGATAAAAACCAAGATAAGAGTTCGCTATAACGCGAACTCTTATTCTCTTTGAACATATTATAAAAATATTGTATAATATATATAGAAAAGAAAGAAAGAGGGGTTTCATCTATATGAAAAATGCAATCATTTCTGTATCTCTGCATCAAAAGACCTTTGAAGATCGCTTCCCCATCACTCCAGATATTAAGGAGTATGAGATTGCGGATCGGGCATTTCAGCTGGCTGTTCTGTTTGCGCAGACTATGTTTATCTCGCAGCATGGTTATAAACCTAATGGCGATGAACTGGGTCGTCTGCTTCGGGATGTTGAGTATAACTACAAGAAAGAGGGATAATAAATGCTATTAGATTTATTCCCGCAAGCTAACGCTTATGAGGATATTCTAGAACTCAAGGCTCTCTATTCTCTTGTTAGTGGTAATAAAGTCTTTAGTGCGGATTTACCGATCGATCGAACAGACGAGATTATACATAATTTTTCCACAAGAATGGTAGAAAAAGGCTGGAAGGTATATAGTCGCTCTCAGCCTACGTGGACAGCACCAAACTTTAATTATATGGAATTCAAAATCGAGCCGGAAAAGGAATAAATTAAATGCGTTATAAAATTTATGCTGGACTCAGTGGTGGTTTCGGTGGAGCTAATTATATGTTCACTGAAAACTATAATTCTATGGATGAAGCGCTTAAAGACGCTTATCGACTTGCGGTAGAAGAATACCAATCTTATGAAGGCTGTCATGGTATTATGGATTGGGATGATTGCCGTAAAGATCTCATTGATTCTGGTTTTGACTATGATGATGAAGCAGTTGATGACCATTATCAAGAAGAACTAGAAAGCTGGCTCTCATATTATGTCGAGCCTGAAGAAGAATAAACGCGCATAAAAGATTGATAGCTGTCTCTATTGATCTATTTGTATTTTCTAAAAATATATATTATAATATATATAGAAAGTGAGAGGAGAATAAATATGAAAGTTGAAATGAAGCCTGTGATCGACTCTAATGACCTCGAAGAGCAGATCGAAGCACAGTACAACTTAGACCTCCGTATTCCAGAAGTATTATTCCCCGAAGATTTCACGAATGATTGCTTCAAGGAGTATTACTACAAAGACGTTTGGGAAGACGAGGTTTTTCCGAGCGATGAAGCGTGTGTGCGAAAGTATCTGTGCGATGTATTTCCGCAGTATGATAGCATCCTCATTAAAATTTCTTGGTAACTGAAAGGAGATAAGAGATTATGGTAGCACCGAGCTTTAAGGAGTTTACTGTTGTTCGCGAGCAGTATATCAAGAACGGCAAGTATTATGTAGATGTGAAGAACCCGAAGACTGGCACCGTACGTTCCGTACGCTGGTATACTGATGCCGAGTTTGCTAAGAATTACGGCAAAAAGTTCGAGGAAAATGAGGATAAGGGTTGGGATGGTCTGAAGCACGCTCGTGGTTTTGATAACGGCCCCATTCTCGTTATTCGTGGCGCTCGTTCGACCGATGAAAAGTGGTTAAAGGCTTCTTGCGCCCGCTATGCAGTCGGCATTGGCTGGTATATCATTAGCACTGACACTTTTCCGGACGACGCTCCGAAGCATCTTAAATACCTGCTGCTGAGCTGGGAAGAGTTCCGTGATGGCGACGATCGCCATATGAAGAAGCCCGCGCAGCTTGCGGAAATCCTGAGTCAGAAAGCTATCAATAAGGAGTGGTTTAAGATCAATGGATAATTTTAGTATCATTTGCAACATTCTCTGCGCTGTTATATGGAGCGCAAATTTTGGCGTGGTTGTAAATAAAGAAGATGAACCTGGCATTATTAAAGTTCTTTACGCAATTTGTCCGATCGGTTTCACCGCAGCCGCGATTTGCGGCGTGCTGGGCATCTAAAATAGTTACCTATCCTCGAAAAAAAATTTGCAATAACATGAAAAATAGTATATAATATATATAGAAAGTAAGGGAAAGGAAAAACTTCGATACACTCCTTCCAACAAGGAACGGTCTGACAAACTCTTGACTTTCGAGAAAAAATTTCGTATAATAAATACAACAAAAGATGAAAAGGAGAACCTAATATGACTAACTCTAAGAAGATTACCAAGCGTGAGAACCTCGGCACCCTGCTCGACATTGTTGATAAGATCGAGGCAGAAGGCTTCGTTTTTGAGAATGAGGATATGACTTGCGATACCCTGCGCGAGTTCATCAACCACGAGATTGAGCTGCTCGACAATAAGGCTGCGGCTGCTGCTAAGCGCGCTCAGGCTAAGCGTGAAGAGGGCGATGCACTTCGTGCTCATATTCTCGACCTCATGTCCACTGAGGATTTCATGACCATTAAGGAGATTGTTAAGGCAATCGGTGATGAAGATGTTTCCGACCAGATGGTAACTGCTCGTCTGACTCAGGCAGTCCGCGCAGGTCTGGTAGAGAAGGAAGCTAAGTCTGTTGAGGTCAACGGTAAGACCAAGAAGCTGTCTTGCTACCGCAAGCTCGCCTAAGTAAAACCCCATTAGAAAGCTCGATCATTCGATCGAGCTTTCTTTTTATCAGAAGAAAGACTTAAAGAGGAAGCATTTATCTTTAACTTCTATAATTATTATAATAAAATCAATTAAAATTGTCAATCTACTTAGCTTCATATATCTTGACAATTAACGATTATTATGCTATCATAATAGAAAAGGGAGGGTTATATATGATTTTTAGTGTTAATTATCATTCTAAATATAAACAATAGGCTCAAGAAATTAAGTGTCCTATTAACCGATTAGGTGCTATCTTTAATTTTATTAAAGATAATCCAGATAAAAGATTTAATATTATTACAAAAGGCGATACTTTGTCTCCTAAAGAACAAGAGCAAATCAATCTAGTAAAAGAGATTACCGATAATTATACTGTTAGTTGCGGACGTGTAGATATTCTGCGCGATTTACTTGCTCAAGGTTATCATGCCTACTTGGCTTTTCCAGCTACAGACTGGGAAACATTTGCAGAACTTCAAGATCTAGGTGTCTCTGATATTTATATTGATGGCCCGCTCGGATTTCAAATGGACAAGATCGCCGCAGGAAAAAAGGATATTAAAATCCGTGTATCACCGACTATGTCTCCTAATAGTAGTCTAACAAAAGGAGAACCTAATGACTTCTTTATTCGACCCGAAGACCTTAAATTCTATAATTCAATAGATATAATTGATTTTAATGAAACGAATACAGACAAGGAAGATGCACTTTTTTCTATATACAACAGAGGTACATTTAATTATAGCTTACAAAATTTAATGAGTAACTTGCCTTATGACATCAATAATCTTCTATTTAGAGAGGATTTTGTTTCTCATAGACTTAATTGCGGGCAACGTTGTAAAGAGCCTAATAGAAGTTGTCATCTATGTTCTAACTACTTTACTGTCATTAAAGACTCTCTTAATCTAATTAAAAGATCTAATTGATTTTCTTTTTAATTTATAATATAATATATTTATAAGATAAAAGAAAAGGAGTGTTTCTAATGTCTAAGTGGTCTGAAATTCTTCCTTAGGAAGCATTATATCTAGCAACAGAGTTAGAAGCTCATGCTCAGGAAGAGCGAGATAATGGTAAAAAGTTGTATCCGCCGCAGGATCAAATCTTTCGAGCGCTACAATTAACAAAACCTGAAGACGTGCGGGTTTGCATTGTAGGTCAAGATCCGTATCATACACCGGGACAAGCTAATGGATTAGCTTTTTCTATTGCTCCTGGCAATCCTCTACAACCTTCGCTAGTAAACATCTTCAAGGAGCTAGAAGAGGATGTAGGCATTAAGAAACCTGAGGATGGTGACTTGACTAAATGGGCAGAGAATGGTGTTCTACTTCTCAATACATCACTGACAGTATATGAGCATCAAGCGAATAGCTGTGCAAAATGGGGTTGGGATAAGTTTACTAAATCTGTCTTGCAAGCCGCAACGAAACTACCACAGCCGGTAGTATTCTTGCTTTGGGGAGCCAATGCACAGGATCTATTAAATGATTTAATTTCTTGTGCGGCTGTTTATGAAGATGGCAAACATATTGTAAAGGAAAATTTAATTAAGAAAGCCTATGTGTTATCGTCGCACCCCAGTCCTTTTAGTGCAACTCGACCATGCCGTGGAACTCCGGCTTTTAGAGGAAGCAAGCCGTTTTCTACCGCAAATACACTGTTAACTAGCATGGGAGGAACACCGATTGACTGGAGCTTATAATCAGCTTAAAGAGGAAGTTGAAGCAATTATTGTTCACTCACAGGATTTTCCATTTGATGTGGACGCGACTAAGATGATGGAGCAATGGCGCAAAGCTAAAGCTCCATTCATCGACTTGTTTAAGGGAAAAACATATGTTAGAAGTGAGCATCCAATCAAGATTGTGCTCTCTTCAGAACAGCGTTCCCGCAAGTTTAATGAGTTTATCTCTACTCTTGATGACAATGGCATTTTAAGTGAGGATTTTGAAACCTTTTTGCGTGTTAATGCAGATGGTTTCTTTGATAATAAGGTAATTTTACCTTATCCAAGTTGTCACATTCCGCAAGGTGCGAAGATGCTTAAGTCATTTAAGAAGTTTTTAACTAATCAAGAGACAGTGCGTTGGGCACAAGATATGGCATCTCGATATATTCAAGAAAACAAAATTGAAGGATACCTATATCTTTCTGTTGATCCTCGTGATTTCTTAACTCTCTCAGAAAATGATTCTAACTGGTGGTCTTGTCAGTCACTAGATGGAGATTATAGAAGTGGTAATCTAAGTTATATGATGGATAATACTACTCTTATAGCTTATATTGCGGGAGAGAAGAAGCATTTCCGCAGTCTTCCACGAGATTGCGAATGGTTTGATAAGAAATGGCGTATGCTTATTCATACCAATAGGCACACCTGTGTATACTACAATAGACAATATCCTTATACGTCGTCTAATTTGTTGAATGAGACCCATGAAATGTTAATTAACTTGCTTAAAGTGAATTTTACCGAGCCAATGGATTATGGCTTTAAGGTTGTTACAGGTCAATTCGGTAAGCGTTTAATGACATATAATCAGATTAACGCCGGCGGCCGCGCTTACGATATGAGAGATGTTGTAGATACAAGTGATTATCTTGGATATTGTGATTTGGTTTCATCTAGTTCTTATTCTCCTATTGTTGCGATAGATGATTCTCTGCAACAAAAATACCTTGATATGATTTGCTCATCTGATAATAAACAAGAGGAAGATGAATTTTTTAATTATATCTTTGGTATTAAGATTGGAGAAAAGGTAATCTGTCCGGTTTGCGGCGAGGACTACATCACACGAGATGACAAGTTACTATGTGACAAGTGCATTGCGGAGAATGATGCGGACGAAGACTATTTCTTGACTTGTAATAGTTGTTATCGTAGAATATATGAAGATGAAGAAGTTTACTTCGATGGGACAACAGCTTATTGCGGTTGTTGTCATAGAATAATGGAACAAGAACTTTTAGAGGAAGAGGAGATTTAATATGGCACAGAGACGTGGAGATCTTGCGAAGCAGTCGGCTATTGCTACTATTCAGGAAGCATTTGGCGAAAATTTCGTGGGTCTGGTAGATAAAAAGCTCTATATCAATGTGAAGGATGGTCCGAATGGAGAAGTGGTGCAGCTTGCCATTGCTTTGACTATGCCTAAGACTCCGGTAACAGCGGATGCCGTTCCGGTTGCTGCACCTAAGGTTGATACAAACGCAGCAGCTTGGGAGAGCAAGCCTTCGACTCCGACTAAGCTGAGTGCAGATGATGAGAAAAAAGTCGCAGATTTGTGTGCTCGACTGGGTATCTAAGTAAAAAAAAATGGGCGGAGTAATTAAAACAATTACTCCCCTCTTTCATTATTAGTATCAACACTTGAGAGGTGATGGATTGATATGCAGAAACCGAGATCGAAAGCGTATAATCGAGATGTAAGTATACGCAAAGCTATTCGCAAACGTCGTATTACTAAAGAAGTGTATTATGATGGCGTAGAGCATCCTTACTATGATAATCTGCATCAATATAGCAAGAATAAAATTCATTGTAGTTGTTGTATGTGCTCTAGTAAGACTCGCAATAAGGGTAAGCGCAGAAATCTTTCTGGTAACTATTACCCTAGTATCAATTATCGTATTAGCGATCTCCGCAAACAACAGTCTATGGATGCGGATGAATTAGATTATTCCTCTTGTTGATTTATAATAAAAAATATCATATAATATATATAGAAAGTAAGGAAAGACCTTATTATCCATATCAAGTAAGGAATATTTGCAATAAGTTAAAAATTATTGTATAATATTTATAGAAGTTGAGAGATTTATAAATCTCTCAATATGCGCCATTAGCTCAGTCGGTAGAGCAACTGACTTTTAATCAGTAGGTCCTCGGTTCGAGTCCGTGATGGCGTACCACCAGGCGCATCAGCTGTAATGATTCTGATGTAAGGGAAAGAGTACCTGCCCTGTTTGACTGGCGAAAGAAGGAGTTGACAGTAATCTGGAAACTGTCCGTGGTTGTTAGGGGAGCGACGTCATAGGTAAACCCGAGGGAGTAGGTCTGGATACTCTACTTAACGAAAGGCACAAGTCAGCCACCAGATATAAGGTCCGCTCGACGAATTGGTTAAGTCACCTGCCTTTCACGCAGGAGGTTATGGGTTCGAATCCCATGCGGATCACCATGCCAGAAGGCACAACGAAACAAAAACAAAGGGCGTGATTAACTTGAAGCATTTTGTGATGCTAAAGAAAGTCATTGCTGTTGGAGTATGCGTAGTGGGCGTGTTTACTTCATCGGCAGGCGCGGCGTATAGAAACAGTTCTGATATTAAATCTGAGCTGGACACCGCAATCAGTATGAAAAATGCAGCACATCAGATGGCTGATTGTGCACGACAACTTGGTGCAACTGAAGACAGTTACATTATTACAGAAGCCAAGTCGAAGTGGGACGAGCACAACCAGACAGTTGTTACTCTTACTCAAGAGTATAATGCGGCAGTTGAGGCTGAAAAGCAAAAGGCTGCAAAGAAGAAAGCAGAAGAAGCGAAAAATTCTAAGGGCACTTATCTGGGAACATTTCGCATTTCCCGATATTGTTCTTGCTCAATTTGTAATGGCGGATATTCAGGTACAGCGATCGGTACATCTGTAACCGCAGGTCGCACGATTGCAGTTGATCCATCTGTTATCCCGCTCGGCAGTCGGGTTTATATTGAAGGTATTGGCTGGCGAGTTGCAGAAGATACAGGTGGTGCAATTAGAGGTCAGAAGATTGACCTAGCAGTATCGAGTCATTCACAGGCATATGCTGAAGGTATTAGCTATGCAAAAGTATATGTAAAATAATAAAGGATCGCGGTTTCCTAACCGCGATATGCGCTAGTAGCTCAAATGGTAGAGTACCTGCCTTCCAAGCAGGGTGTTGCGAGTTCAAGCCTCGTCTGGCGCTCCAAATGCCAATCAATATAGTGGCGCATTCCCATCGTATTCCGGAAACGAGGGTGAGGCATTTCGCGCTGATAGCGAAAGTTGACTAAGCTATCTATGACTCTTGATGGGGAACAAGAGCATCGTCGTTCGCAGGCTCCGACGTAATATAGAGCGCCCCAGTTCCTCGTAAGAACTGGGTTATATAGGGTGGTCGGTTAAGTGGCAAACCAGTGGTCTCCAAAACCACGACTCTTGGTTCGAGTCCAAGTCATCCTGCCAGCATAAAATCCTATTTGAAAATGTATAAATATTATGATATAATATTTATACAAGATAAGGAAAGGAAGTTATGAAATATGTATTTTAACAAACCTACTCAGCTTATGTTCTGGGATTCTGATAGCGGTACTTATCTTGGTGGTATTGGCTATCGTGATGAAATCATTTGTGGTTGCTGCGGTGGAGTCTTCGAGGCATCTGAGATTATTCATGATGCAGTAAACGATGAAGTAGCTCCGTTTCTTGAACTGGCTTGGGTGGATATTAACGAAGCGATTGGTGCGGTATGAAATTTTATATTTCTTACTTCTATGCGGTAAGATTTATGAAACCCAATACGGTAGCATTATCAACCGCTATGTGGGACCCAAAGTGGTTCTATGACAAGTATCAAGGCAATGTTTATTTTGATAAACGAGGTGTCTTAAACGGTCTAAGGGCAGAACCGTTTGTTCCTAAGGATCATCAAGAGGGAGAAGGTTATTGCGGGCACTGTGACCATGATAATTCAAAATGCTTGTTTATGAAGCGATATAGAGAACAGTTAGATGCTCTTGATTTTGCTGATATAATGCGGCGTTTCGACAGTATGGCGCAGAGAGTAGTGACAAATGGAGAAGAACCAGAGATTGTTCTTCTTGTGCATGAAGCTCCAGATAATCCCTGCTCTGAAAGATGGGCATTGTTTGATTGGTTTCGACAGCATGGAATTGAGGTTAATGAATACCCTGTTCCCACTAAGAAGAAGCCTAAACAGAAATTTGATTTCTAATAAAAAATATTGTATAATATATATATAGAAAGTTGAGAGAGGTTGTTTATGAAACAGTTTGTAGTTGCTTGTGTCAGTATGTTTGATAACGAAATGATGATGAAGAAAGTGGAGGCTGAAGATTCTGCTGTTGCACTCAAGAAATATCTGACTGAACAAAGAGGCTATGACTTCTCTGATAACCCCAATCCCACTGTAGCCGAGATGCAGATTGTCGCTTTCAACAGCGATGATATTGTTGGTGTCTGTGAAATTTAAGTATTAAAAGCCAATGGCTAGACCACAGTAGTCTTAACCCTGTGGCTGCGCGAGTACGAGAGAGAAACGCGCCAGAGAAATGATTTCTTTCCTTTCGGTCGGTCGCCGAAAACCAAATAGACCGATAATGCCATGTAGCTCAGTTGGTAGAGCGCCCGGCCGTTAACCGGAGGGTCGTCAGTTCGAGTCTGACCGTGGCAGCCAGATGGTTGTTTCATCCAGTTATAAAATGAAAGTTCTCCTACTGGAACTGAAATAGGTAGCGTATGGAGAGATTGCCGAAGCATCAACAGATCCTCACTCCAATGAACGATATACTGAATTAAAGATGTTCTCTGAAATGCCTGTGGTTGGTCTTCCTAGACAGTGAACAGAATTAGACCAGAGTTGACTCGGGGCGATGGCTCCCCTCTCTGCGGAGAAATCCATCGTTATATGCGGGATTGGCGGAATGGTAGACGCGCTAGATTTAGGATCTAGTGTCTATGGCGTAAGGGTTCGAGTCCCTTATCCCGCACCACTTGGTCTTATACATGGCATTTTCGGTTAAACTAGATAGTTTGTTACTATCCTTGTGGCAATAGACCAATAGACAAATAAACTGAGGCAAAGGTAACCGATAAATGAAATATGGGTAGCATAAGAGTAATTAACTTATGAGATAATGTGCTCCTACACAAGCCATATTTTAATTTTATTACTAGGAGGTAATATAATATGGTAAAAATTAGAAAAAATGCGATTGATATGACTGGATAGCAATATTATAAATTAACTGCAATGTATCCTGTTTAGCATTCGCGGAATGGCTTAATTTGGCATTTTAAGTGCGAATGCGGTAATGAAGTAGATGTTCTTGGTGTTGCCGTTAGAAGAGGTAATACTAAATCATGTGGTTGCATTAATTCTCATTATGAGATGGAAATTGAATAGTTATTAAAAGATAATAATATCGAATATAAAACACAATATACTTTTAATGACCTTAAAATTGAGCGATGTTTAAGATTTGATTTCGCCATTCTAAAAGACAATTAGTTATTAGGACTAATTGAATATAACGGTAGATAGCATTATGAACCGGTATCCAAATTTGGCGGTGAAAAACGTCTTAAAGAGTATCAATTATCAGATAACAAAAAGTTAGATTATTGTTTGAAACATTCGATACCACTACTTGTCTTAAATAAAAATAATTATTCTGCTGAAACTATTTTACATTGGATTAACGAAATATATACAGAATAATTTATTCTATAAGTGGCTCTTAGGAGAGACTAAGGGAGTGATTGCCCATAGCAATCGTGAATACGCGCTTATGTTGGAATAGGTAGACAAGCAGGCTTGAGGTGCCTGTGATCGAGAGGTCGTGCGAGTTCAAATCTCGCTGGGCGCACCATTTGAAAATGTATAAATATTATGATATAATATTTATACAAGATAAGGAAAGACACATACAGCAATCTTCAATAATGTATTTAATTGCTTTTTAGAAAACACATTCTTTCGTGTCTTGCTAATATTGCCCCGTGGTGTAATGGTTAGCACAGCGGTCTCTAAAACCGTTTCCTTCTGCAGGAGTAAGTCTGGGTTCGAATCCCAGCGGGGCCGCCAGCAACATTTCTTGACATTTTTGAGCATTGTCGTTAAAGATACCTCAGCTTCAGCGGTATCCAGATACGAAGATTGTTGTGAGATAATGGTGTCATCCGCTCATTATCTTTTCTATGGGCTTGTAGCTCAGGTGGTTAGAGCGCACGCCTGATAAGCGTGAGGTCGGAGGTTCGAGTCCTCTCAAGCCCACCAGAGGGAAGTTTTTTGGTTC